AGCTGGTTCTGGAGAGGACGGTACTGAAGACGGTGAAGGTACTGATGCTGAATTTACTACGCTACTTGGTATGATATCAGACTCATCTGGTAATATTTATGCAACTGATTTTGTCGCACACTCAATTAGAAAAATCACGCCATCTGGTGAAGTAACCACTTTTGCTGGTTCAACTTCAGGTGCTTCTGGCTTTGGTAATGCTACCGGAACTGCCGCAACATTCAATAGCCCATCCGCAATAACTATTGACTCTTTAGGCAATCTTTACGTAGTTGATACAGGTAATAGTGCAATCAGAAAAATTACACCAGCTCGTGTTGTTAGTACTTTCAAAACTGACCCAATATTTGCAGATGTATACGGTATAACCATTAACTCCGATGACACATTTATTTATTTTACAAATACTTCTGGAACTCTTGATGATGTAAGAGAATTAAATATGGCTACTTTAGGCATATCTATTGTCTCAGGTACCTCAACTGGCTTAGGAGACCTAGGTGGAATAGCTATTAGCCCAGACGATTCAACACTCTATATTGTATCTTCTGGTAGCAATAGGATATTTAAAATACCAGCAACAGGAGGGTCTCTGGTTCTTGTTGCAGGTAATCCATCAAGTCCTTCACCAGGATATGCAAACGGAGTTTCTACCGTTGCAAGATTTAATAACCCAATAGGAATAAAAATTGACTCTAACGGAGACCTTTATGTAGCAGATTCATACAACCACGCAATTAGAAAAATATCATTTTACAACAATCCTACACAAACAATAGTTACTACCATAGCAGGTCTTGGTGGCACAGCAGGTCTTGTAGGAACAGGTGTCGAAATTGATGGAGTAGATTGGTCAGCAAGATTTAACGAACCAGTGGATATAGCTCTAGTACCAAATACTGACTTTGGTGGTTGGAACACTTTATATATAGCAGACCAAGCAAACAATTTAATTAGAGAGATAACAAATACCCCAGATAGCTTACAGTACAGTGATAAAACAACGTATCTAAATGGGAATCTTTCAGGACAATTATTTTATCCAAGATTAAGTAAAAACACACTTTGGTTCAAAGGTAACACAGAAACTAAAGAAAGGTTTATTATAGATTTATCAAAGCAAATAGACCCACAAGGAGATGATTTAATAGCTATAGCCTCAACTGTTAGATTTAGCTTGTTCAAAAGATGTACAGACTCCCAAGCTTTATTTTCCAAATTCGTGGATTTATCAAGCTCTGCTGGTCAAGGCACGTTTTTATTTGAAAGAAAAAACACAACAGATTTATTAATAACAGACTTACAAGGCACCTCTACACTTATACCTGGAGGATGGTTCGCAAATAGTAAGTATTTGATAGCTGTAGATACTCCACTAACAATACAGCTAAAAGAGCTAGAGTCAGGTGCTTGTGTAAACAGTAATGTAGTACCAGTGTGGGTAAATTCCCCAACAAAGGGTTGTTACACACTAACTAAAAGAGATATGGAATACAGTAGAATTTTTGTATCTTGGAGTAATTTAAAATTAAGTAAAAAAATATTATACACAGCAATATGTACTTTTGAAGAACCAGTAGCCCAGTCTTGTAAAGCAATACCTTACAAAACAGGAATACCAGCTTTTTGGGAAAGTGAACAAACATACCCAGACAATAATGAACTTTATAACTCAGCTAATCTTCTGATAAGCGAAGAAAGAATAGAAGGGGTATCTAGCAAATTAACTAACGAAACGATAACAGAGTTCAAAGAAGTTTTTACAGACGGTGTAGAGGATGGCAATTATATTTTTAAATCCGAACCTTGGCAAAACACAACAAAAGAAGTTGCTGATTTTACTTGTAGAAACATAAGACATTTTAAATTTCCAGACAATAAAGTAGCACCTTTTTTATATAATCAACAAAAATTACCATTTTCAGAATCTGTTATTTATCCGATGGGTATAACAATAGATGAAAATGTCATAAACACTTTTTTGGATATAGCTGTTGACAACAATCTTTTATCTCCAGAAGATAGAAAAAAAATAGTCAGCTACGAGATATTCAGAGGGGATATATCTTTAGACAGAAGTGTAATATCTTCAGGATTACTTTTTGATATGCGTAGGTATAATGAAAGAGGTAGACAGGTTTTCTACTCCAACTATCCATACAATACTTACTCTAAAGACGTATTGAACTTGGATAGTATTACAACCATAGATAGCGAAGGAGTAGTTTGGGGTAATTCAAACAGAAATTATACATTCCATTCTCCTGAAACAGATTATGGGAAACCTACGTTACCTTCTGAGATGTCTATTCAAGGCTATATGTTTGGAAACTCTAGTGGTTATTTTGACGAAGTAAGACAACACCCAAGATGGGTTATACTATCTGGCTCTGCTTATAATTTAGCCGCATCTTTAGCAACACTCGAAGTTATAGCTGAAATAGCAATGTCTGTAGCAGAATCTATATCAAACACAAACTGGGTAATAGGTTTCGCAAATACTGTTTTCCCAGGAGGTATAGTAGGAGCCGCACTTGTACTTGTTGCACAGACCGCAACCGCTATTGTTTATAAGTATGGAAGATATAGATATGAGTGGCTAAAAATATTTAGAGATTTAGGTGCCCCACAAAATTTTGCCTACTACTATTATTCAGAGGGTTTTTATAACTATATGAATACAGAAACAAAGAGAGGTTCTAATTTAAGAGCCTTAAACATTGCAAAATACCTAGGCGATGGAAGGTATAATGTAACAAATGAAGTTACTAGAGAAACTTTTAAGGTTAATAATATAGACAGAGAAAAGACAGTAATATTGTCAACAGGCAAGTCTCTAGTAAATTACCCAGATTATTACAAAACACATGACAAAAATAATTCTAGTTTAACCACAATGTTTTTGTCTAGTTTGAACTCAATAGGCAGAAGCCCTGAAATTGCAAAAGACATCGCATCCCCTTATGTAGCTTTAAAAAACTATTTACCATCTCAGTACAATACAATAAACTCTATAAAATGGCTTACCACATCTTTTGTAGGCTCTCTAACAAATATAAATGATAGTTGTGTAGAAGTACTACCTATTTTTGGTGGCGATACATTTATAACAAGACACAGTTTTAAAAGAAAGATACCACTGTTCTTAGTTACAGCTATGAAACAAGCTGATTTAACACCTTTTAACTATTTCTACTACAGCAATATAGGTAGAAACCCTAAGTACTATGTTAGCTACGAACAAAACAAAGATTTTAGCAGTAGTGGTAAAGCTTTCCCAGATATAAGCAGTGATTTTAGCTTTGATAACAGGACTAGTTCTGGTAACTACTTTGTGCCACCATCTAAGTTTTATTTGTACTACTATGGTGTACCAAACTTTTTAACAGAAACACGTATAAATACCAACTATAGATATTCCGGCAAAGAAAAAAGAGAAAGCTTTTACCCTGTTTGCGGAGATTTAGGAGAGTGGACACAAGAAAGTGTGGTACCAATAAGAGAACCAAACATCTTTAAATACAACACAGTATACTCAAAAAGCTCAACTTTTATAAGAAGTAGAACTTTAAGTCCTACCTATAATAAAGAGTTTGATGATTGCGTACAAGATATGCCAAATGGTATAATGGCTAGTTTAAGAGACAGTACAGAAAACTCGATATACGACCCATGGTTAATATATAGACCTTTAGACACGTTTGAGTTCCCCTCTAATTACGGGAAACTTAAAGACATAATAGATGTAGAAAGTGGAGCTATACTAACTAGATTTGACAACACTTCTGTATTGTATAATAAGATAGACACAAAAATAGATACCGGTTCAGCAATAACTGCAACAGTTTTAGGAGGAAATATGTTTTTCCAAAGAGCTAGCACATCTTTTGTTAATGCTAAGATAGGGTATGGTGGAACTCAAAATTTTGCAAGTATTTCTTGTGAAGCAGGTCATTTTTGGGTAGATGCAAAAAGAGGTCAAGTATTAATGGTACCACCAAACAGTGGCGGCATTCAAGAAATATCTACTTCAATTGGAAACAGACCTAGTGGAATGAGAAACTGGTTCAAAGAGCACTTACCTTTCAAGATACTAAAATCTATACCAAATGCAGATATAGACAATCCATATAATGGAGTTGGTATCACAATGGGGTGGGATAGTAGATACAGAAGAATCTTTATAACTAAAAAAGACTATATACCTAAACCTTGTGTAGAATTTGTGGAAGGCGTAGGATATGTATGTGTAGAAGTTACAGGCAGAGGCACACCAGAGCAAGAGACTGTAGTAACACCAGTAAGCGTGACGAACACTAACTACTTTGAGGATGTATCTTGGACTATAGCTTTTTCTTTGAATACAGGTTCATGGATGAGTTTTTACAGCTTTTACCCTAACTACTACATCAGTCACAATACTTACTTCCAAACAGGTAGGAATAACGCAGTAGACAGTTCAGAATTAGGCTTATGGTCTCACTTACTAACAAACAAATCATACCAAGTATTTTATGGTAAAAAGAAATCATTCACTGTTGAATATCCTATAAAAGCTGAGTATACGACAAAAAGGTTAAAAGGGATTAAGCTATGGACGGAAGCAAAAAGGTATAGTAATGATTACGATTTCTCTGTAACACCTGACTTAACATTTAATAAATCTCTGATTTACAACAATGTAGGATGCTCAGGTCAACTAATACTAGATATACAAAAGCCAAACTTAGCTAACACAAAAAACTATCCTAAAACAAATCAAAATAATACGCAAAACATATTGATTACCAATAAGGATAACTTCCAGTTTACTTATGATTATATCTTTAATAGGATTAAGTACAACACGACTAACATACCATTCTTACTTCAAGATAAGAACCAGATTGACAAGCAACCTAATCCAGCAGTAATTAAATTCTACGGTATTAACCCACTTAAAAAAATGGAAGGAGACTGGTTCTTAAACAGGTTGACTTATGATGCCGACAGTAGATTTAGTCTAACATTAAAGTTTGTGTTAAACGAATCTCAGAACACATAAAATTTAACTAATTTTGAAGTTACAATAATTTTTAGTAATTTTGCCTCTAATTTAATTTTTAGGGGCAAATTTTTTATATGGCTACAAGTAGATACAAAGAAAATTTAGAATTATTAAGAAAGCCGGAGGTACAAGCTATGCTACGTGTTATACGTAATGCAGAAGGTACAGACAATGATAGAGGTTATAACACAAGAGTAGGGTATACATATTTTAATAATTTAGACAAAAAACCAGGTAAAAAAGTTTGGATACCTTCTATTAAAGATTACTCATCAGCAGAAGGAGCGTATCAATTTTTAAATTCAACTTGGGAAGGGCTTTCTAGAGATTTAGGACTAAATGATTTTTCTAGGCAGTCTCAAGATATAGCTGCGGTAGAACTATTAAGAAAAAGTGGTTCACTAAAAAAACTTTTAGAGGGAGATTTTAACTCTGCCACACATTTAGCATCCCCAGTTTGGGCATCACTTCCAACTACATCAGGAAAAGGAGTTTATAGGAATCAAAAAGCTAAAAAGCTAGAGCATTTAAAAAATGTGTTTAAAGACACTTTAAAAAAACCTTATGATTTCAAAGATGCAGAAGAGGGCTATTATACAGAGGAACCTATAAAAGAAACTCAAAAATACCAAGAAGATGAACAACCTTTAGGTGACTACTACGTAGATAGCACAATAAGACTAAACGAAAACTCTGGGGAGTATATGTCAGCCAATGATTATTACGAAACAGAGGAGTCTAAAGAAGACAACGAAGGAAATGTTGCCAAACAAGAGTTAGCACAAGCCCAGCAAGAGAAGAACTTTATGGAGGACTTCCAAAGAACACAACAGCAACAACAAGAATTTGCACAAGGTCAAAACTATGCCGCACAACAATCCGGATATCAATTGTATATGCCGGAATTACCAGAAATTCAAGCACAACAAGCACCAAGCTATTTTGAAGAAGGTGGAGTTCAAGGTGGAATAGATTATACAAAGTTCAATAAAATCTTGAAAAGATTTGAAGAAGGAGGAGATTTTGTAGACACCTATTCAGATGTAGAGTTAGAGGCAGACACTGAGACAGAAGACGAAGGTAAACCTAAACCTGGAACTAAGAAGCCATTAATACCAAAGTTTGAATACAAGAAAAAAACGGTAGATGAAGTCATTAACCAAAATAAAGAGAATCTCTATAAAACTACAAAAAGAGATAACTTATCAAACTTAGAAGCCCCAGTAAAAAGAAACATAGAAGCCCAAGCAAAAAAGAAAGAGTATAAAGAAAAAACTACGTTAAACGATTTAGACCAGTACTCAAAAGAATTAGCAAGTAAAGCTACACTAGAAGATACAATAGAGAATAAAGACATTGACTTAGGTATAGGACTGTCTAACTACAAAACAGTCGCAGAAAGAAAAAAACTACAAAGCTTTTTAGTAGACCAAGGGTATAACTTAAACCCAGAAGGTAAGTTTGAAAATCAAGGTATTGATGGTAAGATTGGTAAAGTAACCTTAAAAGCAGTCCAAGAGTACAATAAGAACTTATCAAACCCAAACTACCATAGTTTTAAAGAAGGAGAAGGACTATTAGGACAGTGTACAGAAGGACAATGCTCTGAGTATGCTCAAAATGAGTTATTTAGAAATATTCAACCAAATGTATCTAGGCAAGAGTGGAATACTAAGACAGGACTTTATGGTAATGCTTGGGATATTGGTAAGAACATAACTACTAAAGGAGGTAAAGAAGTAGACAGAAAAACTGTAAAACCCGGAGACGTAGTTACTATGTATACTGGAGGTAGTAGTGCTTATCAAAGAGAGGCAGATGCAGCAGGTACAGGTACAACTCACGTAGGTATTGTAGATAAAGTAAACCCAGATGGTAGTTATTATATACTACATAATAACCACACTGGCTCAAAAGATAACTGGCAAGGTAGAGAATATAGAGAACTAGTAAAAAATAATACAACCGGCATTCATAATTTTACAGTAAAACACGCCTTTAGACCAAAATACGAAGCTGTAGAAAGTGGAGAAAAGAAGATTATTAGAGAAGACTTAGCTATAAGAATAGACCCTAAAAAATCAGCAATCCTCTCTTCTGGAGATTATAACAACCGCTTTACTTCTAAATCAGCAAAAGAGAAACTAGAAAACTACTATATAAAACCTTTGAATGATTCTAAAAATAAAAAAGCTTTATCAAAGGTATTCAATTTAGGAGATGACGAATACAACTCTTTAGCAAAAGCTTCTTTAGGTATTTTAGGTCAAGAGTCAGATTTTGGTACAAATGAGCTATATACTACGGGTACAAAAAGAGCAGTAGCCACAGGCTTTAAAGCTGTAGGATACAAAAAAGATGAAGTATCAAAAGGTGCAGGTCAAATGAAATACGAAACCAATTTTGGAAACGATGATTTGACAGAAATAGGAATCACAAAAGATAATTTCAATGATGAGGACAAAGTATCTTTAACTACAATGTATAAGGTTTCTAGGGATTATAAAAAATTCTTAAATAAAGGATTTAGTAAAAAAGATGCACTATACAGAGCTGTAACAAACTACAACAGCAGTATGGGTCGTGTAGTAAATGGTAAAAAAGTAGAAGATTGGGCAAAAACTTATGATGTAGATTATACTAATAAGGTACTTAACTTCTCTAATATTTTTGATGTATCAGACGGTAAAAAATCCTACAAAACAACTTCAGACAATTTACTACTAAATAAAAATGTTGCTAAGTGGAAATCTGAACTAAAAAAAGCAAAAAAACTTTAATTAAAACATAATGAAAAGGAGCCAAAAAAAGAAGCGTAACCTTATCAACAAAACAGGGTATACTCCTGGATATGATACAGAGAAAAATCCTGTAAACTATATACCAAGTGAGGATATAACCATGGCTAATACGCCTTACCCAGTATATGCCACTCCTTTAGACCAAAACGGTAATCCTATGGGAAATGGTCTGGTTATGCAACCTGGGGGGGAATATAAATTTAAAGGGGCATCTTATGTAGAGGAAATACCATTTTTCCAAGCAGGTGGTAAAAAAATATATGTAGAATCAGAAAATGACCCTAGATATACAGCTTATCAGGATAGTTTAAAGTTATATAATCATACATCATCAAGATTTAAAGAACCATGGGCATCAGATAAAAAATTTAAAAAAACAGTAAATTCTAATAAAAATTCTAAAGAATACAAAGAAGCTTTAAAAAAATATTATGATGAAGATGTAAAAAAATCAAACATAAAACCTACTAGTATAATTTTTTCTGATAGAAAAAAAGATACGTATATACCTGTATTTAAAAAACCACAACAACAACAAGTAATAGTAAAACCTGCTAATACAAGCTGGACACCTTTAACACCTGAAATAGCTAAAGGTAGATATGAAGGAGATTTAAAAAACATGTTTTATAGAAAAAACGAAAAACCAAGTAAATATGATATTGTTTATATTGAACCACCCCAAGTTTCTAGACAACCTATAAAATCAATACAAAACAATTTAAAACCAGAAGGTTTAATACAAAGTGATATAGAATTAAGTGCTGACATGTCAGGATTAAGACCTGTTGTAAGAATACCTGAATACTATGATGTAGAAGATATTGTAAACAATGGAAAGAGTCAAACTAATTATAAATGGTATCCTGAAAACAATGAATCATTAAGACAATTATCTGAAGAATCAGGAGATACAAGAAAGTTAATTCCTCGTTATCAAACAGGGGGTAAAAGTAAAATAAACCCCAGCTTAGAAAGACAGCTTTTAAGCAAGTACGTAGACCCAGTAACAAAAAGAGCTATGGAAAGAGCCAAGCAGAAAGGTATAAGAACTGGTATACACAATGGAGGATTAGATGCTATAAGACACTCTTCAAGTGCAGCTGCTACATCTTCTATATTACCTAGTTGGGCTAATGCTTTACCGGGGGGTTTATCTGCTAATATAGCAATGACCAATCTTGCAGGATTAGCACATGAAGTGAACTCACCTAATAGTTTTAAAGAACACGCATCTGATTTATATAATAATTTTGTGGGAAGTGTAGTAGGAACGCTTCCAATCACAGAAGAAAGTAAACACGACCTTCTAATAGAAGCCCAAAAAAACGGTATTTTATCAGACATGGGGAATAAAAGACCTTCAAACAGTAGACAAACAAGACCTTCAAACAGTAAACAAAATAATATGGACAATACAACAAATTCAGCCTTTAATAGAAACATAAGAGGCAAAAAGACTTTTAATCAATTTTTATTAGGGGATACACCAGAGTTTAGAAAAGGTGGACAAAAAAGTGACTGGATAAGTGATAAAATATCTACGTTAGTAAGAGAAGGCTATCCTCAAAAACAAGCTGTAGCTATTGCCTATAGTATGTATGAGAATGTACACGGTAACGGTGGTTATCAATTACCAAAATACCAATTAGCAGGAACCGCTGAGTTAGATGAGTATGGTCAACCATTACCTAAACCACAGCCTAATCCAACACCAATCATAAATAACCAAGCTAGTGGACAAAATACTTTTGCTCCAGGAAACGTTAATAGTTGGGATATAGATAACAACGGGGTACCTGATACAATACAAAAAACAGAAGGTAATCCTCTAGTTGAATCCAAGTCATTCGACAAAAATATATTTGGAGAAGAAGGAGCTAAGGAAAAAGAAAAATCAGATGTAGCTCCACTAGACGTAAAAGGAGAACAGCCATTCCAATTTTTTAATCCTTACTCTGGTTTTGATATACCAACAGCAGCAAGTACTTTAGGCTCGTCTATAGAAAGTGGGGATACCCTAGGTATAGTAGGCTCCGGATTAAAGTTAGCTACAGGCTTAGCCAGAAACTTTTTAGGAGGTATGGGTCAAGAAAGAAGAAAGAACTATATGACTCAACAATCTTACGAAAAACAAAGAGAGGGTATGACAGGAGAAGGCAGAGAAAAACCACTAGGTAGATTTGGAGGTTACTACCAAGAAGGAGGAATGCAACCAGGAATGGAAGAAGGTATGGAGCAACAAGGGCAAGAGCAGCAAATAATGGGAGAAGTAGCACAGATGTTACAACAAGGAGCCGACCCACAACAAGTTATTCAACAACTAGTTCAAATGGGAATACCAGAAGAACAAGCAGTTCAAATGGTTGAAGCTGTAATGCAAGAAATACAAGGCTCAACACCTCAATTAAAAAGAGGAGGTATGATGTACTATAAAGATGGTGGAGAAGATGAGGAGGATGAAGAAGGATATGGGTATGAATACGAGGAAGAGCCTAATTACATGATAAATAAGCCTAGTTTGATGGGCAAGCAACAAAATTTTACTCAGCGTGAATTAGCAACAAGCCCTGCTATTGAATCAGCAGTTGAAGCTACTTCTTCAACAAAAGAAGAGGAAACTCCAAGCTATGACAAAAATTCAGCTAGAGATACTTGGGTGGCTAAAACCGGAATGCCTTGGTCTGAAGCTAAAAGACTAGGTTATACTAGTGGTACTGCTAAGGATAATATGAAGCTTTTATCAGAGCTTAATGACCCAAGATTTAAAAAAGAATACCTAAGAAAATCATCACCGAAGGGTGAGAAGACATATAACGGGGGTCAACTAAAAGAAGTTGTAGTTACAAGACCTAAAAAAAATAACTATGTAGACCCTTATAAAGGGTGGTATAATGATAGTGAGGGTGATTTAAGAAATGCAAAAGGAGTAATGGTAGGACTAGACGGAAAACCATTAAACTTCCTAGAAAGAAACTTCTCGTCATCAATAACTCTACCACCACTTGATGACAGCGGAAGAAGAATGCCTAGGCTAAGAGCGAATGCTACAGCAGAAGAAGCAAACGCATACCATTTAGCACAATATAAAAATAAGATAAAAAGACAAAAAGAGTTGGAAGACGTATGGGGAAAAATACCTTCTAGCACACCATTTATAAAATACCAAGATGGTGGGGATTACGACACTTATGATGAAAAAAGCTTTAAGGATAATGATATGGTAAGACATTCAGGAGGAAACACTGGATTAACAAAATCTGAAGTGAACTCTTTAGCTAAACAATATAAGATGTCCCCACAAGAGTTTTTGAACATTATTAGCTACGGAAAGCCGGGAGAGGGTATGTCTACTAAACGTGAGTTATCTTTGGAAGGTTCAGATAAATACTTACCAACAAACTGGAGAGAAGAGTATAAAAAAACAAAACCTTCTTCTACAGGTTTCAGGGGTACTTTAAACAGAGGCTTAGACTACATAGGGGTAGAACCAATGTTTTATGACGGAGGATACTACCAAGATGGTGGAGAACAACAAATAGCCCAACAAGTAGCACAAGCTATGCAACAAGGTATGCAACCTCAAGAAGCTATGGCTATGTTAATGGAATCTGGAATGACTGAAGACCAAGCAATACAACTGGTTCAAGCTATTATGGAGCAGGTTCAACAACAAGGGCAACAAATGGAGGAAGGAACACCACAAATGAGAAGAGGTGGAGAAATGATTAAGCGTAAAGATGGTTCGTATTCAAGAAGAGGTCTTTGGGATAACATTAGAGATAATGCAGGTTCCGGAAAAGAACCAACTAAAGAAATGTTAGAACAAGAAAGAAAAATAAAAGCCAATAAAAAAGAAATGGGTGGCTATATGTACGCTGAAGGTGGTATAAATAACCCAGGATTTAAAGCTCTACCTAAAGAGGTACAGGCTAAAATTATGTCTAATATGTACCAAGAAGGAGGTATGGAGCCTGAAGCAGACCCAGCTCAAGAAATGATGCAACAGGTAGCACAAATGTTACAACAAGGAGCACAGCCAGAAGAGGTACTACAAATGTTGGTAGAAGCCGGTATTCCAGAAGACCAAGCAATACAACTGGTTCAAGCGGTAATGCAACAAATGCAAGCACCACAAGACACTCCTCAAATGAGAGATGGCGGTGGTATACCTGAAAGATATAAAAATGATGGTTTTACAAAAGTAGGAGTAAAAAGACAGTCTACAAGACCAGGTAAAAAATGGATGGTTCTTGCCAAAAAAGGAGACCAATACAAAGTAGTTCACGGTGGAGATAGCAAAATGAAAGATTTTTCTCAACACGGTTCAGAGGACAGGAAAAAGAATTTCTGGAACAGAATGGGAGGAAAAGATTCAGCTAAAGCAAACGACCCATTTAGCCCTTTATATTGGCACAAAAAGTTTGGCACTTGGCAAGAAGGTGGAGAAATGATGGAAGATGATATGGAAGAAGAAAACGAAGGTATGGAAAACGAATCTGCAATGTCAGAACAAATCGAAGACCAAGTAGAGCAAGCTTTAAAACAAGGAGCAGACCCTCAGCAAATATTACAACAGCTAGTTCAAATGGGAATGCCTGAAGAAGAAGCTATGCAAATGATACAAGAGATACTTCAAGAAATGCAAGGTGGTGAAGAAGAGGAAGAAGAAGGTACTCCACAAATGTCAAAAGGAGGCAAATACATGAGAGCTTTAGTAGGTAAGACTATTAAAAACTACACATATAATCCAAAAACAGACTCATATATAGTAAGCTATGAATAATAAAATAGAAATACCTAGAGAAGTATTTGAAAATATCTTCTTTTCAGAAGGGGGAACAAAAAAAGAATTAGCAAAGGAGCTTGCCGGTAATTACCAGGCTCCTTTGACTAAAGACAGATTGTATTTAGCTAACGCTGAAGTGGAAAAAAACGAGTATGTTTTTGACTCAAACGGTATTAGAAAGTTTGGTGGGAATACTCACGAAAAAGGTGGTACACCAGTCAAGCTAGAAGAGGGTGCAAGAATACTTAGTGACCACTTAAAAATTGGTGCCGATTTAGCCAAGCAGTTAACTAAAAGCTTAAAACTACCGTTTAGAGCTACAGACACTTATGCAAAAGCTCTGGATAGGTTTAACAATGCTTCAGACTTACCTAAACTAAACAAAGAGATAGAGAATCTTATCTTAAAAATGGATTTAGAAAAATCAAAAGATAAAACGACTTTTGCTATAAACAATCAATTTTTAAATAACACTTTGAACTCTAAAAACAAACAAAAACAACCATTAGAAAAAGAGATGGCTGGGTTTTTTGAGATGCTTTTTGAGGAACAAGAGATGTCTAAGAAAGAACAATCAGGAAGTAAGATGCAAATGGGCGGTAGCTATTTAGAAACAGCTTCTAGATATGGCATAGACCCAAAAAGAGCTAAGGAACTTTTATCAAGCTTACCACACTATCAAGATGCAGTAGCAGAATATACCGAAGAAGATAGAAGAAAAAGATTTAAGGATTTTGTTAAAAGTGCAGAAGCAGCCGGGTATGAAGGTGATGTAAACCCTAACGCCAAAGATTTAGGAAAAGAAGCTGGTAAGTTACAAGCATGGATGGTTAAAAATAGACCAGAAGAAGTAATAAAATACTTTACAGACTCTGGGCAACCACTTACAGCAAAGCACGTAGATATGCTAAAAAAGAATGCCCCATGGGTATTTGAAAACACTGGTATCTCTCCAGATAAAGATTCAGCTTCTTACACAAAAGAGGAAAAAGATAAGCTTAAACAGTCTTATCCATTAGGACAAACAGGAGAACCAGATGGAGCGATAAAAAAGGAAGACTATAACAATTTCTTATTAGAGGGCTTTAATGACGATAAATGGGATTGGAGATTTCCTACTTTAGCGGCTGGTGTTCCAAAAAAACCAGAATACAAAGCACCTATGCCAGTTGCCCCATTATATAAAGCACCAAATGTTACAAACCAAACTTTACCAGAGGAAGAAACTCCAGAACAATCTAATGTAGCAGCTGCCCCCGGTAAAAAAAATAGAAGAGGTCTTTTGCTATTACCAGACCAATCACCTATGTTGCCTAACTTGCTACCTAGCCTAAAAGTACAAAGAAGGTTTAGTAGAATTGGTTATAACGACATATCTCCAGAACAACAGCTAACAGAAATGAACCGTTCAGCAGCAGCTTCTAGACAGTCACTACAAGAACTAACACCACAGCAAAGAGCAGCAGCTGAAATAGGACTTACAGCTAATGAAAATATGATGTCTAATAAAGCAATAGCAGATGTAAACAGAGCAAATGCTGCCGCTAGAAACGCTGTTGATACTTATAATGCAAAAGTCTCAGATGCAGAAGAAAATGCTTCAGCAGGTGATGCTTTAAGCTATGAACAAAGAACTCAAACTGCTTTAGGCAATTACGACAAGGAGATTCAAGGATACTATGACAAGCTTGCATCAAACCAGATTAACAATTACAAGTACATAGAAGCTTTGAATAGATATAATGCCTTAAATCCAGATGTACAGTTTACGGGTGAGGGGTACGAAGTAAATAGAGATATAGGTTATGGTACTGGGAATGTACCCTATATAGAAAACCTTAATAAGGAAGATAAAAAAACCAAGACCAGTAAAAAAACTAAGACAGCCACAGCAAAATTTGGAGGTAGGTTTAAAAAATAATTTAATTAATTTGTAAAAAACAATTATAATTCGTAATTTTGCATAAATTTTAATACAATATGGCAAACGCATATACAGCCCCATTAACATACAGTCCTACGATATCCACAATGGATATAGCTCAACTTACGGGGCAAGTACAAACAGCCTTACAACAAAGGTTTGATGTAAATGTAGCCAAGGTTGATGACCTTATACAAAAAATTACAAGCGTACCTTTAGTTAGAGACCAAGATAAAAAGTATCTTGGGGATAGGCTAAACGGATTACTGTCAATGGTTGATGCTAATTCTAAAGTTGATATGACCAATAATAATGTAACTAGACAAATATCTAATTACATAAGTACTGCTATTGATGATAATGTAAAAACGCAAATAGGTAACTCTCAAAAAATACAAAGCTTTCAACAAGAAGCCGCAAGGATTAAAAAAGAAAAACCTGAGTTGTATAACGATGCAAACTATGCGTATGCTATGGATAAATCAGGGTATGCTGCTTACATGAATGGTGAGACCGATGATTTAGGAAATTTACAATATAAACCTTATTACGATGTCCCAAAAAACTTAAACGAACCATTAGATAAATGGGCTAAAGAAATGGGTTTTGAAAAGGTAGTAGACTCTAGTGTTGAAGGGGGCTATATTTATAAAACAGTAAAAGGAAAAACTCTATCTGAAGAACAAATAGCAAACTTTGTAGAAAACAGAATACTAACAGATTCTAATCTTAAACAGCAGTTAATGATAGATTCACATTACAAGTATAGGGGGGTTTCTGATGAAGCTTTATTAAGTAATTATAAAGAAGTAGTTAAACCTGTACTTGATAATATGAACATGCAGATGACTGAAATAGACTACCAAATAAAAAATACCAACCCAGATAATGCAGAAAGACTTCAAATACTAAATCAGAAAAAAGCCACTATTACTAAGAAAAAAGAGTTTACAGAAGCTCAAGCTAATGGTCAAGGTTATAATAGAGATAGTTTTTTATTTAACAACTATGTAAACAACCTAACCGAATCCTACAAGAAGACTTATAGCTACGCAGCAATTACAGATATCGATTTTAATGATATGTTTTTAGATGCAGCTAATAAAAAAGATGGAACTGGTACTTCAGGTGCAGGAGGTTTAGGTACACCAGGTTTACCAGCAGGCACCGCTTTTAAAAGAGACTTAACTCCAGAAGAGGCTAAAGCATACCAAGAGGGAGAAGAGAAAAAAGGTTCAGTTCTAAAAAGGTATAAAGATGGTAGACAACAAGCTTGGAATACATTACAAGGCACCATAAAACAACAACTAGCAAAAGAAGGAAAAGGCACATCTGCAAAAGATATTGAAAATTTTTATGTGGGTCTAAGAGAAGCATCTAAAACCGGTTTTGATGTCAATGCACAAGCTTACCCATCAGATGTTATTGACAATTACAAAAAAGTAGAGCAGTATAATAAGCAATCTTACCATTTATCTAAACAAGCAGAAGAGTACTATGGTAAAGATGTAAACGAGATATTTACCGGTCTTTTTGGTGGTAAAAATAAAGACCTAAACGTAGAAGGTTTATCTATAACTGCACCAAAAACTGCGGAGTTATTAAAAAAATATAAAGATGCTTCACAGGTTCCAGCTAGAGATAAAATATTAGCACAATATGAGATAGCCAAAAACATAAGAGAATATGTACTTGATGAAGATGAAGACAAAGAAAGAATGGACTTTTTTATCGGAAACTTCAGACAAAAAAATAAAATATCCGAAAAAGACTTAATTAAATACAAGCCTGTAGAAGAAGGTTTTTGGGACGGAGTTGGAAATACTTTGTCTGGGGCGTTTGGACTGACAATTGGTACAGCAGGCAGAGTTATAGGTACAACTTTGTTTGATTGGAGAGATAAAGCCCAAAGAGAGGGTGAGGCAGGAGTTAAGAAAGGTATAAAAGATAATTGGGAACAAATATTAAAAGGTAATAGACAAGGTGGTTTTGCAATAGACAAAATGTTAGCGACTGATTCAGACCTTAGACAAGTACAAGCTGATGATATAAAACTAGGTAAATCAGAAGGTGTATGGGATAGAGTGACAGCATCTAAAGATTCTGTAAAAGATAGATTTGATAAAATACTAAAACCTAATCTAGCTAACGCTCCTTACGAAACTTCTATAGTTTTAAATAAAGAAAGTAAAGTAGATAAAGCTTATATAGGTCAAATAGAAGCAGCTATTGTTGCAGCAGGCGGCTCTCCGGATAAAGATAACAACTTTATTACCATTAAAGGGATAAAAGATGGAGTAGCAACAGTTTCTTACACAGAGTTAGTACTTATACCTAAAGAAAAAGGCGGTCAAACAAAAGAGCAAGTACTTACTGAAAAACAGATACCTGTTAGCAATCTACCAGCACCTTTAATAAAAAGCTTAGGACAAGAAACAAATTGGGATTTTTCTTCTAGAAATCCCACACCAATGAAAACAACTTTTAGCTACAAGCCATTTAATGATTTGGATTCTAGATATGAGTTTACAAAAAAGTTTTTAGAAAATAACAATCTTTCTCAAGAGGAAGCAAGTTTTTACCAAAGCTCTAATTTTTCAGAATTTAAAACTAGAGAAGAATTTATAAATGAAGCCTCTAGGTATTTACCGGCAGAAGATGCAAAACTGTTTTATAATGACGTTTTAAATTCTAATTACTCAGTGGAGTTTGAAAAACCTAGAGGTGGAGGAGGTTTTATACCATATATTGTAAAAGATGGTAAGAAAGTGGCTCAAAAAGAACCCTTAGCTGTAGATTATAATACTTCTAATTTTAATAAGATAACAGCAGTTTTAATTAATAAATACATAGGAGACCAGATTTCAGAAATGAGAAAAAAGGCTTTGTATAAACAAACAATGTAAAATGCAAGAAGATAACATCTTAAACATAAAAGACCAAGAATTAGGGTTTATAGCCACTGATTTAAGAGATAAAAACTTAGAAAAAGCTTTATCAGTAGTAGCCCCAATTGATGGTATCATAAGTAATTTACAAATGGCAGGGAAAATACCTAAGCAAAAGTCTGTTATGGACTTTGTTATGGCAGATACCAACAAAGTTAAAATGGAGGGGTATTCTGATGTTAAATTTGAAGACTTATTCAAAGAATATTCTGATGGAGAATTTGTTGCTAGATACGAAAAACCATACTCTATAACAGCTACAGACCAAGAGGACTATGCTGCTAGTAAACAAACATCTGGGGAACTTTGGGGTAACGCTTTACCTAAATTTTGGGGTAAGTTGCTAACTAACACTGGTGGTCAACTTGGTGGTATAGCTTATGGGTTATTTGACTCTGCTCAGACAGGCAGTATGCAATCCTTATATGATAACAAGTTCATGGATTACGTGAATGATGTTAATACGTATATGGATAACAAGCTACCAACATATAAATCAAAAGCTGATAGAGAAGCTACCGGTATAGATTACCTTACTAATGCCACAACTTGGGCAGACGATTTCGCAAATGGTATGGCGTTTTTTGGAGGAGCTATTCTTTCAGAGGTTGCTTTGGAGTGGGCTACAGGTGGAGCAGCTATGTCAACCGCTGCCGCAAGATGGGGAGCAAAATTAGCTCAATCAGAAAGATTCTTAAACACACTGAATAAAGCTAGAACACTATCTAATCCAGCAGCTAAAGTTTTTGCTACAGGGCAATTAGAAACAAAGCTTGCTACAAATTTAGGAAGAGCAGGAGAGCTATTAAACACAGCAAGATTTACAGCTACTAGTGCAGGATTTGAGTCCGCATTTGAAGCAAACGCCTTCAAAAAAGAGATGGAAGAAGGTTACTACACAGATTTTGAAAGATTGAATGGTAGAATGCCAACAAGAGAAGAGGAAATGGAGTTTAGAAGGAATCTAAAAACAGCTTCTGATGGTGTTTTTGCAACTAATATGGCTATCGTTGGCTCATCTAACTTAGCTATTATGGGCAAGTGGTTTGATATAAAAAACCCATTATCGGCACCTGGAAAATGGATGGACTCAAAACTTTTTGGTGTAGGTTATAAAAAAGTAGGAGAAGAGTTTGTAGAGACTTCTGCAAACAAACTCCAAAAAGCTATAGGAAAAAGTTACTCATTTGCTAAACCTATGTTTACAGAGGGTATTTGGGAAGAAGGTATGCAATCTGTAGTTCAGAACACCGGTAAAAATTGGGTAGAAGCAAAGTATGACCCACAGTATACTAAAAATGGTTTAGGGCTAATTGATGCCTTTTCTGAGGGCTTGGCTAAAACCTATGGTACAGCTGAGGGATGGAAAGAAATACAAATGGGTATGCTCATTGGTTTAATAGGAGGAACTGCCGGTAATAAGATTGCCACTGGTAAATGGAACCCGGAATATAGCAGAGCAGTAGCTGAAAATAAACTTATTGTAGACACTCGAAATACATATTCAGGTACCAGAGTTGCCGAAACTATGGCTTATGGTAATAGGGTACAACAAGCACAAGCAAACTCTCAAAAAGCAGAAGCAGCCGGAGACTTTGTAGGGCAAGAGGTGTCTAGAAAAGATGCTGCATTAGCCCAATTAAATTTTGCATATAATCTAGGGTATATGGATGATGCTGTTTCAGATACTGTTACAGCTATCAAAAATATGGATAATGAAACTATAATGCAAGAGTACGGTGTAGATGAGAAAGGTGCAGATGAGTTGAAACAAAGTATGATAGAGGAGTATAAAACTACAGCAAATAACTATAAAAAGAATAGCGATTTTGCTAATTATTTTATAAACTCAAAACTATCAAAAGAGGAAAAGGCAGAACTTAAAGAGCACGATGTAACAGCTCTTAGAGAAGCTTTAGCTTACGAATTGACCATGGGTGCCGAAATGGATACTTTTTCTAGCAATATTCTACAAGCTATAAAAAATAAAGTTGGTACCACAATACTAGGTCAAGATATATCTGACACCCTAGATATTGAGCATGTATTATCAAAAGCCGGTAAAGATACAAAAAGACAAGTTGAAAAGAAAGTTTCTCAGATAACGAAATTAAAGTCTGAGATGATGTCTTTAGACGAACAATATAAAAAATTAGAAACCACTTTCTACAACTCTACTTCTGAAGAACAGAAGAAAAGCTTGCTAGGAAAGATGGATGCAATAACTTCCAAAAAAGCACAGCTAGAACAAGAAAGAACTAATCTAGCTAAAGAAACAGACATATTGTTTAGCACAGCTAAGCTAAGCAACCCTTTTAGTAAAGACGGTTCAAACGTAATTATTACAGCTGCTAAACTAGAAGTTTTACAAGAGCAATCTAAAGCTATAAAAGACTTAGTATCTTCTTATGAAAGAGTAAGCCCACAAGATGCCTTAGAGCTACAAAAATTAGTAGAGGAGTATACTAAATCACTGAGCTCTTTCCAAAGATACGCAGATTTAGCAAGACAAATCACAGACCCTAAATTAGGACTTAGAGGTAAAAGAAATTTTATATCTGAAATCAAAAGAGACAAATCTCCTAATGAGGCTACAATCGAAATGATTGAATCTTTGCTACCTAGAATGGTACAAGCTAAAAACCAAGTTGTTGAAGCTACTGTTGAGGGTAACAAAGCAGTACAAGATGTTACAGACAAAGGAGAAGAAGGTAAGGCACCTGAAGAAGTCAGAGAAACTCAAAAAGATGGGGATACTATACCTATGCCTACAGCTGAGGAAAAACAAGCCGCAAAAGAAGCAGAAAAGCAAAAAGTAAGAGACGAGTATGATGCCAAGATAGCAGGTTTACAAACAACAGCCGAAGAGGTAGTTGATGTAGAAGACAGCCCTAAACAAATAGCTAAGTTAAGAGAGCAAGAACAAAAAGAATTACTTGCAGCTATACCGGAGGCAAAAAATGCCCTGACAGATGGTAAAGTAGACAAAAACAAATTAACTAATCCAGAAGATATAGCTAAGTTTGAAGAAATCTATGATAGATATGACAAGCTAATAACACCGTTGTTAAAAGGTCAAGAAGGTGTTAATATAATATCTACTCCAGTAGCAGACATAGTAGCAGAGTTAAATAAACTAAACACATTAGAAGAAAAGTTAAATTGGTTAAAAGATAATAATTTACTCTCTTCAATAAATATCAATGGTAAAGATTACAATGTAGTTGATTACTCAGATAGAGTAATGGTAATGATGAAAATAGGTAAATACAATATACCTTTTTACATTAGTACTGGTCAAGCAGGTAAGAAAAGTGTAAAAGCAGGTAATTGGTATGCTGTTTTTGGTATCGGGGTAGAAGCTGGATGGATAAACAAAGGTTCAGAAGAGCAGATAAATAATAGTTATGGCTTTCAACTATTTGAAAAACTTTCTAAAATACTTAACGAAGGGATAGGGGGTATCGAAAGTAGAGAAGATAACGGTAATGGTAAACTAAAAGATGGTATAGGTTTTTTAAGTGATTCTAAAGAAGATTTAGAATCTTTTAATAACACAATGAATTTACCTACAAAACCTGCCGGTAAAAATACTGACTCAAATGAGTTTTACGCACATGTTAATAGTACTCTAGCTTTACTAAATGAAGAGTTATCAAAAATAGGTAACACACAACAAAAAGCAGACAACAGCAAGGAAATCAAAAAGCTTGAAAAAGAAAAACAAGCTAAGTTAGATGCTATTGATAAAAAATATCAAGACAAAACGCAAGAGCCGGTACAAGAGAAAAAGTCACTGATAGACTCTATAGTTGAAATGGTAAAAAACAGTCCATACTTACTAGAGAATTTTGGTGAAAATATCTTAGACTTAGTTCCTACTGAAGCCGAGATAGAAGAGTTTTATGACTTAGCGGCTAAAGCTATTGATGACCCACGTATTGATACGGAGTTAGTGGCTTTTAAAAACCCTTACGACTCTAAGAGATTTTCTCCTACAACAAGACCGTCTTTAACAAAGGCTGAAATAACTAGATTACAAGAGCTAAACCAAAAGATGGCTAACTGGCAGTTGATAGAAGGATACCAAAACGAAAACGGAGTATCTCTACAACAAATGATAACACAAGCTGTAGCAGTTAGACAAACAGTAGAGCCGATAATCAGAGAAAAACTTACAGACTCAGACTTAATAAACTTATCTGATAACGAGCCTCTAGAAGTAGACGGAGCCAGCGGTATTAGAAACGAACAGTACATACAAGTATACGAAAATGTATTTGTTAAAAAGAAAGGAAACTCTGTACAAATATCACATTTAACTCTTCCTGGACTTTTAGAAAGAATGGGAATAACCGGTGATATAGGTTATGTACAAACTAAATGGGAAAAAGGTAAAAATGTAGAAGTAAAAGGTTCAGCTAAAGTAATTACACCAGAAGAAGTAGAGGAAAACTCTTTACCTGGAGCTAACTTTATAGTTACACTTGCAGATGGAAGCAAAGTTAATTTAACAGTAGAAAGAAGTGGTGCTATATCTTTGAAAAGCGAAGACTTCCCTAAAGTTATGGCTGAAGCTAATATGAAGCATGTAGAAGGCACTCTAAATAGAAATGGGGGGTATTCTCCTGTTTATGATTTGGAGACCGGAGAGAAGCTAAAAACAGACTACAGAAACGCATCTGAATATTCTCCTAGAGAAATCTATAATATGGAGCCGGGGGAATCAGCAGAAGTTACTTTCAGCCTGGATATGAATGATGAGTATAATCTAAAACTTATCCAAAAATACGAAGAGGGCTTAGACGAAGGAAGGAATGTTGAGGAACTAGAAAAAGAACTTTTTGAAAACATAAAAGTAAACGTACTTGATACAGACGGTAGAAAACTTGGGGATTTAAAAGCAGCTTACGATATAGCAGGTATCCCAGGATACTTAGACTTGAGAAGAGAGGCTTTTGAGATATTCAAATCAAGAATGGAGTCTGGTATTATGGGTGTAGCTTCACTATCAAAAACAAGTTACATAAAACATATATTTTTAGGCTCTCCTAATTTTACTTTTGAAAATGGAGCTATAAAAATGTTTGACATTATACCGGAGCAAGTTATAGACTACGGTTATATTGAAGACGGTAAACTAGTTCTAAAAAACAATACAAAAGGGGTAAGAGAAGATTTTATAAAAGGATTACTAGGAAGAACAAACCAACCAGTGGTTGTAGTTAAACAAGGCAAGTACTTGATAGCTTTCCCAGTAGCTTTAAAAGAATCCGAAGCTAACTTATCTGACCAAGTTACTGACATATTCACAGACTCTAAAAATAGAGCTGAAGCAGCTATAAAACTTAATCAGCTATTAGCAGACAACGGTTTTTCTCCAGCAGCTTACAATTTGTTTTATATGGACGAAAGTAACCAAAACATATTAGATTCTGAAGGATTCCCTACAAAAGATTTACTAAAAGCTATAGATGACTTAGCCAGTGTTACAAACGTAAGTAGTGTTAAAGATTGGATGTTACCTGAGCACACAACTACTGACTTAGCCAATGAGGCTAGTATAGGCTTAGATATGGCTAACAACATGTTCTCTTCACCAAAACCTATCATAGAGTTAGATGAATTAAAAGAGGGAGTAAAAGATTGGTATACAGAAGCTGAGAGAGAAGGGGATGTTAGTGAAGAGAAAGCTCTAGAGATAGCTACTAAAATATTTTTAAGAAAGAAGATATCTTTACAGGAAGCTCAATTTGTACAAAGCGATAGAGTTACAGAAGCATTGGACAGACTGTATGAGCTAAACAACCAATCTCAAAAAGATGTAGACAGCGAAAAAAATAAACCTTGCGAATAAAAAAAGTTAACAAATTTGTTTTTTATAAAATAAATTCTTAATTTTGCATAAAAATAAATCAAAACAATGAGCTTAAAATGTAGAGTTTTCAGAGATGAAAAAGGTCAGATAGATTTTGTTAATGCCGAGAACGGTAACAGAAGTAAACTTTTTGACAATCTAGTAAATATAACAGGCGGTAATAGAAATACCGCCTTAAACATTTATGCCCTAACCGAAGTTGAAGAGTTAAAAGATGCTATGGCGGCTAAATTAAACGCATTTAAAGAGCGTTTTAAAAACATAGTAAAAGTAGCTCCAGCAGATGCAAGATTTTCTATAGTGGGGTTAAAAGGAGCACAAAATTTAGATACTATTTCAGGTAGTACTGTAATAGTAGACAATTTAGAGGTGGCTATAGAAATGGAGAGGAGCAATGAAACGCCTCTTAAAATAAAAATAGCTACCGGATGGCAAAGAGGTGCTGATAATCAATGGAAGTATGAATTAGATAGTTCAAAAGCCTCTTTGAATCTAAACATAGATTCTATTAACAAGCTTGGTAAAAAATACAGTTTAAAAAGTATACTAAATTACCCGGAGTTATTCAAAGCGTACCCAGAATTGAACGATGTTAAAATATCTGTATCTAAAAAAGGAGGTACTACCACAGAGGGATTCTTTGACGGTAGCCAAATTGTATTGGGTATAGAAAGTAATAAACTAAAGGATTTTTTTGAAGCTAAAAGCAAAGCTGAGGAGTTTAAAAAATTAGACCCTGAAGTCATAAGAGTGGTAAAAAAGTTTATAGAAATAGATGCCTATGAGGATTCTCTTAGAGATGCCGGGATGTCTTATTCAGATGCCTATCGTAAAGCCTACGAAAAATATACAAGAGAAGAAAGAGATGCAGACTTAGAAATACTTAATAAGTTTGGTTATGCAAACGTGAATAAGACGACTTATGGCTCTGATTTTTTAACTTATAATGATAAATTTTCGGAATTAGTAAGAAATTTTAAAAGGGGTTCAGATGAAGCATTACAAAAATCAGATTTTAATAACTTAAACGCTGTATTGTTACCCGTAACCCTACACGAAATACAGCACTGGATTCAACAAAAAGAAGGCTTTGCAAGAGGGTCAAACACTGTTGCGATATACTCTTATTTAACACAAGAGCAACAAAATGAGTATAAAAACTTATCTGAAGAAAAGAAAAAAGCCCAAGAAAAATTAACAAAAGAGGGCAAAAAATGGTATGATGCACCTTCTGAAATTAGAGACATTATATTTGCACCTTCGGATTATTTATATAAAAAATACCGTTCTGCTATGGGGGAGGAAGAAGCTAGAAACGTAGAAAAACGTTTAAAGATGACTCCTAAAGAAAGACTGTATTCTTTGCTACAAGACACAGAGGAGAATGCTAGAGAAAATCAAATATTTATTCCTCAGAACAGAACATCTTTTAATCAAATAGAATCAAATCAAAAAGAAGTATTAGACCAAGTTACAGACCGTTTAGAACAATCCGGTCTAGCTAATAATGTCTATAAAATGACTAATGCCGAGATAGAAGCAAAGTTAATAGAACTTGGCATAAGCCCAGAGACAGCCAAAAGTGTAGTGGCTTATCATGGTTCACCTTATTCTTTTGACCGTTTTACCACTGAAAAAATGGGTACTGGAGAAGGTAATCAAGCATTTGGATGGGGATTATATTTTACTGATTTAGAAGATATTGCAAAAGAATATGCAACAAGACTAGCAGAAGTCCAAACCGACTATGTTTTGAGAAATAGATTTTATGGGTCTACTGAAAATATATCTTATACTGATTTAGAAAGTTTTGAAGAATTTAAAGAAATAGGAAACAATTTTTACAAAAACCAAATAAAATTATTAGAAAAAGAGTATTTAGATACTAAAGACAACTATTATAAAGAAGCTTTAGAAAAAGTAAATGAAGAAAAGGCTGTCTTTGATAACATAACTTTTAATAAACCTTCAAAAAATATATACAAAGTATCTTTACAAAAAGGAAAAGAAGTAGGAGAGTATAATTGGTTAGAGTGGGACAAGCCTGTAAGTAAAGGGGTAATTAAAACACTGTCTGAAAAAAATAAACAAATAGCAGAAGTTTTAGATATGTGGGTTAACGAGGGTATTATACCTGCATCTGTTAGCGACAAAGTTTTAGATGGAGCAAATTTATACAGATATTTAAGTGGATATTTTGAAGGGCAAAAAGAAGCTTCATTATTTTTATTAGAGTCAGGTATTGACGGAATAAAATACCCTGCTGAAAGTATTGCTCGTGGAGCAACTTCAGACACAGCAAGAGGGTTTAACTATGTAGTATTTGATGAAAATGATGTAACAATAGATGAGCAAATACAATTTTCAAAACAGTTAGCAAGAAGGGATACAAGATTAAAAGTAATAAAAGAGGCTCTAAAAATAGAGGCTTATACCCCAGAGGTAGAAGTAGCCAATTACTTTTTATCCGGAGGAAGAGTATCTGAAGAATCTATAAAAAAGCTATACAGAAATAGTAAGGGGGAAGTAAAAGCAAGAATGAGCTTAATAAGTAAAACTGCCCCGTCTATAAACCAAATAGCTCAGAGTCTTTGGGAAAATTCTGAAATCAGAGATGATAATGGAGATTCTACTTATACAGACCAAGACTATGTTAATTTTATAGAGGAGTTACTAACCAATAACAATACAAGAAAAAGTATAGCAGAGGAAGTATTAAGACCTTACCAAATAGAAAACAATATCCCAGAAGAGGATTATCTTTACTTGTTATCTGATGAGTACATTGAAAGTCAGATATTAGAAAGAGAAGAATTTGAAAGGCTAAGTTACAATGGTGTACAGTTAACCACAGCTGGATTTACCTACAAAGGAGATGTGTATTTAAACACAGATGCTATGCGATTAGATACCCCTATTCACGAATTTGGGCATTTACATCTAGATTGGCTAAAAGAAAATAGAACTGACTTATACCAAGCCGGACTATCTCTTATTGGTAAAAATAAAGAAGAGGCTCAACAGTATATTGATATTGTAAAAGAAACTCAACCTGATTTAGAAGAGGGCTCAGAAAAATTTAACAATGAGGTACTAGCACAAGTGATTGGAGACCAAGGTGCTAAATTAGTTAATTCTAAAAAAGAAGACAGTATAGCAGATTGGTTAAAAAGTGTTTGGGAGTCTATCAAAGATATCTTAGGATTGACTAGTTACACAGCAGACGAAGTAGCTAATATGACATTGGCTGATTTCGGAACAGCTTCGGCTACAGAGATGTTATCCGGGAATAGGATAACAAGAAATATGGGTGAAAATAACGCTTACCTAAGATATAAATATGATACTAACCAAGTAGCTAGAGAAAGATTTGATATACCAAACTTAACTAAAATATCTTCAGGCTCTGATAGAGTCGTATTTGACTTAGGAGAAGGTAAAGTTCTAAAAGTGGCTAATACAGCTAGGGGTCTTGCACAAAATATGCAAGAGGGAGACTCTGATTTAATATCTAAGGGGTTACTTCCACAAGTTTATGAAACAGGATTGAACTATGTAGTGGTTGAAAAACTAGAAGTGCTCGAAAATAAAGCAAAAGTACCTGTTTACGATATCAATACTGGAAAGCAGTACGATACTGAAGATGCAGATGTTATGATACAAGAGCTGACACCTTATGGGCAAGCTGATTTTGATACTAGAAATCCAGACTTAATAGAGGTACTTAAAAGCTATGGATTACAAGATTTTCTAGATTATGATATAATCTATGGAGATTTAACAAATATAGCAAATTGGGGTATAAAAGAGGGTAAACCTGTACATTTAGATGCCGGCACTTTTGGAGGAATGTATATGATAAGAGCCTATGCTAGAAGAAAGGATTTATCTTTTGAAGACTTCAAAAAAGTTTACGAAAAAACCCAAGAAGCAAAAGCCAAGTTTGGAGATACAGACCCAAACATAAACTTTTCTATTGTTTCAGGGAATAAATTATTTAATGAGCCTTTAGAAGAAGCATCTATCATAGCAGATGAATACATGGCTGATAAAAAAATGAGTACTGCACCTATCCAAAAAATAACAAAATTGGATAAAGAAAACAGTAAAAGAATAGCTCAAGAGTTTGATAAAATGCAAGCTACACCTAATGACCCTCAAACTAAAGCCGCATATAATGCAATGGTAGAAGAGACATTAGAGCAATACGAAAAAATACTAAGCAAAGGTTACAAAGTAGAAATAAACAATTTAGAACCTTATGACAGTTCTGCTGATATGATTTCAGACTTACGTGACAACAAACGTATGAAAATCTTTTCTACAGAATCCGGTTTTGGTGATGAGGCAATAACAGATAAACAAAGAGAGGATAATCTTTTGTTACAAGAAACTAAGTACAAAGATGTTAATGGATTACCTTTATTAGCCAATGATGTATTCCGATTTGTGCACGACTTTTTTGGACACGCTAAGTTTGGGAATGGTTTTGGAGCAATTGGAGAAGAGAATGCTTGGAACATTCATGCAAGAATGTATTCTCCACTAGCTAGAAGAGCTATGACTACAGAAACAAGAGGTCAAAATTCATGGGTAAATTTCTCAGGGGTAAATGACGAAGCTTTCAAAAAAAGAGATAAAGCTAGAGTTTTAAGACAAGAAGGTAAACTAGAAGAAGCCAAAAAGTTAACTGAGGAAGTTTATGAAGAGATGTCTTTTGCAGAACAAAAAGTGGGACTTTTACCAGAGTGGGTGTCTATGCCAAAAACAGAAAACATAACTTCTGAGAACTCTTCTAATTATGCAAACTTGACAGAAGATGGACAAGGAAATTTTGTTTTCTACCATGTAGGTACAAGTGGCTATGAGGTGATAAAAAGAACTTCTGGAGACACTACAGCAACTTCTAGAGAAGAAGCTCAAGCTTTAGCAAAAGTAGGAGGACTTGCTATGTACTATTCTAGACCAGAGGACAGTGAAACCATGATTAGAGGAGAGTCTAAATACATGGTAAAAATACCTATGGATAAAGTTTATGACTTTAATACAGATAGCTTGAACCTTATTGAAAAAGCAAGAGAACTCCATTCTAAAGAGTATCCAGGAAAAGCCTTTGACCCAAATACCCAAGTTGCTTATGTTACAAAAGTAGCAGCAGATTTTGGATATGAGATGGTTGTAGCAGAATGGCAAAACAGAACTAGAGCTCAAAGTATTAAAGAACACAAGCCTAATGATACGCAAGTATCTGAGGGGGCAACTGTAAAAAAACCTTTTCAAGAAAATTATGATAGCAATTCATCAAAAGGTTACAAATCTATAATACCAGTTCCTAAAAACGAAAAACTAAAACAACTATATCTAGACTTAAATAACTATAGAAATAGAGAGAATAGATATGATAGTGTATACAGCTTAAACGAGAATTATACCAAACTGAGCCAAGAAGAGATTTCAGATATAATAAATAACTCTGATTTACCTCAGGAGTATAAGAGCACATATAGTAGTATCGTAAATTCTCCAGAAGGTAAAAGGATGTCAGTATTAAATACACCAACCACACCTACTGTAACCAGACAGCCCTCCTTAGAGTTAAACGGTACTAAAATATTTGCAAAGGATAGAGTTAATCCGATAACCGGAGAGAAACTTGAGGGCGTTGAGTGGGAACTTATAGAGTCTACTGAAAGAGGTCAAGGTAATGCAAGGAAAGCTGCGGAGTTGTTCTTAAATGGAACCGATGCACAAGGAAAAGATGTTTACTTGATGGTAAGCCCAAGAGACACCACCACTAAGCCTGAAAGACTTGAGTCTTTTTATACTTCTTTAGGATTTGAAAAAACTTCCGATTTTGAGATGGTAAGAAAAGCTAGACCAGTTTCTTTAAAAGATACGGACTCTAACGGAGAGCCCTCTATAAAAACTCTGATGGATTTTTCAAACTCTAAAGTTAAACCTTTAGGTTTAGAAGGATTAAAAGCTGCAAAGAACGCAGCAATGGCTTTAAAAGTGAAAAGTTCAAAAGAGTTAGTTGAAAAAATGGAGAAAGCTTTGATGAAGAATGGTATTGTACTGTTTGATAAGCTATCTTTACAAAGAAGTAAACTGTACAACATTTTTGAAATAAACACTATACTTAGTTCACCTAAGTTACAAAAGCAAATAAAAGAAAGCTTACTATCTCTAAGAAACAGTGAGCCATTTGAATTAGATTACGATGAAAACTTTATTATACCACAAGGTAGAGAAGTAAACCAGTTCGGAAAGCAAGAGGTTACTAATCCTAGTATTGTAGAAAAAGACTTAGTAGAAAGTGTAGCCGGGTTAGAAGAGTCAGAAATTGACGAAGCTTTACCAACAACTTTCTCTAACAAATACTATACAGACCCTAACTTCAAAGAAACAGTAGATTCTATTGCTAGAGACCACAAAAAGGCTCCAATAAAAACTGTAGTGGATGGGGAGTTGGTGGACAAAACAGAAGATGTCGAAGGTATGCTATTAAATACAATGACTGATGATTTAGACATTTCTATTACTGAAGATATTGCGTTTTTGAGACAAGGTATTGACAAAGAGATATTCAATAGTGATTTAAAAAATGTATCAAAAGTCCTTAATAAGATTAAGAAAAATGTTCAGGTAAATGGTATTGATTTAAGAAACTTCCCTACCCTAGCTTTAGAGTTATCAAGAGACGAGGTACTAGGATTTTTAGATTCTATGGAGGATGTTATAGAAGACCCTAGTAACCCAGAAAACATGATTGAGTTCACTGAAAGATATTACAAGATACTCGGTGATAAAGAAGCTAAAACAGAAGTTATAAAAACTAATAGTGAAAATGATGTAGTTGTTGAAGAGCCTTTATCTGAATACGAGATGTTTTCTGAGTTCGGATTAATTAAGAAGGATGATGGTATCTATAGAAAGGTAAAAGAACAGTCTTTGGACAGCTTGTACGAAAGCTTTTTTGAATACAAAAATTTACTACCGGAAGGTATAGATACACTTGAAGCTTTAAAACTATATGTAGAGAGAAATGCAAGTTTACTAGAAGTTTCTGATTACGAAGTTGATGTTGATAACTTGGAGAAAATATTCCTTTACAAAAAGTTTTTTGATTTCCCGATGTCTACACAAAGACCTACTGTTAAAGTTGATAATTTCAATAAGATAACTAATTCAGAGGAGTACTTGACAGATGAGTTCTTGAAAGATTTCAACAAGTGGATACTGACAACATCTAACCCGTACTTTAAAGTGACTGGTAAAGGTATAGAATTGGTAAACAGCGATGAAATGTCTAAGTCTGAAGCTGTTGATAGTGTACCAGAAAGATTCAAACAAGAGCTGGCAGAATACAACATCATATCAGACAGTTTGAACCTGGAGATGCCTTTGTTAGAAGAGAAGCCAGAAGATATAAATACTCAATTAGAACAAAGACAAAAAGCGGTTAATAACCCAGATAGAGTCAAAAAAGTATCAGGGCAATACACCTACTTAAAAGACGGAGTTTTAGCTGTAAAAAATGAAAGTGAGACTTTTGTAAAGACACCAATAGGAGTTTTTGAAAAGATATTTGAGTTCGAGAATATAAAATTCTACGGTAAGTTAGATACAGATAAGAGAACAGGATATAAGAAAGTAAATGTGGAAGCACCTTTCTCAGACATAAGTTTTCAAGAATACATGTACTTGGCAAATGCACCGGAAGCTTTTAAAACTTCTAAAAATTATTACTCTAAGAAAGAGTTGGATGACATAAACGAAGAATACTTCGGATGTCAATAAAAAGAAAGGCTACTGAAAAGTAGCCTAACTTTTTTAATCTATTTGCGTAATTCAAAAAAAAATATTAATTTTGCACAAAACAAATAAAAAAGATGACTTGTACAATAAAATTTAATAAAACCGGGGGAATAGATAATGTACTTACGCCTAATGGCACAGAAAGTAGATTGTTTAAACAAATTGCCAGACTGCCTCATACCAGCTCCCTGGAAGAAGCCCTAGAGACTTTTAAAAATGTCTATTCAGATAAGATAAACTTATCTAATCAGGAAGTGGAGCCAAACTTATCTTTTAAGTCAGATAAAGGAAACACATTCAACTCTTTCAAAGAGGCATTGAAAGACTCTACAGGTGGGGAGATTGAAGTGGGAATACCGGTTAATGACACATTTACAGTATTACAAAAAATATCTTCAAACACAAACACAGAAACATACGAAGGTTTTATAAACAGCCTTATCAAAGAGGATATGTTGTCTGATGAAAAAATAATAGAATCAGGAAAGAATTACCATAAGGCAGAGGGAACCAACCAAATCTTACAATTAGCTAATGAGCAAATCATAAAAGATGAAGCTATAATTCGTTTAGGAAAAAGCAACACAAAAATATTCAAAGACGGTAGAATAGAGCTAAAAGACGGTAAAAACAAAATTGAGTCTAACGGTAAGACAGCTACAACTGAAGAGATTGCAAAAGCTTCTATGGAAGATTTAAAGTCAAAGTTTGGGGAAGCTCAAGGAAAGTCTTTATTTTTGAATAAGTTAGTTAGAGAAGTTTTACCTTCGGGGCTAAGTGGGGAAACCATAGATACTAATGAAGAATCATTAAAAATGAGATTGATGGACTTACTTAACGCAATGGGCGTTAGTGTAATGTCTATAGACGAATACGTAAAAAACTACGAAATAAGAAATGGGATTTCTCCGGATGCTAAAACGCTATTAGACATATCACAACAAGTGATAGCGTACAGAGATGGAGAGATATCCACAGACGGTTTACTAGAAGAGACATCTCACTTTATAGTTGAAACTTGGGATGATGCTGATATTGAAAATATTCTTAGAAACATACACAAAACACAAACTTACCAAGAGTTATCACAGAATTACAGAGAGGTTTATATTTCTGAGAATCCTGCTATGTCATCTGAGCAAATAGAGAACCTATTAAGAAGAGAGATATTAGGAAAAGAACTAGCCAAAGCCTTACAAAACAGATTTAGTACAGAAGGTAAAACAGAAATACAAACTAATATCTTAGCTAGGATTTTTGAGCTATTTAAAAACTTTTTTGATAGTATAATTTCTGAACAAAGCTTCTATGACGATATAGCAAAGCTTACTGATAAAGTAGAAGATTTAATTATAACCAAAAACGTAAACCAGTATCTAAAATTAGAAAAAGCTAAAGAGAAAAAGTTTAGAATGTATCAATTGAATCCAAGCGGAGACCCAGCTTTAGATGCTAAATCGGCTGTTTCAAAACAATTGGTTATGTCTTTGATTGAGCAAGAAAAAAATCTAAGAAAAGCAGGTAGAGGTTCTAGAGCCACAATTCAAAAACTTAACGATATCCTGGACAAAGAGCTTACAAAGAGTTCCGCTTTAGACCTAATTTCTCTAGCAAAAAGCCAAGCTAGATACGTAGGGTTTGCTATTGACAACGCAAATAAAAAAGGTAAAACTTTGTCTAATGAAGAGGGCATTGTACTTCGTAGTTTAAAGGATGAAATTAGCCCATTACTGAGCAAGCTTAGGGTAATAGTACAAAATGACCCAAGCTTAAAAACTTTGATTCCAGATTTAGAAAGTGTAGAGACTTCTATATCAGCAGTTACAGCAAAAGTACAACTTACGGAAACTAAGATTATAGATGAAATCGTAAACAGGTTAATGGTAAGACACAACCTAAGTGATGATTTAAGACCTGAGTTAGAGAAAGCTATAGATGTAGCTATGAGAGATACTCAAATGGTTTACGCTCTATTTGGACAGCTTTCACACGCAAATGACCCCATACTAAATATGTTGAGTACTGTAATTTCTGATATGAACAGAGATGCAGAATTAACATACATAAACAGAACTAAAGCCTTTCAAATGAAGGTTAGAGAGTTAGGTTTTACTGAAAAAGACTTAACCAAGTTTTTTGATGAAGATGGCTATATTGTAAGTATGTACGACTGGTCTAAATTTGAGAAAGATATACTTAATATAAAAGTAGAAAACTTCAAAAAATATAGCGGTCACAATATGACTGATGCAGAAATAATTGAAGGGCTTAATACAAATAGTTTACCTAAAATAAAAGATGCGGCAGATGGTGGCAATGAGTTTTTATACAAACAAGAAGTAAGCAAAGCTGTAAACTCTATCGTAGAGAGAAGCTTTACAGATGAGTACTACCAAGAAAGAGAAGACCGTTATACTAGACTAGGTATTTCTGAAACAACAAAAACAGAGCTAAGCCTTTTATCTATGGATTTAGGGGAGCTTATGGCTAGGGTTAAAACAGAAAAAGGATTACCAAGATACACATTACAAGATAAACACGAATTAGATGGTTTTAATCTAAAAAGAAAGCAACTAAAATCTTTTTTTGAAAATGACGGTACTCTAAGAAGTGGGATTAAAAAAGTAAATTTTCCTTCTAATGAAACACTAGAAGTAAACGGTACTTACTATGAATTAGCTAATCCAAACGACCCAGATTCAAGAACTGCTTTTGAAATAACTAAACTAGACCTTGATGTATTAGCACAAAAGAAAAGAGAGGCTGAGCTGTCTGGTCAAAAAATTGATGTAGATAAATTAGCACCGAAGTTCTTAGAAGAGCTTAGTAGAATAGAAACGGAAGAAGGTAGAGAGGCAGCTGTTGAGTTCTTCTTGTTGAACTCCACTGTAGGTTTCTCAAATGATTTTTGGAACAGCTTTAATTCTTCTGAAACATTGATGACAGAGCTTGATTTGTATGAACAAGACCCGGAAGCAGATGAGTTAACAATACTAAAAATAAACGAATACAAAGAAAGCTTAGATAAAAGAAAAGCTATACTAAAAAAGTTCCAGGACTCTAGAAACTATACTAATATTTTGGCAGACGAAATGTCGGATGATATTAGAAAAAATGTGTTAGATTTATCAGAAAGGATTGATGAGTTGTATTCTGAATTATACAAAACTTTTCAAAAGAGTACTATAAGTGAAATGGGTGAAGAAGCTGAAAAAGTTTCAGAAGTAACCCCAAACCAAGCTTACTACGATTCTTTAAAAGACAAAGGTATAACAGAGACTTCTGACAAAATAGATTTTGCATTAAAAAACATGACTCTTACCAATAGAAGAAGAGTAGAAAGATTAAGAGATGCACTAGAAAACTTTACCAAAAATAGACCTATAACTGCCGCAAGCAAAAAGTTAATAGAGAACATAGTAGGTAGAGAAGATATCTTAAAAGAAGAGGTAGAAGACATTGTTTTAAAATACGCAGAGTCAAAAATAGCAATGTACTACAAAGCTTTTGCTCCAGTAGGATTGTCTGAGTTTTACACGAACCTAAAAGAGGGCAACGGTAATGTTTTTGGATTAGTTAATTCTTTGAATAATAGAGATGATGTAAAAGTTAGCAATAACTTCTCTTATTACGAAATGGGGGAGATTAAATTTAAGAACAGTAATTACAGAGAAGATTTTGAGGGTGGTTCAAGACAACCTAAATTATCACAGTATTCAAACAGTAGATTCGTTCAGCTATTTAACCCTAAAAGAGACTCTGAAAACAACCCGGTATTAGATGCTGATGGCAATATGCAAGCAAACTCTAATAAAGAGTTATTTGAGTTATACAAAGAGTACATAAACTTCCAAAAAGATACTTTACGTTCTTATGGAGAACTAGGATTACACAACTTGTATTTGGCACCACAAATATCAAAAACAAGTTTTAATAAAACTATGGATTTCTTGAAAGACCCAAAAGGTTCTACAAAAGATATGTGGCAGGATTTCTTGAGATTTAGAATAGATGAACAAGCTTTTGGAGATGAGGCAAACAAGGGAGAAGCTTTTATAAAGAATGAAGGTTTTAGAGTAATACCTAAGTACTTCTTGAACAGACTCTCTGAAAAGGATTTTGTGTCAGAGGATTTATTTTATACTTCAGCTTTGATGGCTCAACAAGCAGAGTTATACAAATCTAAAAAAGATAGGTATTCTGAGTTCGCAACCCTTAATGACAAAGCTTTAAATAGAGCTTACCCAGGGGGTAAATCAGCTGAGGCTACCAACACCTATAAGATGTTTAAGTCTTATATGGATTACAACTTATTTGGAGTAAAAGAAAGAAGAAACTGGAGAGTAAACTTACCTGTTTTAGGACAAGTAGATGTTACAAAAGTTATTAACAAACTACACAACTGGCTTAGAAATAACTCTCTTGGTAGAAACTTTATTGTTCCTATAACTTCTTGGATGACAGCAGAAGCTTCCTTAATTATAGAGAGATTACTAGAGCAATATGTAGATTCTGGTTCTTACAACTTAGCCAGAAAAGAGTTTTACAAACTATCTACACCGGCAATGAAAGAAAGTTTGGAGTTAAATTCCAGAGCTAAATTATCATTGATGGGGGAGTACTTCGGAATATTTGATTTAGACCGTAGATTCCAAGACTCTATGTATAATAAGGCTCCTAGAGCACTTAGTAAGTCGATGTATATTTTACATACAGCTGGTAACTTCGTACCACTATCAAAAGCTATGCTATCGCAGCTATATGGTAACAGAGTTTATGAAGGCAAGATAGTAGATTTTGAGCAGTTTAAAGTAATGTTTAATAACGCTTTAGGTTCAAGAGCTAATATCAAAGATGTAACCGCAGCCTGGAAAGCCTTAGAAAGCAAAGCTTTATACAATTACATTCTTACAGAAGATAAAAATGGCAAACCTTATCCAACTATGACTTACGAGTTTGAATCTTTGGCTAAGGATATGAATAGAGCTAATGACGAAGAGTTCAGAAAAGATTTCCGGAATATTGAGTTAGGCGTTATATCTAAGACTAAGAAACTAGTCGAAAGAATTGACGGTCAAATCACAAATGAAGAAAGAACAACTTTACAGAGAGACGTTTTAGGTAGATTTGTAATGACACATAAAGGTTGGTTAGCAATATCTGCCGCTAACCGTTTTAAAAGAAGACACATAAACTTCCAGACAGGTAAAGTAGAAGAAGGGACATACGTTACAGCAGCTAACTACTTTGTTGATGCAATAAATATGGGTTACAAAAAAGGTAAGCTAAAAGGTATAATGAATGAGTTTAAAGACTTATATATTAACGGTGATGAAACAACTAGAAAAAATCTTGAAAGAGCCAGTAAAGAGTTGTTATTCCTTTCAGGTTTGTTCTTGCTAACCATATTCTTATCTAGTTTTGCAGATGACGAAGAAGATTTGTGGGGAGCACAACTATCAGCATACTTGTTTGAAAGAACAACAACCGAGGTAGCTTCTTCTCAATTAGGTTCTTTTGGTGAATTTTATTCATCTTTCAAAGAGCCTGTAGTAGGTTTACAAAAAATTGAGAATTTAGTTAAAATTGGGAACTTACTAGACACAAGCGTAGTTGAGAGAGGTAGATATCAAGGTTTGACAAAACAACAAGTTTATCTTATCAAAAATATAACAGGTGCTAAATCTATGTTTGATGTTTGGAATGCAGAGAACTTAAAATCTCAGAGAGATGCCTTTGACTACTTTAACAAAGAGGAAGCTCTTATTCCAGTAGCTTGGGTATTAGACGAAGAAGATATTTAAAATACATGTAGCTTATCGCTGTTGGGGTGTCCCCGGCAGTTCTGAATCCAGCCAATAGGTGTAAGTGGTGTTAGGTATAAGCAAAGAAAAACCCCCTCAGATTTTTAAGTCTTTGGGGGTTTATTTTTTATACATACATAAAAGAAGTTTTGTTTTTTCTTCTCCCATTAAGTTGTTGTTTTAAGGTATCTCTTAACATACCTATAGTAAAAGCTGCATCTTTTACACAACCATAAAATATACCAGTTTCTGTATTTAGAACCAACTTTGCATTTGGGTTATTTTCCCCAAAACTCCTTTCCCTTATTTTTAGAATAGCCTCATTTGTATGCTTGTGCTCTTGTAAAATTTTTAAGTGTTCCTTGGAAAGACTCCTACCAAACATACCGTTATTTACTCCAGAATTAGCCTTGCTTATTTTATCTTTACTTAATTGACTTAGTACTCTTTTTTTGTCTCCACAATTAGTAAGCTCTAAGTTTAAACCCTTGCTTCCTAAAACATCATAGAAATCTTGCCAGTATCTTTCTCTACAGAGTAATTCCCCAAAATCACATTCTTCTAAAATCTCAAAAGTATGAGCATTCCACCCATACTTTTTTAAAGAGTTGTATAATTTAATTTGTTTATGGCAACTTACTATTTTATAATAATATTTTCTAGTATCAATATCAGAGCTTTCACCTATGTAGATTTTTCCATTAGGGGAAGTTATTTTATAAATACCACAAATTTTTTCCATATCTAAAAAATATGCACAATTCTACAAATTTGACCATGAATCTTAGAGTGCAAAAATCCTTCAATCGCCTTAGGGGCGTGAGCATATCCTGACCTGTGATGCCAACCGTCTGTACCACTAGCACTTCTCATAGACTCAACATTTACTCCCATATAATCTTTACTTGATTTGTGATGTACATGGTGCGTATAAATATATTTGTGTTTACAAAAGCTCCAATCAGCACTTTCATGTGCCATAAGTAGAGGTAAGTCTGGTATTTTTGCACTATCCCCATGTGTTGAACCTATTAAATTATCAAAATATCTAAAGTACTTTCTATGTGTTAAGTCACAGTCAAAAGTAATGTTTTCACAATCTTTAAAATAAGTTTGAATCACATCTGCTAAAAAGAATCCATGAGTCCAATCGTGGTTACTGGGGTTAAATACAAAATGTACATCAGCGACTTCAATAAGCTCACTTAAAATATCTATATACAATTCTTTAGCCACTAAGAAATTTGAATACCAACTACCTACAGTGTCTTGTGGCGTACCTGATGTAGTTGTTCTTTTAGGTGTATCTATATGAAGAATATCATTACCCCCTATAAAAAGTATTTTGTCAATACTAAAACCTTTAGTCTTATCTAAAATACCTTTAACACCTTCTTTAGCTCTTTTTACAGCTATCTGACTATCATAATCTTCACCTGTTTCAAAACTTTCAGCTAGTTTACCAATATGTAAATCACATGGGTCTATAACAAGCAAGTATTCCTCTTTATCTGTAAGAGACATTTCTGGGAATCTAAGAATAGTTTTAGGCTTATTTGGTATATCAGCTATGTCTTTTAACATCTGTTCGTAAAACGCCTTAAAACCATCTCCTTCGATAGCGTTAGAGGCTATGTTGTAATAAGCACCTTTACCGGTATGAGTAACCAACTTAAAAGTTCGCACTTGCTCAAAAGGGATATTATAAAATTCACAGTACTCCTGGATACTCATAATCTTACCGTCTTCTTTGAGGGCTGATAGAGGAGAAGTTGTGTACTGGTTAGTCTCAGTTTCTGTTTCGTTTTCTAAATCGTTGGTTTTACTAGCACTTGATAAAATAGCAGAATTTGCTTTTTTTCTAAATGACTCTGAGTACTCAATACCCATCTCTTTACAGTAGGCTTTAGCGGCATTGGTTTTGCTTTGCTCTTGCTCGAAGAGTTCACGTAACCTTTCTTTGTTTAATTCCATATTTTTTTAATTGGTTAATACTCTTACAAAATTACGAATCTTTTTTGGTTTCTCCAAATTTATTAAATTTTTGTTTGTATGTTAAAAAATCTTTCCTATAAAAGTCTTTTTTGGTCATAATTTAATCTCTTAAATATAAAGGGCTTTTCATACCCCTAATAATCATTTCCTTGGCTGTTTGTTTATAGCCCCTAATATTCTTTTTACAGTAATCATTATTTTCTATAAGCTCGTAAATCAAATCTTCCATTTCTTCTTGGGTGCAATACCCACTAGCAACATACCCACCACCAGATAAAGAAGTTGACCTGACAATATAATGACCAGAATCTACTATCTTTTCCATTGACCTTTTAATAATACTTTTGACTCTGTCTTTATCATCCTCTGTAATGTTATCTAGAACCTCGATTACCCCATCAAACACTTTGAACTCATCTAGCTTCTCTCCTTTAATATCCCACACTTCTGCATCTTCTCGGTATAATAAGTCCGGGTCAATAGATAAGTACAATGGTAGGATACAATTCTGTGTAGAGGGGTCAAAACCTTCATATTTCTCCATATAAAAACCCAAACCATAAAAATAGCTTTTGAACTCATCTATGGTTTGGCATTTAGGTATTCTAACTATGAACTTACAACCTTTTTTTGAGGGTGAAAGATAAGCCGCCACAACACACTTCAAGTTATCGAACAAGAATTGCTTAAAAGCCGGTGCATCTGGCAACTTATCAAAGTCAAGGACTGCTAAACCATTAAAACTCCTTATGTTAGAGTAACAACGACCAATCCCATCTGTTTCTACACAAGGTGTAAAGTAATACAGCTTTTCTTTAAGTTTACTTTTTAACTCTAAATCCCCTTTTTTTGTAGCTTCTTCTATTTGTTCAAAAAGAGATACAATCTCTCCCTTAGGACTTTTGTTAGCTTTCAAGAATTGTTGAAAAGTAACTCTTCCAATTGGAGTAGGTATCCGGATGTCTGCCGGGTAGTAAAAAAAGGATATTTCATTCATTACTTGTTTCTTACGTTTCTTACTTTAAAATAATAACTGTCTTTGTCTGTTAATGATAAATACTTTACTTCACCATTTTCGTCTAACTCATCGCTTCGCACTGCTTCTACTTCTTTCCACTTATCAGTTTGATAATAATTTGCTTCTAGTATAACTCTTCTTTCTGGAGTAAATAACCACTTTATGTAGTTCCATTCATCGTTATCACAATCCCAACCAGCTTTACCATGTTCGTCTTGGTACTCTTGTATTTCTTTAGCTGTCCGGTATTTAAAATTCTCTGGTAGAACATCAAGTAACCTGATAAGCTCTTCACAAATAGAGCCAACTACGTATGTAGCTCTACCTAAAGCATATCTAAAGGCACAACTCAATACAATTTCTTGATTCAAAGGTAAAGATTGTTCAATCTCAACATACCTCTTACCTACTTTTCTATACGTTTTTTCCATGTATTCTGTGTTGTTTACGGTATTCAATTTCTTTACGAATAAGTCTCAAGTGTGAGTTATCGGTGCCCTCAGGGTAGTATCTCAAGACAGCTTCTAACCAACTGTCATTCATATCACACAATTTAGTCCAAGTTAGTGGCTCATCCCCGTTAACACCACGACCTCCACGAGAAGCATACCTACGAACAAACTTAAAATCGTCAGTATCAAAAACTGTAAAAACATCGATTTTTGACAAGTCCTTACCCCCAAATCTAACGTATTCGTTACCCCCGTCAATCATAGTTTCATTAGGACAAGAGCAAGTTTTGTAATCGTGTCTACTTTTACTAACCAATACCTCACCACACTCTAAGCAAGTAACTTGGCTATGTAGTATGTCCGAGGGTGTATGTACTACTTTCCTTTTTCCAAAAAAGTACTCAAATAATTTTATAAACTTATTCTTCATCTTGTCTAAATCTAATTTCTAACATTTCGTGGTAAATCTTCATAAACTCATCCTTTTTACCGAACCATTCGTTTTCATCTAGTAAATTATACCATTTCTCAAAAGTACGGTATCCTAGTTTAAGGTCTTCGATATAAGTTTTAGGGTATTGGCACTCCGGGTTATCCGGCTCACAATGTAAAGGACTACAACAACCTGCTTCTCCACAACCGGTACACACCGGGCAATAAGGAGAATAAGAATCATCGTCTTCTTCTACTGAAACATCGTTTTTAGGAGTTTCCCAATTAATCTTAGCAAAATCCCCCTCTTGGATATTGAACTCATCTTTTTCAAAAACTAAAGTAACTACTTCAAAAACTACTTTCATACCATCGTGAGTTATTATATCTGTAGGGTAATTTCCTGGGCATGAATGTGGCTCTACTTGAATTGTTTTTACAATAGTATCGGCACCATAAGCATTACCATTTTCGTCTTTTACAGTTCTGAAGTGCTCTTCGTGCTCTATAACCCAGCTATCTGTTGCTTGTTGAAATCTTAAAATGCCTTCCATTAGCTTATATTTTTTAGTTCTACTAATACTCCTATAAGGGACACTAAAAATAAAAATACTTTTATCATTGAGTCCGGGAATGTTTTTGTTGTCCACCTAAAGCACATCCATAAACAAAATACTATACAAAACGCATTAAAAATATGCTGTAATACAATTAAATTTCCCATTAGTTTTCTACCTTATAAAGTTTATATTCTGAATTTTTGGTTTTGAAATGAACCATAGTTTCTGTTTTTTCTACTACTTTTACAACCTCTGTTGTTTGCCAAGTAAAAAACATATTAAAAGGACTCATCAATAAGCTTCTACCCTTCTTAGGGGTTTTGTAAGCTTTCTTAAATTTACCTTGCTCATCAAACTCAATCCATTTGATGTCTTTGGACTCTTTCATAAGTCCATCTTCTTCTCTAATTAATCTGTAGTGCATATTTTTATTTATTTATCTTTTAAACCGTCCATTAAAGTTATATCCCAATCTTTAAAATCTTCTTCTGGTCTTGAACTTATCTTTTTCACAAACCAGACACCAAACACTATTAACCCAACTATTATCAGGAGTACTAAAAAGCAACCTATTACAAATTCTATATTTATCATGTTAATACACATTTAATTTAATCTTTTATAGGGTTTGTAAATTTAGGGCTGCAACCTAATAGTATAGTATTACGAATCGCTTGTTTTTTTAACTTAGTTATTCTTTTTCCTTTTAGGTGACTTTCTAGTATTTTAAAAAAAGTCTCTTCAGGTATTTCATAATCCATAAAAAAGACATCCTTTTTCTCTGAGCTTATCAACTTGTCAAAATCTCCGATTGGAGTAGACTCTTTGTAAAGCTCTCGATAGATATCCAAAATTATACCCTCTTCTTTTTTTGTTGCTTGCACTACTCCTCTGTTTTTTGGATTACTAGCTCAGTAATTTCATCAATTTGTCTTTGTGAAAAAAGTTCCCAAATATCCACATCACTGTCTGTCACAGTTATTTTTATAATTTCAAATTCTGCCGGACTTCCGGGGTAGCCTGACATGTCTGAATAATACGTAACTTGAGCTTCAGAAGGATAATAATTACCCTCTATTGAAAGGGGCACACCTAAGTATTCTATTTCCATTTCCATTTTTTAAAATTTAAAGATTACTAAATAATTTCTTGACCACTTTTTATTGTAGTGTAACAATAACATATTCTCTTTAGAGATATAATCAAATCTCGGAGACCAGATGCCCTCAACAACCATCGCTAGAGCTAATAAAGATATTAATACCATATTTTCTAATTTTATTTTGCAAAGATACGAACTGTTTTTTAATCCTGCAAGCTTTTATTCAAAAATTTTTATTTTAGCACCTATTTTAACATGCTTATATAACTCATCCATCTCGGAATTTGTTACAGCTATACAACCGCCAGTCCAATCTACATACTTATGAAAGCTACCATAGAACTTCCATTTTTTCATAAGACCATGGATTTTTATCTCTCCACCAGGCGACATTCCACTTTCTCTAGCATACCTTATATCCTCAGAATTTGGGTAAGATACACCTAAGTTTTTATGAGCTATGCTATTCGGGTTCTTATCGTTTATGTAATACACACCTTCGGGGGTCTTTCCGTCCCCCTGGAAGTGCTTCTTACCTCTAGGTCTAAAACCTAAAGCTATATCATAAGTCTTCAAAAGCTTACCCTTTGAGTAAACTCTCATCTCTCTGTTATCTTTGTAAACCTCTATGCAATCAATGGTATCTCCCTTTTTTAATCCTGATTTGGAAACTTTGGAAAACCCTACTAAAAATAGAGCTACAAAAAACAAAACCGCTAATTTATTAATGTACTTCTGCATAATTCATACCTGTTTGAATATCTATCTCAATCTCTACTGGAAACTTGTATTGTGCATTCACTCTATTTATAGCCTCTTTAAGGGCACTTGTAGTAGAATCCACATCTTCATTCTTAACTCTTAATAAAACCTCGTCATGGGCTTGAAAAATAGGTTTTACACCACGTTTAATCATCTCATACACATACCCATCAAACACTCGAACACCGGCAGACTGATTACAAGCAGAAAAGCGGTCTTTTTCTGAAGCCAAGAAGTAATAAAAATTAGTAATAGGATTCCAAATCCAAGACTTACCATTAACATTTTTTACTCTTTGGTCTTCAGCATATTTTTTAACAGACCAATTTCTATCCCAGTAACCAACATGTAACTTTTTGGCATCTTTCTGAGGTAAACTAGAAGACTCTGCAATCTTAGCAACACCGGCACCGTATGTACAAGCATAGTTAACAGTCTTAGCAACAGCTCTTTTTTTAGTTACTTTTTCAAACTCTTCAGACAATCGCTCATCAGAAAAATCTTTGAAAGACTCCGGTAAATCCTCTATCTTTTTATCTTTCTTTTTATACCATCTAAAAAAGTCTGATTCATCTTGAGAAATCATACCACTTCGGATACCAATATCAAGGTGAGCATCCCATCCCGGTCTATTCATATCTTCAACATACTCCGGGTCATAGGGGTAGATAGAAATCTGTTTCATTTTATCTTCCAAACTACTAACATCGGAACCAACTAGCACACTCCCTTCCGGTGCAATCATAACACCACGAACTAAATCCCCATAAGGTGATGTAGGTTTAGGTAAGTTAACAAATGGCTTGGCATGTTTCAACCTTAGAGTTTTTGTGAACCCGTGGGCAAATGCTACAGCGTAACCATTCTCATCTACTTTTTCTAAGAAACCTTTCAAATACCCAGCTCTGTGTGTCACTACAGACAACCCTTCTAAGTGTTCGATTGCCGGCTCAACTTCTTTCAGAGCCAAAACACTTTTACAAAGCATCTTATCTTTATCACGTACTTGGGGGACTTTACCGTTTCTACCGTCTTCAAACAGTAAAGGTTTCCATCCAAGTTTCATTAACCAATCTTTAACTTGAGTTGGACTACCTGCATTTGGCTCCTCAAAACCCGTTGTAATGTTTAATTCTCCTTCGTAATCTCTCGGTATATTATTTGCTTCTAATATCTCAAACCACTTAGTACCGGCAATACTCAGAGAACCGTTTTTCTTGAACATCACTTTTGGCTTAGTCATATTTTTTATTATTGGTAGTTTTGGCATAGCAGCCTCTAATAAACCTTTTTTCTCTCCTTCGATACCTTGTAAGAAATCTAAGTTTTTTTGGCATTGCTTTATATCAATCAAAATCTTTTCGTCCTCTTGTATTTTCAAACAAGTTAGTTTAAAGTTCAGGTAGTGGATAATTCTGGCTATGTCTTTAGGCTCTTCGTAGATTTCCTTGAGATATTCGTATTGTTTTACCCAAAGTTTAATGTTGATTTTTATATCCTCTTCCACACGATGACAGTACTCTTCTATAGTAAGGTTTTCCCAATCATCAATCTTAGGTTTTGGCACACCAAAAAACTCGCCCCAAACAGCTAATCCATGCTCTCCTTGTCCCCTTTCCGGGTACAAGTACCAAGACAACCCTAAGGAGTCCACAATGTTTGCCTGTACTTTTTCTCCTATAATCTTCTCATACAGAGGTACATCAAACCTTATTATATTATGACATACTACAGTGTTCTCCGGATTACCAAGAACTTTTCGCATATCATCATAATTCGTAGTAGACTTAACTTTCCATTCCCCCTTTTTGTCTTTCCACCCGACTCCCATAGTCCATATCTTTGTGGCTTGGTCAACGAGTCCGTCTGACTCAAAATCTATTATGTATATTTTATCATCTAAATCCATTATTTACAAAATACTTTGAGTGTTCTGCCACCATCTTGATATTGAACTTCCACCTCTTTGGCGGCATAGTTTGTGTAAGCTCTTCCGTTGTATGGAGCAGAATGTTGTATTACTTCTAGTCTTGTTACTTTTTCTGCTACTTTTATAGCCATCTCAAAACCTCTCCTATAACCTTCACGGAAATCTTTTTCTCGTTGTCTCTGGTTAAGTTCAATTATAAACTTACTATCCTGCCAAGAGTCTCTCCAAGTATCGAACTCTTCATTAATTCCTACATACTCCATTATATTATTTTTTCTTTGGTTAATATTACACGAACTTTTTCAACTAACTCATCCAAAGTTCCATCGTTATCAATTACATAATCAAACTTAGCATCATCAAGAGCTGTTTCGCTTGGATGAGGATTTACATCAATTGCTCTTGTACCATTATTTCTATTTACTCTAATAGTAATACCTTCTCTTAATTCAACAGCTTCCATCTCATTAGGAAATCTCATGTCTGTCAGAATCCAGTTAGGATACTGAAGTAATTCATTAGTAACTTCCTTAGGTTGTAAAGGATTGTTAGTTCTTTGCGAGTCAAATATAATTTCATGTTCACATTTATAATCAGCAAACAAAGCATTCACCCATACATTTTTATGTAACCCTTCACGCATTGCTTCTGTACCAAGCTTCTGAAGAAACTCTCTGTAAGTCATCTCCCATTCAAGTTCCATATACTGCTTCTTAAACTCTTGGTCTTCAAATCTTTCTACAGGGATACCTGTAAGCAATGATGCAATAGTTTTTAACTTCCCTGCGAATTTCTTAATCTTAAAAGTAGAGTTTCTTTCAAGAGTAGTATTATCATAAGTTTGAAATCCTATGTATTCACCACGTTCTCCTGGCAAAGTTAAATACTGGATAATTTCTCCTACTGTGTCTTTTCCTGAGCCTAATCGCCCACTAATACCTATTACCATATTAAAAAATTTGTTTTTGTTCTTTTTCTACTAACTTGAATTTTGTTTCCCACATTTGGACGTAATCAATAACGTCCTTGTTGTCTTTGAAGCTATAAAAAAGCTCTACAACTTTCTTTTTAGATTTTTTTATTTGTACAGTAAAGCCATACTCTTCTGTAGGTTTATCATACCCTACAGTCTCTATATAGACATCCTCTTTAACAGAAAAACCTTTGTCTAAAAAATGCTTCATTAGGTTATCGTACTTTGTCATTTTGTTTTTTATTTAGTTTATGAATACCTAAATCTCTGTTTAGGGTTAATGTTTTCTTTGAGTAAACATTCTCTGGTCTTACTAGGAATTTATCACAACCCTCGTTATCGGGATAGTCATTAATAAAATCTTTTTTGAAAGCATTGAATACGGATTTAATTTTATTGCTCATAATTAATGTTTTAATTTCACTTTGCAAAATTACGATAAGTTTTTTAATTACACAAGCTTTTTTGTAAATATTTTTTAATGTTCATTTTTTTGCTCTGTTCATTCTACGTGAACACTGAATTATAATGAACAAAAAACCCCCACTAAGTTAATAGAGGGGGCTAGTATTAAAACGGTGCATTGTCGTCATCGTCATCAACAGGTGGTTGACTAAAAGAAAAAGCTTTGGTACTATCAAAAGCTGCACCAAAAGCCTCTTGCGGATTAGATAGTTTAGGAGCAGGGGGCTCAAATATAACATCCTCAACTTTGTTTTTGAAAAAGGGCACATCAATTGATTGAGTAACCGACTCTGGCTTATCCCGGTATTTTTCTTTATCTTTAACACCAACATCCTCAATAAAGATATCTTTAAACATTACGTCTGACTCTCTAGATTTAAGTACAAGGTAGAACATCTTACCTAAAGTGTCAAACGATACCTTACCGTTCTTTTCCTCACAGAAATGGTTACTTAAATATTCGTAAGCTTCTTCATTAACCCTAGAGAACTGCTTGATACCAAGTCTATATGGATTGTGACAAACATATAAGTAATCGGAAATAAAGAACATAGCATCTGACTGAAAGATGTCTGACCTATTTGGCATAGCGTTTATGTCCTTATCTTTAATTCTACCTAGTATGTTACGGTTCATCTGCGATAAGATAATCCAGTATGTATTAGGAAACTCTTTCTTTAATCTGTTGATAATCTCAATGATTGCATCTACAGTGGCTTTTTTCTCTCCTGTTTCGTCCATAGCCAACGCAATGTGGTCAACTGATATAAAGACACCTTTTTTATCTTTGTGTTGCTCTAAGAAAGCCCTAGCCTCTTTTTCAAAGGCTCTGGGAGTTATAGTTTCCTCGTTAATAAAAAATCTACCGTCAGATAAATTTTCTGCATAAGATTTAACTAACGCTTTTTCCTCATCTGAGAACTCTTCTGTTAAGATTTCTTTCTTAGTCTTCTTCAAGCTCTTGTTAAGGTCACGAAGAATATTAGACAAAAAACGCATCTCCCAAGCATAGTCTAACCAAATAAAATCTTTGGCATCTACATTGTTATCTACCTGCATTACAAAGTTTTTGATACGCTGTAACTCAAAGGACTTACCACCCCCGGATTGTCCGGCAATAGTGGTAATGTCTCCTGGCAATAGCCCCCCAAAGATTTCATCTAACCACTCTCTCCCAGTCTTAACTGGCTTACTTTTACCTTTTTGGTATTTGTTTAAGTCTCTAAACGACCTGTCTACTACTTCTCCTAAGGGTCTAATCATTTTCTTTTTCGTCTATTTTTTTAAATTTATCATCAAATTCTTCTTTGTGCTTTATGTAGTATTGGTACAACTTGGACTGCTCTAAATCAAACCTAACTGAGAACACATTTCCGGGCTTAAAGAACAAAAACTCTAATCTCTTTGACCACTCAAATTGACTGCTGTCATTCATAAAAGCTTTACAAAGAAGGGCTAACTTGTTTCTATCAATACCTGAGTGTCCTCTGAATAAAGCAATATAAAGCTTAGTCTTCTTTCTGTTACCTAACTCTTTGCCCTCTCTTTGGTAAGTTGATTCTAGCCAACCGTACAGTTGTAAATCATCCTCATTTACCTCAGGTACTTGTAAGTCTTCTAGTAAAGCATGCCCCTTTGGTGTTAGCCTAACTCTATTATGAATAGATTCGCTTTTGTTCTTTGCTTTGATTAACGTAACAAGTTCTTGCTCTTGGTAAGAGTGAAGAATACGAAGGGGGATATTATCAAAAATAACCCCTTCTAAATTCTCTGTCTTGTTCTGAGAAATAAGTTGTAGGTTAACTACATCTGTGGGGGTCAACCCTTTTGTTTTAGCTAATTCAAAATTTATGTACATCTTAGAAAACTTTTTTTAATAACCAAATTGAACAATATATCTCGACACCTATTATAAAAAAGTACCAGAGTACCCATAACCAAAACATAATTCTTTTTTTCATTCTGCAAAGATACAACTTATTTTACAATAAACAAAATTTATTTACCAGTACTACCAAAACCACCTTCTCCACGCTCTGTAGATGAAAGTTCTGAAACCTCTTCAAAGGTTACTTGGGGGTAAGGCATAATTATAATTTGACCTATTCTATCTCCAATTTTGTATAACTCACATCCGTAGTTATCACTATCTTGATTTTGACCTTTTGGTAACATAGTGTAATCAAACCAATAACTTTTAATATCTTTATCTCCAGGATTTTCCCACGAATCTTCTGCAAAGAAAGCGGCTGGTTTGAATTTAAACGACACTTCTCCTCTATAGCCACTGTCGATAACACCTACCGAATTAGTTAATGTTAAATCTTTCTTGGCATTGGAGCTCCTAGGAAACAGTAATCCTACAAAACCTTCCGGTATTTCAAAGGCTAAATCTGTTCCGTAAACCACGTTACCGTCTGAATCGAAGTGTCTTGAAGTTGCTGTTAAATCCATACCGGCATCCCCCGGTTTCCCATACATAGGGATTACTGCATCTTCTGATAATCTTTTTACTTTTACTTGCATATTAAATTATAAATTTTGAAATTATTAATCCTATTAAGGAACCAAATCCGGCTCCACTTGCGTAAGCTATTCTATCGTGCATTGTTCCAAATGCAACTTTTTTAACATTCCAACTCCATATAAATGAAATCATAAACCCACATATAAACACCCCCACAAAAAAGCTTTTACTCAGAAAGTAAGTGTTAACCGCTACAAAAAATACCTGCACAAACCCTGTTGTGAAAAGTTTTAAACTATCTCTCATATTTTGTCATATACTGTGCTACTGTTCCAATTCCCACATTGCTCACAAACTTCACTAGAACTTTCTTCTGCGTTTAATTGGTATCTTGGATTATTTTCTACTGCCATTTGTACTAATTCATTCCAATGGTATGCCGAGATATTATCCATATTCTGCATAATTTCAAGAAGAATAGCCCCACGACAGTCCTTCTGTTTTTGGGGGTCAAACAATCCCTCTTCTGCCTCTGTTAAATCTACACCATCAACATAAACGTCATTGCCAAAACAATGCTCTGATATTACTATTTTCATTTTATTTAGTTGTTACGTACTCCATCATTTCTTGTAATTTTTGTATAAGCACCGGAAGTTCATCTTTATTAATATAAAGAGGGTTTGTCATGTGGGTACCATCTGCTTCTGAAAAAGAAAACTCGATTGAAGAAAATGATTCATCTGCTGTTATTTCTATGACTTGCTCACAGTGGTTTTGTATTTTTGTTGTTATCCAAGGTTTCATATTATTTCTTTTTAAATTATTTTCCATTTCCAACCATCAGTTGACTCTGACTTAGCTTGGCAAGAGAAGATTTGATATCCTGCTCTCCAGTCTGTTAAGTGAATAACTCCATCAGGACTTTCAGCTAATAGCTCGATATTGCTTGGTGGTATTTCTTCAAAGACTGTTTTCCATCTGTCTTGTTCTTGTTGCAACTTAATACCAAAATTTATTGCTGATATAATATCGTGTCTGCAATACTCATCCGAATTTGTTGCTGGACATCTATAAATTTCAGCATATTTTTCAGCAGCATCTTTAAGTGCTTGATTTGGTTCGGGAGAATTATTTATTTCATCAATAAACTTTTTAATATTCTCTCTTTTACCATCGTTGAAGACATCTTCTAATTTGATTTCTTCGTACAACCCCAACTCTTCGTCCTGTTGCATCATCTCGATTAGATGCTTTTTTTGCTGTTCTTTCATAATATTACATCCTACTAAAGTTATCAAAATAAGGCTTAGCATAGATATCAAAACTACCGTCCTTTTGTACAAACTCCAATAGCTCAAACTCTATAGTTTCGCCATCTTCAAATTTGCAATACTTATAACTAGGCATTAGATTACAAGAAACTCTTACTACAGCATCTGAATCTTCTATGCACTCTTTGTGGTAAACTACTATAAAGTTACCTTCTTTGTCTTTTTTTACTGTCCCTATCATAATTATTTTTTTGCAAAGTTACGAATTGTTTTTTAGTTCTGCAAGCTTTTCTTCTAAAACTTTTTTTTCTTGCTCCAGAGTAAAGATTCTTTGGTTATCAAAATAACTCTTACCCATCTTTGGCTGTAATAGTTGAGATAAGTCGGACTTCACATGATTTAGTCTATCTCTAACTGTTTTAATTGTATCCATTCTTCAAACTTATTTTTAAATTTAGTTTCTTCTTTTACTTCCGGTAATAATAACACCATTCTACTACTAGCAATTTTCCAAGCATTTGGGAACTCTTCTTCCAACTTATCAAACTCGTGACTGTACAACAACTGGTCAAACTTGGTATGCTCATCCAGAGTCAAGTAAACACAGTTTATCAAATTACCTTGTACGCTTGGGTGCCGGGCTTTATCAAAAAGATGACAGCAATTTGCTCTAGTAGGGTAAAAAATAATGGCACCACTATGCTCTGAACTCCTACAATTACGTATATGATAGTCAAAGTACACTTCTCGTATCGCAAATTGCGATTTGCGATTTGCCTTGTTTTTATCGGTCTGCTTCTTAATAGTGGAACCCCTAGATATGGGCTTGCTGTCTTCAATAGTAGCACATCTTTGGCACCTACCTTTTGAGAAAATATATTGCTCTGTCTGGCAGTTCTTACAAAACTTTTTCTTCTGCTGTATCACTACTTAAATTGTTTTTTTGAATTACTTGCTTTAATAGATTGCTGTAACCTTTTCCCTCAGCATAAGTTTGGTCTAAGTATGAAAAGTATTCTTCTTTAGTCAGTTTTGATAGGAACCTAGCTTCATACAAAGCCCTGTCAATAACACAATCTTTCCAGTTGGTATAATAGGCATGGTTCAAGTTTGAGCCTTGTGCGGTTGTCACTCTAACCATGGCTTGTTTCATACCAAACATATTACTGTTTTGCTTGAAAACTGGTGATTTGAAATGCCCACTTTCCACTAAAGCCTGTGCCTTAATAATATCGGGGTATTTGAAAGAATACTTGTCTATTTCCAAGAACAGCTTTTCTTTAGAGAAACTGTCATTAGTCTTTAATACCACTTCTTTTTCTGCGTGAACTACAACTACTTCTTTTAAAATAAAAGAGCTCAAAACTAGGACTGCTAAAAAAGAAAGCATTATCATCCCGATATACTTCCTGACGTTAACTTTTTCGTAAGCTAACTTTTCTCGATTAAATCTGTACATAATTTTATTTTTTATCTTTTGTTACATACCCTACTAGGATAAACTTTCCGTAGCACCATTTGTAGTAGGGTACTTTTTCTTCTTTATCACTCATAACCCTTTTTTATCTCTCTCCTTTTCTAATTAGATAATAAAACAACCAAATCATTTTTGGTCTGATAAACTCATAAGCCGCCCATATTAATAAGTACTTCATAATTCGTTGTATATTTCTAATAATTCATTTTTTAAATACGTTTCATCATACTTGCTCTTAGCATACAGTGTCTCTTGTTTGTAGTTTCTGTTTCTGTATGGGTAATTTTCGTCTAACCACGTTTCAAATTTCATATTACTTTTTGTTATTACATAAACCCCAAATTTTAGGGTTTATCTTGTTGTTAAAGGTTATTTCTTTTTAAGTTGTTTTAGTATAAACTTGCAATGTGTTCATTAATACCATAATCAAGTAAAATATATTTTTTACCATCAATTCCCCAGTTTTCAGGATTGTATAAATCACAGTTCTCAAAATCAAATTCACGCATTAATGATTTGTTAAGTTTAACAACACTGTTTGGTATTGATTGAATACCATCATATCTCTTTTGACAGACTATACCCATAAACATCCATTTTAGTTCTGCTAATGATGTAATATTTTTATATTTATCCCAAATCTTTTTTTCGTTGATTCCTTGTAGATAACCTCTTCTGCTTATAGGTATTTTGATAACTACATTCTTGAGTATTATTACAATCCTAGTTGAATATTTTAATCCAATCATATAGTTATTTCTTTTTAAATCGCTCAAACCAACTAAAAAAGTTAGCTGTTCTTATTTCCCCTTGTGCTGTAACTAAACTACCTGTTTCTCTATCATCTCTATGTGTAAGTGCTTTTTGTAATAGTTCAATAACCTCTTCTTCACTATACATCTTGGGTCTTGGGAAATTCCAATGTCCAGATTCGTCTATAAGAAGAGGGTTTCTAGTATCAACAACTTCATTGGCGTTTACTAAGTACACTTCTCTTTTAGACTCTTCTATAATTTTTACTACCTCTTTTTGGCAACAGTCTTGGCAGATAACTGTTTCTACTACCTCGTTATTACCAACTTCATCAACTATAGTTTCATCTCTGAATAGATGACTGTCTGAAGCGTGGTACATAAAATCCTCATTACATCTTGGGCATACTGTTATTATGTGCATATTAGTTAATGTATTTACGTTTTAAATTAGTTTGTTTATCGTTAAGCACTGTGATGTACTTTTTACCGGTTCTTGTTTTGTACACTTGGTACATTTCGGTATTTAATTGGTACCATTCGTTTGTGTAAGAGTGGTCTTTTATCCTTTCTTCAACAGAAGAGCAAGACAATGTTACAACTCCTAATAAAAGCAATACTATCTTCATAATTTTTAATGTTTCAATTTTACTTTGCAAAGATATGGAGAATATTTAACATGTGCAAATAAAAGTTAAACTTTTTTTAATTAAACAAAAACCCCCCATTTCTGGAGGGCTTAAACTAAAAATAACATAACAACTAATTACCCTTCACACGAACTACAGTTCATAAGTTCTCTTCCGACTTGCTGAGCCATATTCACACTACGTTGATAATATAAGGTTTTGATACCAAGTTTCCATGCCTCATAAAACAAAGCGTTAACTTCTTTTAATGGTACATCCGGATGAATCATCAAATTTAATGATTGCCCTTGGTCAATAAATTTTTGTCTTTGAGCAGCTTGTTGTACAATCTCTAATTGGCTAATCTCACCAAATGTTTTGAAGACTCCTTTTTCTCTTTCGTCTAAGAAATCTAGGTGCTGTACTGAGCCACCTTTTAACAGGATTGTATTCCATACTTCCGGAACGTCCTGCCCTTTATCTTTTAGTAGCTGTTTCAAGTAAGGGTTTCTGTAAACGAACTTACCTTTAGCTAAATCCTTGATAAAATAATTAGATTCTAGTGGCTCGATTCCCGGACTAACTTGTCCAAGAATGAAAGAAGAACTAGTTGTAGGGGCAATAGCTAACCTAGTGGTAAATCTTTGCCCATAACCCTCTAACATTTTTGGCTCTCCAAACATTGTAGCCAACTGCATACTAGCAATCAAACTCTTATCGTTGATTGTTCTGAATATCTCAGCGTTCAACATCTTAGACTCTAACCCCTCAAAAGGAATTAACTTAGACTGCAATAAACTATGCCAACCTAGAACTCCAATACCGATACTTCTGTGTTCTTTTGCAAACAATAAAGCTTTTTCCATAAAAGGAATACCCTCGGCTTTTTGAATAAACTCTGTGTAAACTGCATCTAAGAAGTAAGCCAAAGTTTCAACAGCATCTGTCTCTACAATCTCGTCCCAATGTAAAAGGTTTATAGAAGATAAACAGCAAACAAAAGACTTGAACTCGTCTGTGTATTCTAAAATCTCGGTACACATCTGAGAGTGGTTAATCTGCATATCTTTGTCTTTGTAAACCTTAGGCTTGTTTTTGTTAACATTCCCAGTAAAGAAGATATAAGGAAAACCTGACTCAGCTCTCTTTTGGTGTATCTTAGCTAAAATCTTTCTCTTATCTTTATCTCCGGCTTCCACCGCTTCCATCCACTCATCTGAGATACAAACCCCCAATGCTATATTTTGGATAATGTGCCCCTCTTCTCGACAGTGTAAGAACTCCTCGATGTCAGCACCATCTACTGGGTAGTAAGCCGCAAAGTAACCTCTACGTGCTTGTCCTTGGGTGATAACATCTGTTGTAGTTTGGAATGGTAACAAGAAGCTAACAGCCCCGTTAGAAACTCCGTTGTTTCTGATAGGAGCCCCTCGCCCTCTCAACTTTCCGAAGTAACCGGCAGTACCACCGCCCATTTTTGTGAGGGCACCAATCTCAGCATTTGCTCTTAAAATATCCATGGTGTCGTCTTGTATGTCAATTCCATAACAAGAAATAGGTAAACCACGGTCTAACCCAAAGTTCATCCAAACCGGTGTAGCCAAAGAGAAAAATCCTCTAGCCATATACCCTTCAAATTTGTCTGCAAAACCTTGTATACCTAGAATCTTTTCGGCTGTTTCTGCAATCTCTCTAACACGTGCTTCCGGTGTAGCTTCCGGAAGTAAATAATCTTTTGCTAGGAATTTCCTAGAATCTTCATTTAACCAATAATAATTTTTCATATTAAAACAATCCTTCTTCGTTATATACTTTCATTTTTTTAGAGTAGTCAATAGGCTTTTTGTGAAAGAAGTCAGTCAAGGCACTTGCGTAAACCTCTTCTTCCATCCATAGTGTCTTTTCTCTTATTTCTGAGTCAATCTCAAATGCCGGCTCCATTCCAATTTTTACCAAAGAATCATTTAATCTAATCTTGATGTACCCTTTCAATATTTCCGGAGACAAAAACTCATTCTGATACCCTTCCAAAATCCAATCAATCAAGTCCGACTCAGCTATGAAAGCCTCTTGTACCTCTTCTTGGATTTTTTGAGTAAACTCCGAATCAAATAATTCTGGGTGCTCTGCTCTGATTTGGTTAAGTAAAGCAATTCCCCCCTCAGCATGTAAATTTTCCTCTTTTGATGTGTATTGAACAACATTTGCAACATCTTTCAAAACACCTCTAAATCTGTTAAAACCTAGGATAGTGTAAAACTGAGAGAATAGTGCTGTGTTCTCAGTAAACAATGTAAAAAGAACCAAAGAGTAACAAATGTTCTTGTGGTCGTTTTTATAAATCTTGTTGATATACTTTGACAAGTAGTTAACTCTACCGACAACAACCGGCTCGTTAAAAATATCATTAAACTGGTCTTCTAACCCTAGCTTAGATAAAATCTCTGCGTAAGCTTTTGAGTGAATAACTTCAACTCCACCAAAAACAGCACCCATGTCTGCTATCTCCGGTTTAGGAAGTAACTTTCCTATATTAGACCAATAAGATTTTACAGCAACCTCTACTTGCGAGGTCAACAAAATGGCTCTTTTTATTACCCCTTGTTCTTCAACTGTTAGTTTTGTTTTATAGTCTTGAATATCATTCAAGAAGTTAAATTCGTTGTGAGTCCAATGACTCGCCCACATTGCATTGATTAGTGGGTCTGTAATGCCATTATACTCGAATGGCTTGTAATTTTTTCTTTCTACGAAGATGCTCATGGTTTATTTTTTAATTATTAAAGGTAAAAAAAAGTATCCCCTAATTAAAAGAGATACTCTATGTTAAGTGCAAAGGTAATAAAATAAAATTACTTTCGCAAATTAGTTAAACCTTTTATTAAAACTCGAACCTCTTCTATTTTTGCTAAAACTCCTTTAATATCCTCAGAGTCTTCTAGCTCTAAAGATAAGATTTTGTTAAGACATTGTTCAACAGTACTGTAGTAATAAACTTCCTTAGATAAGAAATCCACTTTTTTTCCTGTTTTTACTTTGTCAATAACTTCATCTTTTTGTTTCATCTCTTTGGCTTCTAAAGAGCAACCTTCTCCCGATGTGTTTATCGAGTACTTTTCATTAATTTTTATCATATTATTTGTTTTTAGTTTGTGCCCCCAACAGGGCTTGAACCTGTGACCTACTGATTATGAGTCAGTTGCTCTGACCAACTGAGCTATGGGGGCATTTGAGGAGATTTCGCTCTCCTCAGGCGTGGTTATGCTACAGCTCTAAGCTGAACACCACCAAGTTGGTAAACGTCTCCGTTTGTGTTTAAAGTACATTCTCCTTACTACCTACTTATTGCCAATCAAAACCAGTCATCCCCTTATATAGATTGTTTTTTATAAAGTGGCACAATCTTCCAAAAGCCCCTTTAGGTCAACTGATTGCTCAGTGACTCCACCACCTTGTTTATAGTTCAAGGAAACTGTAACCACCTTAATACCAAGTGATTAGTGGAGATGCCGAGAGTCGAACTCGGGTGTTGGTCAACTTCAATAATATATCAACAAACTACTTTTCTGTTACCCATTTGGGTTATTTTTTACATAGGTACCATGTTTATACCTACCATTATTTTTACCTTTAGCACTTCTGTTTTTTATAACCCTATCTTTTACATTTTCTAAATGAGTGCCTAAAACTAAATGTCTAGGGTTTATACAACTAGGGTTATCACACTTATGACAAATAATATTATCTGAACTTATATCTATACCGCTAAATATTTGGAAAGATACTCTGTGCATCAAATAATGCTTTTTCTTACCTAATAAATAAGTTTGCATTTCTCCATAGCCATCTTTATTTAGTATGGGGTATTCTATACAGTCTTCTGTATCTCTTAAATAACTATTAGCTCTTTTTACTACGCTTTCTACTATTTCCATATCTATAATTTTGATTAGGTAGAGGGACTCGAACCCCCAAGGACTTATAAGAGTTTTGACATCCGGACTCTCAACTCTATGCCACACTGGTCACAGTGCTTGTTTACCATTCAACATACCCAAAACATTCTTTAAAAAATCCCCCGTGTGGGGGCACTTGTCAAAGTCCGAGGTAGCGTGCTCAAATCAAAGGATTGAGCCTCGACTCTTAAATACTACTCAGCTGTATCTACAGTAGTGGTAGTATCAACTGTTGTTGTATCCACACTTGGTGTATCAACTTCTGTCGTAGGAGTTTCTGTAACTTCTGCCGGTGCAGGTTTACAACTTGTAACTGCAATCGCCATAACAACAGCTAATGCCAAAAATACTTTTTTCATTTTTTATTTATTTAAAATTTTAGCACCCTCTTTCTTATCCATAGTCTTGCGACATAAGAGTAGGGTCACGTAGTTAACTACCTCCTTTCGATGTGTAATTGGGAGGATTACTGAACTCACACCTGATTAACTACTTGCCGAGGCTCATTACGTGAGTAGTATATCAATTTAATACTCTTAATATTTATTGCTTTCTCAAGGCAACTCACGTTCATACATTACTGCATGTATCTTTATGTAAACAGACTACTATAGCCAAGTCTTTTAACGCAGACCTCATTAAGGCAGGCTTTTTGTTTACAAAGGTATTCAATGTTTAACCTATTAACATTTTTTATGTAAAGCAAAATACTTCTTTTATGTAAAGTAGCACTCCGTCTTAAAGACCCCTAACAGTCTATTACAAAGGTTTGAATGTTTAACCTTAAAAAATAAATTCCGTGCTACCTATGTAGGGGGGAATGTCCGATTTAACTCAAGACCCTCTGCCTTACGTCTATTTACTATATTTACACAGATAAAGATTGTGTGGCAGTTCAGTTATCTGCTCGTTTACTGACTTTTAAGCTATCTGTGCAGAAGTCGCACCACATTCATAATCTTTATTTTCCCTAATTCTCCTACCCCTTTATGTCGGGATAACCTGCTTATCATTAATACGAGTTTTTCGGGGGTACAGGTTATGTTCTAATTTTGTTTTGCAAAGGTACAACTTATTTTTTAATCCTGCAAACTTTATTTAAAATATTTTTTGTAAACTTTGTGGTACTCTTCAATCTGCTTTGCTACCTTGTCAAACTTCTGTAAGAACTCTTCTGCTCTCTCTTTAGAATAAGGTGTAGGAATGTCTGCAATCTCTCCAGTAAGTCTTAGTGGGTGTTTTTCGGCACCATTTCCTTTGCGGTCTAAAAGCATAACTCCTGAATAAACTACATTCTCCCCCTCTAATGTTCTTTGGTGAGCATAAAGAGTTGTCTGTTGGTAATCTCCCCCAGCATAGTCTTTGGCTTTTTTGTCAATCGCTCCGGTTTTTAAATCCTTGATTACTAGTAACCCATTTATGGTTTTGTACTCTTGGTCAATAAACCCTTGGATAACGTAAGAACCTCTGTCGATTACAACTTCTACCTCATAACGAGCATTCTCAGGGCGTTCAATCTTTTCTAGGACTGAGATGTCGAACTCTGATAAATCTGACTTCTCTAGCTTCTCTAAATACTCTCCACACTTACTTCCATACTCCGTGAAGATATTACCCTCGCCTCGAATACCTAAGAAGTAATTAGCAAAGAACTCCCCTTTGTAACTCTCCTCACAAAAAGAATTGTAGGCTGAGTAAGATAGTTTCGGCTTGTTTACGTGTTGAGGATAATTACCACCCTCGTTCTCATAGACTTTTGGTAAGTCTAGCATTTTTTCTTTTGTCATTATATACTATCTAAAATTTCTTTAATCTCGGCTTTTTTACTCTCTTTTACTTCCGGCTTGTCAGACTTAAACATCTCGCTGTTAACATACAGATTAACTAATATGTCTTCCACGATAACTCGGTCTTTCTTAGTCATCTTTTTCTTCTTTAACAAAGCCTCTAACTCTTGTCTTGTTTCCGGAAGTATCTCCGTGGCATTTAAGATTCTGTGAAGTATAGGTAACTTCTCAAACAACACATCTTCCGGCTCTCTTTTCTCAGCAACCTCTTTTTTAGTAGCGGTCTTTTTAGCAACAGCTTCTTTTTTAGCAACCGGTTTGGCTACATTAGACTTTTCTTTTCTGTCTAGGTAAGATACTTCATCAAACTGAAAGATTCTCTCTGCTTTAATTCTACGAATTACGTTGAACGTAGCAATAGTGTCAAGTGAACAATAGTGAGCAATTCTCTCTACCTCTCCTCTGTAATACGCATTACCAACCTCATCTCCAACTAAATCAACCTTACTGATTGGGATTGCCAAGGAAGTACACAACGCTTGTAAAGAACTACCGGCACCCGTACCACCCATTTTCCAAATGTCTGCATTGGTACAAAGGTTTCTGCTTTCCCAAGGTTTTAAGTGGGCTGTATCTAGCAATGTCGGTATTACTAGACTGTTGATGATATACCTTTTACATAAGAAAGGGTAATCAAAGTACTTAGCGGCATGTCCTACCAATCTGAAATCTTTGCTACTACCAGAGATTTGGTTTAAAAACTCTCCTAACTGATATAATAGTACACTCTCTTCCGTACCGAAGAACTCTTTACAAAGTAATTTGTCTTCACTTTTAGATAAGAACGTCACGCTGACAGCACAAACTTTACTGAACTCCGCATACAAAGATGCTGTTTTTTCCCAACTGTCTGACAACTCCTCAAAGAAAGGCACCTCTCCGGACTGTTTGTTCTTGTACTCCCACGCTGACTTCCACTCATCGGATAAGTCCTCGTACTTCTCGACAATTCTCACTGTCTCAATGTCAATCGCTACAAAATGTCTTGTAGGAATGTCTCTTAATAACTTCATTTTTTATATATTTTTAGATTCTGTGCAAAATTACAACTAATTTTTTAATTGTGCAAACTTTTCTTTTACTATTTCTATTAATTTACGGAGACATTCAAGTTCTGCTTCTTCGTATGAATTAAATTCAATACTTGGAGATAAATATCTACTATCTTTAAGTATAGAATAAAAATAAGCGTAATCTCTTGATTTATATACCCAACTATCTAAACCATACTTCTCTCTAAACCATCTAAATGCTTGTTGGTAAAGTGGTGCTAAAAAATATAATGCTTGATTATCAAAATTCTTTTTAAGAAACAACATAATTTCTCCACCATTAATTTCACCATAATAAGCAAAACAAGGTTCATCAAATCCTAATTCTTTTAATGCTAATGCTTCTGCGTAAGGGATAAATTCTTTTTCCATAACTTCTAGATTACTTCCCACAAAGTTGCCGGTGTGCAATGTGCCTTGGTGTTTTTAACATTTTGGAAACCCTTTCTTCTGATTACTCCGGCTCTTGATGCTCGGACAACAACTCCACCCCACGCTCTCGTACTTGGAGGAACCGGTATAACACCCTTAGATGCTTCCCGTACATCTTCCACCATAAACTGTGAGTGTTTTGTAGCGTAATCTAGTAGGTAATTGTAGGCTTGGTCTGACCAACCTTTTACTTCCACGTTTGCGTGAGCTACTGCTCTTTTGATGCCTAATCTCATTAGTATTGCACCCGTTAATTTTTTTATCATCTTATTTCTTTTTAAATTCCTGAATAATAAACTAATCCTAAAATAACATCATAATAAAAATACATTCTCGCATCTCTATCTTCTTTTTTCCAATAACCTTCTACCATATTATTTCTTTTTAAATTGTTCAGTTAAAAGTAAAAATTCAGCAGTTAATCCTGTTTCTCTGCTTTTTTCTACAATCTTAATTACTTCTTCTTCACTATAACTTTTTTCTTGTCCTAATTTATAACCAAATTTTACTGCTTCTTGTACTGCTTTATTTATTTGTTCATTATAGTTTGCATAATTTTTAGCAACTTCTTCAAGTGTTTCTTGTTTAGATTTTTCTTTAATAGTAGCTTTAAAATTATATTGTATGTTACCATTCTCATTTGTTGTTGGTTCTATACCTGTGTTGGCAAACAATTCTTTGAATGTTTTTGGTGTTTCTTGTTTCATCTTATTTCTTTTTAAACGTGTCAGATAATGTTGCTCTTAATCTTTGTAGAAATTCTGACTTACCTATCTGTTCTTGTTGCCATTTAGCACAAGCTAAGAAACCATTTACATAAGATATTCTGTCATTATCAGTCATAGAATCATCATTTAACCAAAAATTTTCAGCAACTTCTTCAAGTGTTTCTTTTTTAGGTTCTTCTAATCCACCCCAATAAGTCATAGGTCTTCCTTTTTCATCTGTTTGTTTAGGTTCTTCTTGTGGTAATACGTGTATGTTTTTCATTAGTACTCAAAAAATTGTATCATATCCCCATTCTTAAAAATCAACCTAACACCGTATTGCCGGTCTTCAAAAAGCTGTACGTAAACTGTCATACCTTGATATCTATCTTTAAACATAGCACCATTGTAACCCATACCCCCCTCGGTATTACCCTCACCTCTTTCTGCTACTTGGTCGAAGTATCTAATAGAACCGTCTGCCATATACATTTTTATTACTGCCTCGTTACCGTAGTTAAAAAGGATAGTATTTTCAGATTTTGCTCTTGAAACATCATCGCCTTTTATGATAGCTATTTCTGAATAAACTCGTCTGAACTGTTGTGGTGTTTCTTGTGCGAATGTTGTGTTGATTGTTAGAACCAACAGCAAAAATAAAATTAACTTTTTCATAATTATTCTTTATTAACGGTTTCCCATATTGTTTCTTTTTTAATTTCCCCGTCAACAAATCTGCTGACAACTACACTCTCCATTTCATGGTCTGGCTGATTGGTCAAAGATACTATGTCTGACACAAACATATTGTAGTCGTCTTCTGTTGGTATTGCTCCCCCCGAACCAACACCACTGTTGTACCGTATAATATACGCCCCGAAAGGTTCTTCCAACAAATTTTCTTTTGCTACTAGATTGTCGAACTCGTAACCTTTACTCTCGTCTTTTTTAATAAGATTCCCCTCTTCATCTCTCTCATACACAAAAGACCTAGAATAACCACAATCCGGACAGCTTACATACTCTTCCCCCGTCTTGTAATAATAATCCTCGAAACACTCTTCGCTTTTACATCTTGGACATTCTATGTGTCCCATTACACTTCCCATACTATGATATTGTTGATTGTTTTTCTTTTGATAATACTGATATACTCTGATAGATACTTCTCTGAACGTCTTGGTAGTTGTTGTAACTAAATTCGGTTAAGTAGAAGAATCTTTTTAGCTGTTCTAATAAACTAACTCGCTCTGTGTAATACGGGTGTGAATACACAACTTTCTCAGCGGCAGATTGAGTTAGCTTTATTTCGCTATTTCTGATTAAGTCTTCTATCGCCTCGCTTTTAATACGCTTTCTCTGAGCCTCTAAGTACTCGAAGTTTTCTCTAAAACATCTAATTTTACTGTAATATCCGGCTAGATATACAAGGTACCCGTTAAACCTCTTCTTTAAGTCTTCTAACTGGTCTAAGTTATCAATACTGCCTACATACTCTTGCACCATACCGTCCATTACCTTTAGAGTCTTTTTTGTTTCTAGGTAATCATTCTCCGAGAATTTTACAAGGTCGGATACCTTTAATACTTTTTCTGACATATTGTTTTTTATTAAGACTGCAAAGTTACAAAATCTTTTCTAATTCTACAACTAAATATGGAGCATCTTTTAGATATTTTATCTCCCCCGTTTTTTCTATTGCTTTGGCTACTTCGACACCTTGTGTCTTGGCTATAAGCTTTAAGGTCTGTTCCATATAGATTATTTTCATAAGATGTACTAAAACAGATAAAAAAGATTATAGTTTAAACTTGCCCCAGCACTCCAATTTGTGTGAAAAGCATCATACCCCCCGTAAAGACCTACCCCAAAACGCTTCTTCCTTTTAGCTTTTAGCTTAGCTAATTCAATCTCTTGTTGCTCTTGTTTCTTCAAAGAGCCTAATAGCCCCTCTTGTAGGTCTAGGTTATGTGATACAAACTCTTCACTCTTCTCCCCCATTTGAACCGCTATACTCGTAATGGAATCTAATGCTTTTTCGTACTTAGACACTTCAGCATTGTAGCGATTTTTACAGTCTTGAATCTGTTTGTAATATGCTTTACGCTGTTCGTTAATCTTGTAGAGTGCTTCGACACGCTCCGGAGTATTTAAACTTCTAGTTTGGCTGTGCGATAAGCAAGGTGTCAAGCATATCATTGTAACTGCGAGAATGGATAACAGGTTTTTCATAATTAGGTAATTTACTAGGTTTTGTGTTTTTACGAACTTCTTTTGCTTTGTTTACTAAATCTTTTTGAGTTTCTATGAACTCTTTGTTGTGGGAATCGATTTTATCGTTCCATTGTTTTACTTCTTCTTTTGTTACTTCTTTTTCTTTTTCTACTTTGTCTATTTTTAGTTCGTTCTTTGCGTTTTGATTACTCCGGTAGAGTAAGATACAAGCTACTAGAAGCAACAAAAATGCAATAGCGGTAGCTATATATACTTTTGTTCTAAAAGACAAGGGATTTAACCCGTTTAATAATGTTTTCATAATTTACTTTTTTTGATTACTAACTTTTTTTAATGTTTTTACCCACAAGAATCCAATTACTAGAATGCCAAACGTAAAACCGATTATAACTCCTAATACAAATAATTTCATAATTTATTCTTTTTATAGTTACCGGTGATAATCACCGCTATTAGACTTAAAATTAAATCCGTCTTTCCGGATTGTCACTCATATTACTTTTTGTGCCTACTATGAATATCTTACTCATTGCTACGACAACAGCGAAACGACCAAAGTAACGACCTACATTTCAGAGTTTGAAAGGATTTCTATCTAGCAACGAGTTTTTATTTTGTTACCCTCACTTCGTAGTGAGTTTCTATCCAAACTCTAGCACCACAAGATAACGGTTTGTCGGGGCTGTAAATAACTTTCGCTACTACGCTCCCACTATCATCAAGGATTTCTATCTCTTTGGCATATATATTTTCTTTGTAAGTCTTACAAGTAAGAACCGGATTTTCTGTACCGTTCTTTTTGTTAGCTTTTACAACGTGCTGATTAACGTGGATTACTGTCTTCATATTACTTAATTAAAACTTGTTGGACTTCTACCGGCATACGATTGTACTTTAGGTTTTTCATACCTAGTAATCTTTCGTTTACTCTCTGAACTACTATTTTTCTGTCTTTTGTTGTTTCATTGTAATTTTTCCACAGCGAGGGAGAAATGCCCTCAAAACTATCTGAGAAATCTGTGGTGTTAAAACCTCTAGTAATACACTCTTCTGTCAATTCGATATATCGCTGATGTAAGTATCCCATTTTATCGTAGAAGAACTTAACGTGTCCGGTACCTAGAGTAAACTCTTTTGGTATGTCCTTGATTACTGCTTTACCTGTTCTTACTGCGTTAGGAATCCTAACTAATTCAACTCTCTCTTTGATTAAGTGTGCATCACACAATTCTACTGCTCTAACACCAACTGAAATTCTCGTCATAATTTTTAGTCTTTTGTGTTGCTGTATATCCAAAAGAATATAACAGCCCCGATTATATATAATATCATTCTGCAAATTTACAAATTAATTCGCCTTCCTAGTCAACAAATACAAAATACTTATTAACAAAATTATCCATAACAGCATAGTTATATTCTAAAGGTATAAGACTTAATAAAATCGTTATGCTCGTTGTATTCATCAATGATGTACTCTTTCCAATCGTGATAAAAAATCCACTTTCTTCCGGCTGTGTTATCTATATTTTCTATTGTAGATAGCACCTCTGTTCTCTGCTCTTTTGTACATCTTTCGTCATCTGTCAAAAAAGTAAAGAGTTCTCCACCGCTGATTATTAAGCTTTCTTTGCTCATAAAAACTCGTTTAAAGTTTTCTTATCTAATTCCATTCTTTCTTGGACAAGATATTTAACATCTTCCCAATCCATACCCATTACTAATTGGCGTAGCATTTGATAATGCTGTCCGGTTTCTCGTAAGATAAACTCCATTGTTTCCCCGTCATAGTTTTTTACTTTATCTATAACTTGTTCTACTTCATCTGCTATTGCTAAATCTGTTAGCATACTAGTTTGGTTTAGATACTTACTCATTTGCTCCAATTTTTTGGTAATACAAAAAGTCCCACCAATAGTCATATCTATCGTTAAAGAAGTCTTGGGCTTCTTCTGTGTACTCGGTCATATCGTCATCTTCATCAACACTTCTTACGATACCATTTGGGAATCTATACTTTCCACCCTCATCTCCGAATGAAGTGATTAAATCTTTGTCAGCAAGTTCACTTGCTACTTCTAAAATGTTTATTGTTATGTTCATACTAACTAATTTGAATTAAACCTTGTTCTTTTAATACTTCTAATACTAAACCTTTGAAATAAGCCACGTTTTCTGCTGTTCTTATCTCTTCGTTCACAATTCCTTTTACATAGTCTTGAATCTCTGTACCCAAAGGTTTCATTTCCATTTTGCTTGGGCTAAGAGAAGCCTTTGCATTTATAGTTCCCGTTGAAGTTATTATCTTCATTGGGATATTGCTTATTAAAAATCCACCCATAATTAAATCTCGATATAAGCAACATCTTGGTCTAAAAGTTGTTTTAGATAAGATATGTCTTGGTTAAACACTTCGTCTTGGTTCTCTCCTTCTAAACTTTCTACTACAAAAGCTATTAGGTATTGGTTAGTATCTCCGTCATCGGAAGTCATACTTGCTGTAATTTCTGATTGAATAAATCTCTCTGCGTGTTTAGAGATACTTGGGTTATATTCTACTGAAAATCTCATATTAGTTAGTTTAATTAAATGGATATAATTTTTCTACTCCGCTTCCGTCTGCGTTACTTTGCCACTCATCATAACCTAACTCTATGTCCGGATATCTCATTGAGTAATCATACATAAAGTCTTTGGCTTGTTTCTCTGTGTCAAAATTAGCGATAGTTTCTGTACCGTCTTCTTCGTCAATTCTAAACACTTCGTACCACGTTACAAGCCAGTGTTCCGGCTCTCTGTCTGTTTGGTCAGAAGCAATTTGAATATTGCTTAATACTACCCCTAAGTTTTCAAAACCCTCGATATGTGTTTCTAATAATGCTTCCGGTAATTGCTCTAGTAGTCTTGCTACATCTTGTCTTATAAGGACTAATCTTTGTTCTGCTGTTATTTTACTCATCTTAATAGTTTTTAAACCCCCCCTCGAAAGGGGGAATGATTGATTACTTTTCTGTTGTAACTCCTAATATTTCTTCAACATAGCAAGATAAAGATATGTGCAAATCTAGGATTGCTTCGTCTGAAAGCCCGATAAGTGAATTTTTGATTAACTCGTCTTCTGACAAATAGCTTTTTACTCCTAACTCTTTTCCCACTTTTGAAGTGGGTGTTTTGAAATGTACCACATTAATACCTTTTGAGTTTTTAGTGATACCAACAACTCTCTCTGTTGATTTTGCTACTACTTGATTCTCTGATACAACAATTTCTACTTTTGTTTCTTTCATTTTTTTGTTTTTAATTTTTTACAAAGATAATACTTTTTTTCTAATCTACCAAATTTTCTTTAATAATTAATTGTTTTAAAAAGAGAAATAAAACTATCTCTGTTAAATTTGTTTGCAAAATGCTTGTCCTTGATTATCCCTTTCAAGAATTTAACCTCATCAATTTCGGGGTTAGTTACAAAAAACCTTACTACTGCTAAAAAGGAAGAATTACAATTTCTTAGCCCCATTGCAACTGCTTTTTTGTGTAACTCAATTAATCTTGCTCCATTTTCCTTGTTTGCTACAAAAACTCCATTTTTAAAATCTGTATTACCACTACAAACTTTACTTGAAAATGCTTCTATTAATCCCGATAGTCCATAACCCGTCTTTAGACTTATGTTTCTTAAATAATCATAGTCTTCTAATCCGTGTGTAACCCAAGCGTTTAGATAATCATTTAATGTCCAATTTTTTGCTGTTGAGTTCATCAAAGACACAAAAGGAATTATGTTTTCTATGCTTTCTACTTTGTTGATAAAAGCTACAAAACCTCCTTTTAAATCTCCCTCCGGAATGTTTAGTACACCTTTACCTAGATGTTGTCCGTCTGCATAATAAAGAGTTTTTGCTCCTCCAAAGGATTTACTTTCAATGATATTGAATACCCTTTGTATGCCAATCTCTTTTATGCTCCTAGTCATATTTTTGACGTGGCTATCTTTTACTTTTCTGTTGAACATTGAAGGCATATATTCTACACCTTTTAAAAACTCTTGCAACTCTCTGCCGGTTTTAAATACTACTACTTTTGTTTTCATATTGTTAAATTTTTTACAAAGATAATACTTTTTTTCTAATTATGCAAACTTTTTTTAGATTAATTCATCAACATACGTTATATTGTAATCAATAGTAACATAAGGTCTTGGCTCTTCTTCCCCGTCATAGTCATCATAGAACAAAGTGAAGATACCTAGAGGAATATCATCAACACTTATAAAAGCAATACGATAGTCTTCGTTAATCTCTTTCAACTCTACATTACCTACTACAACTCCGTTAGGGGTAATACAATCGTCTTGTCGTAAGCTGTCTATCAATGTTTCCATTAATAAGTCTTGTACATCAAACTCGGTGCTGTCATCGGGTTCGTCTGTGCAATCTTTAATAAGCCCTTGCTCCACTAGGTTATCAACCATTCGGATAGCAATATCTCTTAACTCGTCAAAATCTCTAATCATACTAACTAATTTATTAATTCAACTTCACTTGGTTTAAATTCATCTTCCTCATCAAATTCCTCTTCGTTCAGAAGAATGTGTGCCGGAATGTACTCGCACTCATCAAACAACTCTTGTATGGTAATTTTTGCACTACCGGTATTTTGTAGCTGTTTAATTATTTTAAACCCTAACCAATTTACATCATCGTTTTCTGAAAATAACCAATCCAATAAATCTTCTTTTCTTAATTGCGGTTTTGCTTCCATACTAAAAATCAATTTGGTTATCAATTAAACTTTGCTCAATCAACTTAATTTTCTGTTGAGCCATAAACAAACTAATGTCGTGCCACCCGTCTAAATGGTCATCTGTCTTGTTTTGGATAACCAATTCTGCCAAATCTTTTTCTTCTTTGGCTTTATCGAGTTCGTTTATCAACGCTTCTCGATGTTGTTTTACTAATTTCATACTGATAGGTTTTAAATTCTTGGTAAAGATACTACTTTTTCTCTAATTACCAAAACTTTCTTTAATTATTTTTAAATTTTCTTTGTGCGACAATAAATTCTGATAGTGTTCTTGATAGTCCATTAATGTATCGTGGTCAATAGTTGCATTTTCAGAAACGTATCCAACGAAATCCTCAAAAATATCGCAAGTATCTATGTAGCCATTATTAATAGCATCTTCAACGCTCTTGGCTTGGTCGATAGATAAAGTATCATTTTTTCTTAAACTAGCTAATACAATATCCATAATTAACGAATGCTCCATACCACGATATAAAAAGTCGGGGAAATCACAAGGTTCGCTAGTGAAATCACAATAAGGACAAGTTATGTCGTAATCTTCTAGTGGTGTATCCATTGTTAGTGGAATAATTTTGTGAAGAAGAACTGAACCACAATTACCACAATTAACGATGTTTATTCCGGCTACACTTTGTAACTCTTCTACTAGGTCAATTTGCTCTAGCACTCTCTCTCTGATAGTTTTTTTACACATAATTTCTGATTTTAAATTCTCCGTAAAGATACAACTTTTTACGAAACTACAAAACTTTTTTAGGAATATTTTTCAATTTGTTTTTTTAGGGCTTCTTTATGATGTTCGGGCAAATCTGTACATCTAGTAACATACTCGTTACCATAACAATCCTCTTCTGCTTCTTCTCTGTCGCCATAGATAATAACTTCTCCGTCATTAAAAGTAACTAATCTGTCGTTGGCTTTATCCCACAGAACATAGTCTGTGTCGTGTAATTTAATCGAACTCATATCCTACTTCTGTTATATACATTGTACTTCCCTCAAAACCCTCTCTACGCATAGGTAACATATAGATATCAAAATACCCGTATTGGTCTTCACGTTCTAGGTTGAACATCAAATTATAATCTGCCGGTAGGTCTTCATCACAAGTAAAATCTCCGCTGTCTAATCTAGCTTGTGTGTTGTTCTCTAGTTCAATCGGCTCTCCAAAAAAGTCTGATAGCTTTTTATTTAGAGTTTCCATATTGAAACGATTTTGAACTAACTTATCTAAAAAGTCAATTACTTCTAGCTGTCTTGGTGTATAATCTATTTTCATACTACAAGTTTTCGATTATGTCTTTGACTACGTTTCTGATTAAGCCGAACTCAACGTCAAAACTATCTATGCTAATATAGTTACTGCTGTCGATTGTTAATCTAATACTATCTCTATCAACAAGGTTGCTTTCTTCACTCTCAATCGACTGCATAATGTCGTTGATAATCTCATCTTTCTTATAGTCAGAAAGTTCTGCTTCTTCCTCGATGTTTCTTAATAACTCCACTACGTCTTCTTTAGTGAATACACTACTTAAATTTTGCTCTACTGCTAGTAAAGTCTGTCCGATTGTTCTTTTCATAATTATAGTTTTTGTGCCTACTATGTTAGGGTTTCGGCTATCCCTCTGTTTTGTTTGACAAATGTACGATTAAGTTTTTAATCTACCAAACTTTTTTACAATTATTTTTCTTCTATTTGTCTTATAACGCTTTCTACCGCACTTAACAAATCTGTTTCATCATCAAATTCAGCGTGTTCATAATTATCTAAATGCTGTTCATAGATTATTTTAAACACTTTATCTAAGTTACTTAATGTACACTTCATAATTTATTATCTTTTAAAATAAATGCCGGAGCAAAAAACAACAGCCAAAAAACTAGGCAAACCGAAAATCCTACGACTTGTTGCCAAAATGAAAGAGTTATTCCCCCACAAAGAGCGTGAGTAAGATAAGCAAACCCACAAGCCATTAAAAATACAAATACGTTCTGTTTCATATTAGCTAATTTAAAAGTTCTTGTATTAATCCCTCTGCTGAATCCCTTTCCAATCCTGCTTTGAATAAACTAATATCATCTTCTGATACTGTAAAGTCTTGCTCAATTTCCGGAAAGTCTTTCAACCCTAAAATTATATTGTTCTTGTCTAATACTTGGTGTACTAGGTACGGGTGCTTACTTCTATCATCTTTGAAGTACACTACTGAATTTTCTTGAATACTACTACTACTCATATCTTTGAACTAAAAATGTTACTCCACCTTTGAATGTCGGCTCGTCTTCGTTAATAAATCCTCTACTATACGTTTCTTCCCACGTTAGCGGTCTGTTTCCGTTTTCTTCTACTCGAACCATACAATGTAAGTCATACCAACGCTTGTCATACTCTCTGACTTCGTTAACTAGGTCTTGGAGAAACTCTTGGATAATACCTTTAAAAACTTTTCTGTTGGTTAAACCCCTAAAGTCTGTAACTCCCTCCCAATATCTGTCATCGGTACGTTTCAAGTGGGCAACAAAAACTCTACCCTTTCTGTCTAGGGCTTCGATACTCATACTACTATCGCTGTGTCTTATAAAAGCCACTTGGTACAACTCGTATGCTGTTCTCATATAAACTAATTTAAAAGGTTATCTAAATAAGTGCTTGGGTATTCCCACGTTAAACTCTCGTAAACATTTACAACAAAGTTATTTATAAACTCCTCGTTAACTTCGGGAGCAACTCCGTCATACGCTTCAACTAGATAGTCTTTGGCTTCCTCTGTATCTAACCATTCCTCTACCTCTCTTCGCAAATCATTACGGGTAAAAATGTCGTTTTTATCCTCTGCATTTTCCGGTATGTAACAAGGCAAATCGGGGCTGTTCAAAAAATTCTCGTTGTGAAAGGAAGCATACCCGTTGGTATCCATTCCGAACTTATGTGCTATTTCGTGTATCATACTAATTAATTTAAGATTTCTAATTCGTAACCAATTTGTTCTAGTTCTGCTTTGAGTTCTGCGTACTCTTCGGGTGTTGCTGACACGGAAGTATGGTTGCCGATTTTGGCGTGGTTTAAAAAATCCTCGTGGATTTCTGTGTGCTGTCCTATGTGAGCATAGCCCTCATATAACAATTCTCCTCTGCTGTCTGTTCGGCTATGTTCGGGGAAGATAGCGTTGACTTCTTCAATGCCCTTTAAATCCTCTGTTGAATTTCCAAAAAACTGAATCTTCTTAAAAACTACTGCTGTCTTCATACTATCTAATTTAAAATAAGGTATTAATTGCTACTTCAATTTTATCAACATCACTCAAAAAATCATCGCTGTACGCATCTACTTCTAAACGCTCTGCTAATTTTAGAGTATCTGTTGGGAATATCTCCCACCAAAATCCACTATAACTTACCTCGAATGAAGTGTTAAATCTATCAAACAATAATTGTTTAATTTTTTCTCTGTTTTCGCTAATCATATTACTTAATTTAAAATTCTACTTCAAAACTTAATACTCTACATCTACTCTCGATTGCTTTCTTCGAGGTATTCTTGATACCTAGAAACTCTGCTAAATCTTTTTGGCTGTCGAAATAACGACTTCTGCTGATTGAAAGGTTTAATCTTATCATAACTTGTTTGTTTTAAATCTTGAACAAATATACGACTTGTTTCCGAAACTACCAAACTTTTTTTAAATTATTTTTGGGCGTTTTTAAAAAAAAGGTTAAATTAGTTAATTTGATTGTTATACCATTTGATAAACTCTACTACTGCTGAATGAACTGCTTGGATTTTACTAGCTGAATTAAATGTTTCAATATCTTCAAATCTGTCTTCTCCAACATCTGAAATTCTACAAACAAAAGTGTTTATAAATACATCAAAACCTTTGCTCTCAATTTTCTCAACCACTTCCATTAACCAATTCCAATCGGAATGATATTGTAAACCTTTGTTTCCCATATTATTATGGTGTTCCATAAACTCGGCTATCAATTTATTACTCTCTTGGGTAGTGGGAGCAATACCTAAATCTAGCTTCGCTTTCTCTAGTGTATTGAAGTCTTGGCTTTCAAAAGTTTCGCAATTTTCAAAAATTCTATTGAAGAAGATATTACCCTCTTGGATAACTTGTTTGTTACCTTGTTCAAAAACTACTTTCTGTGTTTTCATATTAGCTAATTTAATCTTGTCCGTAAGGGGCTTCGTTATACGATTGGTAATTACAATTCTTACATAGGTCTTGGTCGTCATCAACGTCAAAATCCATTTCTTCTCTAGGGAAGAATCCCCCACAACAATTACAAATAAACTTATTTGAAATTAAATCAACTCTATCGTTATTTTCGTAATCATCAAAATCAATAGTTTCTGATAACTCTATTGCTTGTTCGTTGCTGTGTGCTTGAATAAATAAGTTCTTATTTGTCAATTCATCATAAACTTCATAGTAGCTTAATTCTTCATCATCTGTAATATTACAGAAGAAGTCTTCCTCTACAAAGTAAGTACCCTCGTAGTATGCTATTACAATATCCATAGGGATTTCTTCTTCGCTTTCGTAACTCCAATCGTTCTCTTCTATTTCATCATCTGTCAAATGTCTGTGAAAATAGTTTGAGCGTAACTCTTGTAACTCTTCTGCTGATAATTCGTGTACTGATTTCATATTAGTTAGTCTAAAAGGTTTTCCATTAATTCACATAAGTTAATTCGGTCTTGAATGCTAGATAGGTCGGATAACCTAACTAGGTGTTTTGCTAAACTCCCGTCTGCTTCGATAACCTCGATACCTCTATCGGTAACTTTCAACGGGTGTACATCAAATACTTCTCCCGTGATGTCGTTTCTCATTTCGAGATAATCATCGGGGCTGTCGTGTTCTAGGTCTTCCTCTGAAAAGATTACGAACTCTTCTTGCTGTTCTAGTAGCTGTGAGAAGTAGTTAGATACTTCTGCTTCTAGGTTGTCTAAATCTTGGTTTAAAAATCTTGTGTAATTCATCTTTGATAGTGTTTTAAATTCTTGGTAAAGATAAGTAATGTTTCTGACTTGTGCAAATAATAAATGTTAAAATTTAAACTTTTTTGGTCTTTGCCTTTTCTTGATAGCTAGTGTTCTAACATTAACACTTTCTTGGTTATCGCTAGAATCCCTCTTGATAATAGCAATATCAAAACCTTGATGAATCAAACTAACTAGTGTGTTAGTTTCTTTGCATAATACTTTCTCCATAATTGTAATAAAATTTCGGGGTTTATAAAAAAACAGCCAAACTACTCTTGCTCTTGTTCTAGCATAACTTCATTATACTTCCTAGATAATAAAACTAACTCATCTAAAACTGAATCCTCTAGTTCCGAATAAGGAATAGTATAATCAACCAAACTAGAACTAGAAGAACTAGTAGTATCATATATAGAAACCTCGATACAATCTAAAGACAAGAAATCAATCAACGCTATTAGCCGTCCTAACTCTCCAACACTCAGACCAAAATTTTCATCTACCGCACTAGGAGGAAAATCTCCCCAAACTTTAACTACACTCCGTATAAGAGCAATCTTTTGTAACCTTTCCATATCTGTATAAAATTTTGTATATGTACATTAAACAATCTAATCTAAAACTCCAACCCCAAAACAAAGGGCTAATATCGTAGGAGGGGGCTGTCCACCCCTTATAAACGTTACGTTTTTCAACAAAACCCCCACAATCTGATTACAATCTGTAACTGACTGCACCCCCTTTGGTTTCAATCTGTAACTTATGCTCCCCCCCTAGCTTTTTAGTGCCTTGATACTCTCTTTGGCTATCTTGTTTGCTTGGGTTTCACGTTCTTTCTTGGATAGTTGGCTCTTCAAGGGTTTCCAATTTACTTCTATTGAACCTACCATTACACTTCTTTGCCCACTTAGGACTGCTCCCACTATTAAATTAGCTAATTTTTCTTCCATTTTTGCTGTTTCTTCTGACTGCCCGATTATATTATTCATAATGATTTTGTACTTTTATTGAGAATCCCACAAGGTAGGTATCGAAATTTACGGGGGTTAGACAATTTGCCCCCCCTATTTTGTTGCATTATTCGTAATTGAGGGTATATTGCCCCCCCAATTACCTTTCAACAAACTAACTAATGCGTTATTGGTTACAACTATCTCCCCGAAGTATTCCTCGACAACTAGATAATCTACTCCCTCGTGATAGAATGTATCTTCTAGGGCATCTAGTTCTTCTTTGGTGTATGCTTGGTACATCTCACTTACTGAATGTATTATTGCTTTTCTGTTCAAGAACTCTATTGTTCCTACTACTATTGTTTTCATATTGTTTTCTTTTTTGCTGTTGCCCGATTTTTTGAGGGGAGAAATTGGCGAAAAACTCCCCCCTAAAATCTTCGTACAAGCTAGTTTAAACTTGTGTTAGTTCTCCGTTCCACAACTGCCCGTTCAAATACCACTCCCCTTTCTTCTGCTGAATGCTCACTCTAGGTAAACCATTTAAGCGTTCTTTGGTAGTGTTGCTTTTCCAACCTGCGTTAGTTACCTTTAGAACTCCCCCAACGCTGTGTTCGAGGGTAGCAATAAGGTTGCCGAACAAATACATCTTTGATACTCCGTTTTCAGTTACAACTGCTGTGTTGCTGAATGTTGCGTTCCCACAATTAAGGAAACAAGCTACTGCGTTTTGTGTTACAATTTTCATACTAGTTAATCTATTAATTTTTTTGTTTTTGCTTCTTGTTTTAAGGTGTAGTAATCATAGCTATCGCTTTCGTATAGCTTGTCTAAATCGTCTTCATCTAGGTAAAACCTTTCAACTTCTTCCCCGTAAATAGTTCTTCCAATAAAATCTGTAATACTTGGATAAACGATTGCTTCCCCGTCTTTTATAGAAACGTGGATTGCGTTTCCGTTGTTGTCGTGCCTAACTTCATAAAGGCGGTCTGCTTTTAAAAAATGCTCGTTGTGTAACATAATTTCTGATTTTTAAATTCTATGTAAAGATAATGTTTTCTGTAATACCAACCTAATTTTTTTAAACTTTTTTTCATTACCCCCCAATATTTTTATCGAGGGGCTTTGAACTAACTAATCTAATATTCAATCTCTGCTTCCTCTAGCAACGCTACAACTTCTCCCTCTGCTACCCCCAACAAATTGTGGTCGATATGGTCTAACATACCATTAGTAGCGAAGTCTGTTCCGTAAAACCCGTAGCAACTATCGACTATATCATCGTCTTCATCTATTATTTGAAAACCATAAACATCGCCCTCAACGTATTGTGTGTACGTTTCTACTTCTCCCTCTAGGATTTTTTCTAGGCGTTCTTTTAGCTTAGCTGTAACTATCTTGCCCCCGAACTCCTCTAGGGCTTTTTTCTTACTAACTAATATAAACCCTATCTGACCGCTATCCCAACGACAACTGAAAGGTTTTGTGCTAATAGCTATACCCGAATGATTGTACATATACAAAGGGAGAATTACTGCTGGATTTTCTTCCTTGATAATTGCTTGTTTCATCTCTTCCCAACCCGAATAATCGTCTGAATCGTAAGAATGCTTATCCCCCAAATCGTAACCTCTGTGGAAACAAATCATCGTTCCTAAATTGTCCCAATCTCTAGGGCTGTCTGCACTGCTGTCGTGTACTACTTTTAATCTGTTCATTTTTGATAGTTTTAAATTGTTTGACAAATGTAATAATTATTTTTTGAACTGCAAAACTTTTTTGTATTAATCTTTAAAAAATTTTTGGTCGAATGGAAACTTCTCCCCCGTGTAGTTAGTATTGAATGCTATTGCACCTACTCCGTTAACCTTATAAGCAATAGATTCTTGTTTCAAATCTCCGCACCAATAAGTCAACGCTTGACTTAAAGTTTCTTCTGAACTAGAATCAAAATAAGCTACTAGGGTACGTTCTTCGTTACCTTTATATATACCCTCTTCTTCAACTCTTACATTAGTTAATGCAAAGTACCCTAACAAAGAAATTAACGTCCTTGATAGTTGTTGTTTTGGCTCTTCTGCTCCAACTTTTAAACCGATATTCAATACTACTTTTTTCATACTACTTAATTTAAAGTAACTGCTCCGTTGCAATTACACTACAAAAGTAAGGTATAGATATGATATATGCAATAGCTAGAAGAAGAACTTATTAACAAAATATTGTTGATAACTTTATTTGTATATGTCGTTTTAAAGTCGTACCTTTATAAAAAAATTAATGGGGATAGTATCTCCACAAGGGTTCGTGTTTTTTTCGACACGCAGAGGGTGTACTCCGTCACGCACCCCCCCCAAACATCTGAGTATAGGGTAGGACGGAGTCTACTCTTCCTGTGTTGGTATTACACACCGCCCTTTATCAAATCCTTACCCCCTATGTAGTCTATCTATCCATATCGTTCCCCCTTATTGTTAAACAAAGATACGATAAAGAATCCGTATATGCAAATAAAAAGTGTTAAAATTTTAGACAAAAAAAGAGGGGCAACCGCCCCCCTCGTTTTCACATTAGTTAATTTAGTACCCCTCAAAGTCGGGGTAGTTTTTGTTTAAGTAGTTGTTTAACCTCTCCTCGTTTCTAAACCTTTTTACCCCCAATTTATCCGACCACGAATTTTGATACGTGTACTCTTTGATTATAGCGATATAACCGCCTTTGAATACTTTGCCCTCGTCGGCTAAAATCAAGATGTTGTCAGTTAAAACATTCTCTCTTAAAATAAATTCTTGTGCCATAATAGATTAGTTAGTATTAATAATTATCAAAGGTACAAAATAGTTTTTATATATCCAAATTTTTGGGCATAAAAAAAGGGGAAACTTTCGCTCCCCCCCCCTCTTTGAATTAGTTAGTCTAATACTCGAACACTTCTAACTCCGAACAAAGTTGCAAGAAATTATCTTTGTCGCAGAAAAGATTACCACTTGCTTGTGCCTTTTCATCAACCTCTTCGTTGTAGTCTAGACTTTCTATCGTAGCATAACCGCCTACATTAAAGATATGTGATTGCAGCAAGATAAAGTCTTGTGGCTTGTCTAGTTCCTCTTGAATTGTTTCAGTAGGGATTGTTTGAATGAACTCCTTGATGTTGTCTTTAGTTATCATATAAGATAGTTTTAGTTTGGCTTAATTGCCTTGACAAATTTACAAAATGTTTTCCATATACACAAACTTTTAGGCATAAAAAAAGGGGAAACTTTTGTTCCCCCTTTGCTCCCCTTTAGATTAACTAATTTGATAGTTGCTCAAACTTTTCCTTTAGTTGCTCTATTGTCGGGATAGCGTTAGGGATAGCGTTCCCCTCTTCATCTAACACAACAACATCACATTGTATTTTATAATAGTCATTACAAGTATCATAATTGTTTATTGTGTAAACCAAAATTTCGGCTTGTTGCTCCTCTTTGGTTAGTAAGTCCCACAACTCTGATTTCTTACCATAAACCGCCTTAAAAATTTTGTGTTCTTGTATGTGGTGGTGCATTGCAGAAGTTATCTCTTCACTAGTGAACCCCAAACTATTTCCTAAAGTGGTAAGACCGCTATCGTTCAAGGTTTGAACTAACTTACTTAAACTATCAATAGGTAGTTCCCCTAAAGTACATTTGTGTTGCTCCGTTTCATAATCATCAATCTTTGCGAAGTTGCTGAACTTCTCGTAAGTTCTTGCCCAATAAGAGAACTCTTGTTTGAAGTTACCTCTTTCCATTGAGAATCTACCGCTTACTTCTACTGAAGCGGTTTCAGTAATTGATACAATTTTTGTTTCTCCACCTACAATCCGTAAGCCATCAAATAAATTTTTCATACTAAATAGTTTTAAATTTGGCATTATTGCCGATACAAATATAAGAATAAGTTTTGAATAAAAAAAATTTTTGCAAAAAAAAAGAGGGAAACTTTTGCTCCCCCTTTAAACTAACTAGTTCACACCCACTTCCCCGAATATATCTATGTGGTACACCTCGTGAACACTTTGACAAATGTTTGCCATAGTTACCCCCAAGATTGAATTAACTAGTTTAGAACCCTCAAAAATGTCCGCTTGAACACCGAACTCCAATAATACAATTTCTACCCTCATAACTAACGATTTGGTTTTAGATTAAGTAATACGAAAATAACAACTAAAAGAACTGCTCCCAATACCATAGCACTATAGATTAACTGTTGTAAAAAAACTTCTGTCCTCTTCTGATATGTAAACACACTTCCCGTCTTCATCTCGAAATTCATTCCAATTCTCATCTAGGGCTTTACCATTCTCATCTATGAAATAGATTTGCTCATAAAAAAACTTTGCACTCATCTGATATAATTTAAAATTAATTTACCGCAAAGCTACAAAGAACTTTCCGAATAAACAAGTGATACAATAAAAACTTCAAAATAGGTAATAAAAAACCCCCTTTCGGGGGCTTGTTTGTCTAGCCAAATATCCAATCTAGAACGCACATAAAAGGCACAATAGATAGAGTAGCAAAGATACAATAGTCAATGCTCGTGAACTTGTCCGTCTTGTTAACATACCAAGCGTGAGCAATAATACCAATAATACAAATCGAAAAAATAATAGCGTGTAGCATAAGATTAAGAATAATGATTAAACTCTAAGCCCTTACCACTAGGTAAAAAGACTATGATATAGTAATAAAAACTTACACAAACAGCGGTTTTTTTAAAGTAGCTGTTGAAACTTCTGAACCTTTTTGAGGGCACAATAGATAGTATTTTCATATTAAATAATTTAAAACCCCTCTTTCGAGGGGCTTTGGTTAGTGATTAGTAAGCCATTTCTAGGGCTACCTTTTGTGCTAGGTCGTTCAATTTAAGACCGCCACCGACTAAAACATAGTCGTTTCTGTCTTCCGTCTTCGCTACGTGGTTAGTGTAGTGAGTAATTCCGTTAACTAAGCCCCAAAGTGTTGAGCCCGTTCTACTGAACTCTAGTTCAATGCTTTCTTGAACATTGTCAAGGATAGCCTTTTTAGTTCCGTGAAGTTCTGAATACAACGATTGGTTATATCCTAAAGTCTTCATCAAAAACTCTTCTACCTTAGCCTTATCAACGCTAGTTCTGTTTAGCTGTTGGATAAACGTTTCAAAGTCGTTTATGCTGTCCGTTGCTTTAGCAATATCGTTGCATAAAGACGAAGCCTTGCCAACATTACCTTTGGTATTCTTAAAAGATACAGCGAACTCTGTTTTCCACGCTTTCATACCATTTGAACAAACTAGTCTGAAACAGCTAATAAATAAGCTAGTTTTGGTTAACCCGTCGAAGCCCGTTGCAAGATTGATTTTAACAATCATCTCATCCTCTTGTCCTCTTAGGTTAGTGAAGCCCATTTTCTTGATAGGTGCTTCAAAAACTATCTTTCTACCGCCTTTTAGCTCTAGGTAGTTAACATCATTGAAATCACAATCCGTCTGATACAAGCAATTCTCGAACTCGTCAAATAACAGCTTCGGTTGTGTTGGGGTGTAATCTCCACCAACAACGCCCAAAGGTTGACCGCCTTTAGCTTTGTAAACCCCGAAGTTATTAGGGTTATCAAACCCCTCAACCCCCGTGATTAGTGGTATTTTTACCACGTCAAACAAATTACCTTTGATACTCTCAATGTTAGCGTTTCCGCTTTCGATGTTAGATAAAATCTCCATACTTAAAAAAATTAGAATTAGTTAATTTGAAAATAAACCCCTCTTGCGAGGGGCTTGAATTAGTTTGCAACTTCGTACTGATAAGCCCTCTTAGAGAGCATAATCAACCCGTTATTGCGATAAAAAGGGCGGTTGTGTTCATCAAACTCAACATCTTTGATGTCGCAAGTTAGAATGTAGCCCTCAAGCTCCAACCACTTTGTTAAACAATCCGGACAACCAATATTTTCGTGCTCCCAAATACGAGCCCAATTAGTTGCCAACATTGGCGTTGAACACAAAGTACCACTAGTACCACCCATAGCGATGTGAGTTTCATTACTCCAAACCGCACCTTTATTACCATAGTGGTAAAAAGGATTTTTCAAATTACTTGCTTTCATAGCTAAGAAATTTAGTATGTACAACCACTTGTGTAGGTAGGTTGTATCACCTTATTCGATATGTCAAAGAACAACCAACAGCATCATCATAACCACAGCACAAAGATACAAATAGTTTTTGAATTAACTAATTTAAAGTGAATTATTTTTATAAAAGTTATTAACAATCAAATGTTAATAAGTATAAGGTATGGTAATACTATAGCTACCATAACCAACATGCTCTATAAAGCCAAATAAAGCGATTTAAGACACTTTAATAGTCGTTTGGTATCTAAGTATCACTTACTGGCAGAACGTCGATTAGAAGCAAAATAGCGATGAATAAAGGGCTCACATTTTTACCTGTAAAATAGTTTACGTGACCTAATGTTTTTTGAATTATTTTGTACTAATGCAATTAATATAGAACTATTCTAAATAAGCTAGTGGCTCCAAACTAGGAGCACCTAACTAGCTACCCTAGTACTATAGTATATCTCTATAGTGTAGGCACCTATCATAGACAAAAGATATAAAAATAACTTGGAAAAGTCAAACCTTTTTAGGAGCGTTCTAAGGCAAAAACTTTTTTTTCTGGTATCATAGGGGGGGTAGCCCAAAAAACCCCGAATCGTGCCGCCCTCATCGCATAGATGGGTAGGGTGTCCCCCACATAAACCAGATTTCACATAAGCCCAATTTTTATAAACCCGATTTCACATATAGTCAATCTAGAATAGTATTAACGTTTCCTTAACACCTACCGGGGGGGTATAAAAAACCCCAGCATATAGCCGGGGGTAGTTTGTCTAGTAGACGTTACTATCGTCTTCTTCACAGTCGTATTGCATACGCTCGATAAAAGCTTTCAGTTGTTCTTTTCTTTTTTCTCCGAAGACTCTTCTTAGGTTTTTCAGAAAGACGAGACTGATTCTGTTTTTTCTCATTTTTTACCTTTTAAATTTTTAACCCAACATTTTTTTGCTTTGTAGTTATAGTATCTAAGGAACATAGATTGTGTAAACACTATTAACTTACTCAAGGAATAAGCTACATCTAGTCTTGTTACTATACTAGAATGAGATGTGGGTTTTACTCTCATTATTCTTGGCATCCAGGATATATCTTCTGAACATACTACTGGTACTTTTGCTGTTACGCTATCTGCTGTGACTATGTTGAAAGATTCTGAGAAAGAAACTTGCATACATATATCCATTTTTGAGACTGCTTTCAGAAAGTCGTTGTGTTTATACCAGGGGTGGTGTACTAGTTCGTGTGGGGAGTATTCAAACAGTGCTTCTAGATTTTTTAAAACGTTGTTTCCGCTTTGTTCTAATCTGGAACTGTTTACATGAAATCTTAGTTTTTTGTTCAGGATGTTTGCAAAGTCAATTGCTGCTAGGGCTTGTTGATAAGTATTCTTCATTGGTCTTATCGCACCGAAGCATCCGATGTCTACAAAGTCAGAATCATCTTTTTTTACACTCTTTTTTTTGAATGTGTCGGCATAGTAGATATTTGGTAGGTAGGTAAATTTACCAAATGGCAAAGAGGATTTAAACTGTTCTGTAAGTTCTTCTGTGTTCGGTGCTATATCTAACCCCAAGTTTGCGTACTGTATAATCCATCTTGTTGCTAACCCCTCATTTGCTAGAAACGGAGCTTTTGAATGGATTCTTATAATCCATCTTCGGTTTTTGTGTCTGTGAAGTTTTAATAGCTCTTCAAATTTTCCTGGAGGGCACCACAAAGCTTCTATAATTACAACATCTGGGTTGTATTCTGTAACTACCTTGTCAATACCGTTAGAATCTGTCACTGGGGTAAGTGCTGATTTTATACCGATGCTGTTCAAAAAGTTCCTTACAAATGTTGCTGAGTTAAACAAACCGCTTGTAACTCCGTAAGTGTCTTTCACTCTGTCGCAAGTGATGAATTGTACTTTCATTTTAATCTAATAAGTCTGTTATAAAAGAACGGTTGGTCAAATCTTCTTTGTTTTTGTCTGCTCTTTCTTGGGCAGCTTCTAGTTCTTTTTCTGTAAAGAGTAAACATCTCTCGTTGCTACCGTCTGCATTCTCTACTTGGACTGCTACATACACATCAGCTGAACCGAAAGTTCTCTCTGTGTTTTCTACTCGGATAAGTCTTCCTTTTTTTATCCTTGCTTGGTCTAATACGTTTGCCATTGTTTTGTTTTTTAAAAGCCCCCGGTTAAGAGGGCTTGATTATTATTGGGTGAGAAGGGTTAATCTAAGAACTCTGAGATTTTTTTATGCCTAATTTGGCTGCGGTTTGTTTAAAAAACATCGGTAAGTAATTTTTAATTATTTGTTCCACGGGTCTATTATAAGTTCTTTGATTAGTATAAAGGTTCCAAAAAGTAAGTATACGCTAGCACCTCTTAAAGACATAAAAGCCAAAGCTGAGCCAAATAGTACTAGGTTAACAGCTATATAGCTTATACCAAGCAACATCAAAATAGTACTAAGCATTCTTAGTTGTTTTTTTAGCTGGTTTTGCAGGAACTACTTCTTCTGCGAGTACTGGAAAATCTAGTACTTCTGGTTCCGGAGCTGGAGTATCTGCTGTTACAGCAATACCTTCGTTTGCTAATTGTGCTTGGAACAAAACTTCTGCTTGTTCTTTTGTAACTCTCTCTTTCAAGAAAGTTGATAAGTGACCTGTCTCTGATTCAAAAATGTGTCGTTTTTCGTTCTCTGTGTAATTAATTTTCATCTTGGTTTAATTTTAGTCTGTTAAAATCTGTTCTGTATAGGAAGACATCCTTCCCGGAATTATACGCTTTAATTTCTTTTTCTGAAAGTCCTAAATCTTTGAACTTTTTAGAATATTTGTTATTAAAATCAGACAACTGTTTTTTAAGAACCGCTTCATTAAAAAAGCTTCTTCTATTTGAAAAAGTTAGTCTGTCTGCTTTGTGGAACATAATCCACTCTAGGTTATCTGTTATTACTATTTCACCTTTGAAGTCTGTCAATAAAAATGACCCGGCTGATGCTAAAACATCTGTAAGGTGTATCGTAATTTCTTTTTGTCTTAGGTTCAAATAGTTTATCAAAGCCCCCATCATACAAGTTTCACCGCCCTGGGTAGAAAAAAACAAATCAACCTCAGGGTGCATGTGTATTGCATCTATACAGTCTTGTACCGTATCTTGTGTAATATCATCGTCAAATATAAAAGTATATCTGCTAAGTGGTGGTATTTCCTGTTCCATTTTGTAATTCTTCTAATGTTTCTAAATACTCTTTTTTTGTAATGATACCGGCTTTTCTATGAACTTCAACACCATCTACAACAAAAACGATAGTTGGGATACTTCTGATGCTAAACTTTTTTGCTATTTCTGCACTTTCTTCTTCGTCAATATTATAGCTGTCTATTTCTACATCTTCTAGTATTGTGGACAATGCTTTACATGGTGCACACCATGGTGCCCAAAATTTTAGGGCTTCTACTTTTCTCATTTTTTATACTGTTGTTTTACTTTCTCTGATATGGGGATAGCATCACCGCCCTCGTCTATTCTTACAAACTTCATTTTTGTGTGTAGTATTGTAGACTGTGAGCCAGAATAAACACTGTGTGAACGTGCTTCCATATAGATTGTTATTGATGTGTTACCTATATCGGAAACCTCACCATATATTTTTATTAACTGTCCTTCTTTTGCTGGCTTCTTAAAAACACATTGGTCTATCATTACTGTAACCATACGTGGGGTATCACAAACTTGCATAGCATAAGCAGCAGCAGAAGCATCCATCCAGGCTAATAATTTACCCCCAAAAAGATTACCATGAAACCCTAAATCAGATTTTTTAATTGGATGTGTTGATATTAGTTCCATTATTGCCAATGTTTATTATAAGTCTCCCACCAAAAAGTTAAATCTTGGGTATTGTTATCATAGTATTCCCCAACAAAATCTGATTTAAAAATACTGTGTATATTCTCATACATTGCCAGTGTAATTATCTGCTCTGGTAATATCTGAAAAGTTTGCTTCAAAAGATTTACTATATTTGTGTAGTTGCCACCTCTTATTATACCAGCTTCCACTAGTAAAATCTTTTTGTCTGTCCAAATAGAATAGTTCATAGCAAACATACTAACTAATGCATGTTTAAAATCTTCATTAAACTCTTGGTCTGGATAAGGGACATCTACACCAAATCCTAAACATATTTCTCCTCTATGTGAGAGTTGATGTCTTATATATTGACCTATTACAGAAGAGTAGTCAGTAGATACCGTTATTACTACGGTATTTTCTGCGTGATAACCTTTTTTTAAGAGTTCTTGCACTAATTTTTCAGAAAGTCTAAACTCATCTTCTTTTTCTACAAGTAGGTCTTTTCTTATCATGGTTCGTATACGTATATTAAAACTCCGTTTTTGTCTGCTATTCTATTTAGACCAAAAGATTTAGCTACGTTGTCTAAAAGTTGATTAATCTCGAAACTTTCAAACCAGTGCATAAATACGTGTATGTTTATCGGAGTGCCCCCTCTTTGGTGGTAATATTGGTAAAACCACTCCAGAGGGTACTGTTTTGTTTTAACCATATTTATGAACTGCTCTTTCATATTACACTATTTGTAGTAGATTTGTTTCGTGCGTTAATACCAGTTGGTAATCGTCAGTCTTTTCTACAACTTCTAGGATAACATTGTTAAATCTAACTTCTGCTCCTAAATGTGCCAGTATAGTTGTGCTACAATCTGTTGCGGCATCTTCTAAAAAGACCTTTGGCTTTTTTTCCTCTTCTCCAAATAGTCTTTTTTCTTTTACAGTCTCTATTCTCAATAGAACTCTGCTAAATAAAGGCTTTCCCATTATAATCCGCTGTTTGTAATTACACAATCTGTCTGTAAAACAATAGAAGCTACTGCATTAGCGTTTTCAAGAGCTACCTCTAGTACTTTTGCTGAGTCAATAATACCTTTATCAAGTAAGTTTTGAATCTTACGTGTCTTAACGTTAACTCCTCTACCATACTGTTTTAGCTTAGGTTCAAAATTCTCTGTTTTTAGCCCTGCGTTAGTTAAAATTTGCTCAAAAGGCTTTCTAATAGCCTGCTTTACCAAGTGATAACCTTCTTTTTGACCATTTCTTAGTTTCCGTTTCATTTTGTACTTAGAAATATACAATAATGTGGAACCACCACCAGAAACATAGCCGCCTTCAATCGCAGATTTTACTGCACTAACAGCATCGTCAATTCTATCCTTCTTTTCTTTGACTTCAGAGGCAGTTACACCACCAACTGTAATTATAGCAACTGCATTTCTAAGGTTTTGTAGTCTACCCTCTAGCTTACTTCTATCAATCTTGTCTTCTACGTTCTCAATTTGAGATTTTATCAACTCAATCCTCGCTTCAAGGAGTTCTCCTGGCACTGCCGGTAGAATAACTGTTCTATCTTTCTCGCAGATTACTTTTTTAGCTGCACCCATCTTAATAGGTGTTGGATACTTTGGCGAATACACTTCTCCACTTGTAAAAATAGCTAAGTCTTGTAAAATGTTACCTCTGTTTAAGCCAAAATCTGGATTCATTGTAACACAAAGGTTAAATGTACCTTCTAACTTACCTCGAACCAAAACAGCCATAACTGCCTCGTCTACATCTTCTGCAAAAATCATAATTGCTTTACCTTCTGATTGAGCTTTTCTAATAGGCTCTGCAATATCTGCAACAGACCCAATTTTACCGTCATAAATCAAAACATAAGCATCCTCTAGAACAGCGGTCATATTTGATTGGTCTGTTATAAAGTGTGGCAATGACCAACCTCTATCAATTGACAAACCTTCGACATAGCTTACATTAGTATCCCTAGTGGCACCTTCTTGTACATCTATCTTACCGTCAACACCAATCTTAGCGTATACATCAGCAATTAGTTGTCCTAGTTTTTCATCGTTGTTTGCTGAGATAGTTGCTATTTGCTTTGTCTCTTCGTATCCAGCATTCTTTTTTAACTTTTTTAGGGATTCCCTAACATCGTTAACAGCCATTTCCATACCTTCACGTAATTCTACGTGAGATACTTCTTGTTCTAGTTTTTCAAAGCCTTGATTTAAAAGATACTGAGCAATAACTGTTGCAGTTGTTGTTCCATCACCTACTAAATCCACAGTTTTTCTTGCTGTTTCTTTTATAGCCTTAGCACCTAACTCTTCAAAGTCATCTTCAAGTTCTATAGCTTCAGCAACAGTAACTCCATCTTTGGTTACGTGTGGAGCAAAACCCATTTTATTTCTGATTATTGCTAACTTACCCTCAGCTCCCATGGTTACTTTAACTGCATCAGCTACTATATTAGCACCTATGATTAAAGATTTTTTGGCTTCTGTGCCTGTTTTTAGTATCATATTATTTTAAATCTTTTTTTGCCTCTTCTATTATTCTTTGGTTTTCTTCGTAAATCCGGGTAAATTTTGCCTTATCTTTTTCCCAATTCCCGGACATACCACTAAAAAAAACTTTTAAATCACCTGACTCTTTAAACGCCTGGTATTGTTTCTGTATCTCCTGATTCTCTTTCATAAGCTCTACTAGCTAAATTAAATCTCAGATTTTCAAAGTCTTCCTTTTGTAAAAGGTGTAAGTCTTTGTTAATTCTGTATATTACTCTGTCCGTACCGTTGAAATCATTTTTCATAACTGCGTTAAAAGCATCATAGCTTTCTATAACTCCAGTTTCTTTGTTTAATGACTTTTCTTTAGAGAAGGAGAGGTACTGACATACCCCTCCTAATTGACTTTTGACGTTTTTTATATTCCCTGTAAGATGCAAAGAAAGTATTTGCCAACTGAAGTCTTGTATATTACTTCTGCTCATCTGTTTGAACTAAAGTTAACTCGCTTGCTTTTTTTAGCTCTTCTACGCTTTTAGCAACACCAGTTTCTACGTTTCTTTCGTGGATTTCCATAATTAACTGCTGACCCATAATCATATCTGGAGTAAGCTTTGTAGAATAATGGTATTTTACGTTTCTTGGGTTAAATGTAGCATCTCTATCAGTAACTAGGGTTACTTTCCCTGATTCTAAATCTTCTTGTGAGGGATTATCTACAATTTTAGAGCTTTCAATATCAACATACTTTGTAACTTCTGGCAAGTAGCTATCTAAAGTAGAGTTGATTCCTTGTTCTATAGCAGTTTTCATTGCCATAAATTCTTTTGCAGTGATTTCGATTCTTTCGTCACCTAAATATCCGTAGTTTAACGGGTTTCTTACTTCTTCGTTCATTTTTTTGGTTTTTAAAATTAAAATGGTAAATCATCATCGTCATCTGACGGTGCTGGAGTGTTATTTTCGGCAGTTGGTGCCGGTGTTTGTGCTTTTGGTGCAGTCTCTTTTGGTTGCTCTTCTTGTTTTGTAGTTTCGGCAAAACTATCGCCTTTTTGCCAAACTAATCTTGCTATCTCTTTCTCTAAGATAGCTAATAGATACTCATCTTTAGCTTCTATTGAAGAAGCAGAAGGTTTTTTCTTTCCTAATTTTTCTACCCAAACAATTGGTGGTACATCCCCAACAACAAGTTCTCCGTCTTTATAGTAAGAGCTTGTTAATTCAGATTTTAGTTTTTCACCACTTACTTTAATACTCATACCAATTTTTGGGTACTTGCTGTCTTCTGGTTTAAAATTATAACCTGTAACAGTTACGTTTTGACCTTTTTCCATGAGTGGTAATAATTTAATCAAACTCTCAGCATACGAATTGTCTACTTGTTTTGATTGGTCATAAATATCAATTGGCAAATAGTAAACTTCATCACCATTCTTAACATTCATAGAAATTTGTTGACCAAACTTCCCATCGTAGATAGATACGGATTCTAAAATTCCGCTTACTCCATCTTTGTAATATTTTCTGTAACTAACGTTACCTTTTGTTGATGTATGTTTTACATAACCATCTTTTTCTTCCTTTGAATAGTCAAAGAAATGACCTGACCCGAACTCTAACTGTAAATAATTTTTACTTAACGCCATCTTTTAATAATTTGATTTTACTTTCTATTTCTTCTGCGGTTTCTTTTACGGTAATTGTAAAGTCTGTATCAACGTATATGGTGCAACCAAAATCTTCGTTGTCTACAAAAAAACTAATAACGCTAGGCTTAACCTTTCCTGTTTTTTCAACTATGTCGTAATCTTCTTTTTTAATCTCCATTACAGGAGCTAAATCGTCTTCTATAAACTCTTCTGGTGGCTCAACGCCTAAATCTAGATAGAATTGCTCGTCTCTACCAAAGGAATCTTTTTTTGTTCCTGAAACGCCTGCTTTTGCACTAAGCTTCATAAACTTATCTTTTACCTCTTTTTTTAGTTTTGCGGTAACAACAGTAACTGTGATAAAATCTTCCATTGATTAATTATTATACCCTCCTGGAGGGTGTTTATGCCTTGTTGACAGATATCCTTGATATGTACTTGTAACATATACTTCATCTTTGTCTACCCTAACTGTGATATTCGATTCCCAATTAATCTGAGATTTATCAACTTTTTTTCCGTTAAAAAAATACTTAAAATTTACTTCTTTACTCATATCTTGTAATTATTTTGCAAAGGTACAAAAAATTTTTTAAACTACCAAACTTTATTTGCTTTTATTATGCTCAAAATCTAAAATTTTTGAAATAAGTTCAGACCTGTGGTTTGATTTAAGCTTGTGCCACTTTATTTCTGGGATTGCTTTAGCTAAATCCATAACATAGTGTAGTCCGGTATACGTATCTTTGATATCACTTTGCTCGTTATCCCCGTTGATAATAATTTTACCGCCTTTTCCTAAACGTGTCAAAATAGCTAGCATCTCGTGCTTTGTCAAATTTTGAGCTTCTTCTACTACTAGTATTTGACCGCCATCAATAGTTTTGCCACGTATATACTGAACAGGTAGCCCTTGTATTTGACCGTCTTTTATATGTTTGTCTACTTTGTCTTTATCATAGCACTTATACAAATTATCTCGGAATGCTTCGATATAGGGGTCAAATTTATCAGACAATTCTCCTGGTAAAAATCCTAAAGATTTACCAACTTCAATAGCAGACCGTGTAACAAATATGCTGTACGCTTGCTTTTTAAATACTAAGTCAAGAACTGTTTGAGCTGTAACTAAAGATTTCCCTGAACCTGCATATCCTGTAATTACTATAATTTCGCTAGAAAATATGGATTCTTTTACTCTTTTTTGGTCTTCGTCAAGAGTAACTTTATACTTTATATCGTTTTTTAAAACTCTAGGCTCCCTAACTGGATTTGTTTTTTCTTTTGTTGCTCTCATTATTAATTAATAATTTTTTTACCAAATCTCCTGATTGAAACCCCGTCATTTAAGTATTTACAATTTTCTAAAGCATCTGAGCAAATAATTGCTTTTGCTTCTTGGTATGTTAAGTCATTGTCGTTTGTAGAAAAAAGTAATATCTCTCTATGTATATCAAACTTTGCACTGTTGAGTTTTATAAACTTGTTACTAGAAACATAAGCTTTCCAATCACCTTCTTTTATTATGTGCTCGTAAGCTTTCTTTCTTTTATCCCCCAAAGCAGCGGTTTCTTTTTTTCCAAAAACTCTTTTTCTTTTGGTATACACATTCTTTTTACCTATGTACTCAAATTCAACAGTGTCTGTGCCTTTTTTACAAAGTAACAACTTATAAACAAAGCCCCATACTTTGGGGCAATGTTTCTGCATATCTGCTATACTATTTATATCGTAACCTTGATAATTCCAACCTAATACTGACATACTACAAAATATTAAAGTGCTCTCTAATTTTGTATTCTATTTCATCACATAGTTCAGGATTATCTCTTAAAAGCTCTTTCACATTTGCATTACCTTGACCTAATTTGGTATCTCCATAGCTGAACCAAGAGCCACCTTTTTTTATTATGCCTATGTTTTCTCCTATTGCTAGTACTTCGCTTGCTCTATCAATGCCTTCTCCAAAAACAATATCAAATTCTGTAACTTGAAATGGTGCTGCTAATTTATTCTTAATAGTTTTAGCTTTTACTTTACTATTAATTCTATTTCCATCACTGTCATCATCACCTTTACTCTTTCTCATATCTACACGTATTGATGCGTAGAACTTCAGGGCTTCTCCACCAGGAACTGTTTCCGGACTTCCAAACATAACACCAATTTTCATACGAATTTGGTTAGTCCATAAAAGAACTGTGTTTGTTTTGCTAACTACCCCGGTAAGTTTTCTACAAGCTTGGGACATTAGTCTAGCGTGTAAACCCATTTTAGAATCCCCCATCTCGCCTTCAATTTCTGCTTTTGGAGTTAGTGCCGCAACAGAGTCTATTACACATACTGAAATTTTACCTGATGCTATCAAAGCTTCTGCAATTTCTAGGGCTTGTTCTCCACTGTCTGGCTGTGATATAATCACTTGAGACATATCTAAGCCTAGATTTTCTGCATAGTTTCTATCAAAAGCGTGTTCTGCATCAATAAAAGCTACTTTTTGTTCTGGATTATCTTTTTGTGCTTGTATCATTGTGTGAATACATAATGTGGTCTTTCCTGAGCTTTCTGGTGCAAATATTTCAACCATTCTACCTTTACCCCAACCACCACCTGTGATTATATCCATTCCTAACGAACCAGTCTTTTGTCTTTCAGTCTGTATTACTGTATCACCTACGATTACAGCTCCTTTACCAAAACGTTTATCCATACTAGCAATTACGTCTAATAAGGGGTCTTTTACTTCTGCCATACTTAGTTTTTAAATTATGTACAAAGGTACAAAAAATTTTTTATATATTAAAATCCTTTAACTTAGATTTAACAAATGAGCAATTTCAAGCTTTAACCATTTTTGATTTGGATAAAAAGTAAAGTTTTCGTACATCCATACTAAGTATCCTTTATCTTCAGATAAAACTGAATTTAGAGATTTGTTTTTATATTTACCAAACGGTAATAAGCTGTCTCCTACTTTTAGTGTGTTTACAGATATAGCAATATTTGCATTTACCTTTTTGCCCAAGTTCTTTTTTTGTGGTCTATGCTTTGCCTCAATTGGGTAGTTTGAAATAAGACTTTCTCCTTTAAAAAGCCCCCATCCATAATCCTCAATAAAATCTACAGTGAAATCTTCTACTTTACCAAACCTATTATAGTTTTCGCTTAAATCAATAACAACAGTTTTTGTTTTGTCGTTGTGTATTCTAACACCACGACCAATCATTTGATAATAAAGTGCAAAAGACATTGTTGAGCGTGCCAGGATTATCGTATCTAGTTCCGGATAATCAAAACCTGTTGTAAGTATCCCCACGTTGATAACAACGTGTATTTCTCCGTTCTTGAATCCCTCAATAATTCTATCTCTTTCCTTTTTAGGGGTTAAAGAACTAACTGCCTCGGAACCTTTCATTTTTGAGGATAACAAAACAGCCTCTTCTATTGTTGGGACAAAAACTAGGATTGATTTTGAGCCCTCTGACAAACGATAACTTACATTATCTACAATCTGTGAGTTTAAATCATTTCCTTCATAAAACTTACGCATACTATCCTCTGTGTAGTCTGAGCCGGAAGAGTTTACTTTTAAAAATTCATCATCTTGCTCTATAACTCTATATTCAATAGGTGTCCAATAATTGTCAGACAACATTGTATTCATTTGATGAACATAAGCTATTGTTGTAAAAAGTTTACCTTTTATTTTTGTCAACATTTTTAACTCTGCACCATTCATAGAACTTTGTAAAACAAAAGGTGTTGCTGTAAGACCAAGTGTATTATTTACATTCAAAGCCTTTAAAAAATCTCTTAGCTGTGAACCTGATTTAACTCCAATATGTGCTTCATCAATAATAACCTTTACCTTACCTAACTTTTTTAGGTTTACAATCTCTTTTTTTATAGAGCCTATTGTAGCAAAAGTTACGTGTCCAATCTCTTTTACTCCTGCTGAAGCAGAGTATATTGAGGCTTTACCACCAACAGCTATAAACTTACTATAGTTTTGCTCCAACAGTTCCTTTGAGGGCTGTAGTATAATTACAGGTTCACTTATTTGCTCTACAATTTTAGCTATAACAATTGACTTACCTGCACCAGTAGGTAGAACTAAGAGTTCTCTTCTAGCTTTAGTACTGCTTAAAATTTCAATACCTACATTTACAGAATCATCCTGATAATTTCTTAACTTATACATATACTAATATTTTAAGCAAAGGTACAAAATATATTCCACATACACAAACAGTTACATTAATTTTAACAATAATTTTAGATTAATGCAACAACTGCTTTATTTGCGAGGTCAGCTGTTCTTCCATTGTGTTATCTAGTCAAACAGCCAAAAACTCTAGTTAAGTAAAACACCCCCCTCCCCCTCTTTTAAGAGAAGGAAGGAGACCAGTTGCGGAAAAACACCTAATCCATTAGACCAACTGTAGATTTTTTGTTTTGTTACTGAAAGACCTTTTGCTTATTCGGTGACATTATGTTTTTAGAACACCTACTTACGTAACTTTGGCTGAAACCTAAAACAGCCATGCTCTGGCGGTCTCCATCAAAAATGATGTCCTCTTCCATTTAGCTTAGGTTTTTACACCGCAACGTGAACCTTTTCAGGTAGCCTCACGTTATTTTTTATAAATATTCTGCAAAATTACAAATTATATTTTAATCCTGCAAGCTTTTTATAAAATATTTTTGCAAAATTAAAAATAATATTCCATATATCCAAATTTGTTAAATATTTATTTAACCTTTTTGGAAATTACAAATAGATTTTGTACCTTTGTCAAATAAACCAAAAATATTTAAAAATGTCAACACAAGATTTTTCATACTCAGATTTTCAAGAACTAACATACGAAGAGTTCTACGATTTACTTTGGGAAGATGTCTCAGAGAAAATTGTTTCAACTTCTTACTTAGACGAGTTTGAGGATTTTACTAGCAACTTAACATTTGATATGTACAGACTATACCAAATGAATAATTGCTTAACGATAAGATTAATTTCAAGAATGATGGAATCATTTTTTTTCCACACCTTTAGATTCAAGCCATCTACTAGTAATATCGAAGAGATACAAGATAAATACCAAAGTTAATTATTTGTTAATTTATTAGGTTTATTCAAAAATTGTTTATAACTTTGCATAAAAATTATAGACGTGAATTTTCCAACACTAAAAAATACATATAAGAACGAAATAGATTTAATAGACAAAATATTAAAAGTCTATTCTATCTCGCAAGATAAGCCGCTTAGGAATTTTGAAAGATTGATTCTAATATATTATATCAGGAATGGTTATACTAAAGAAACAAAAGAGTTCATTAAAGAGGATACAGGTAAAAAAGACGGAGATATTAGAGTAGCAGATGTACATCTAAGAGATAAAGGTTACCTAAGGAATCATCCAAACAATCTTAGAATGAGTATTCTTTCACCGGATATGAATAGCATAAGAGAAAGTTTTGTTGTAAATAAAAAAGAAGTGTATGTCCTACTTTTCCAAAAAGACAAGTAAAACGATATACTTTACTGATGATATCCTGGAAGAATTGTCAGCCAAAACAGGTAAAGATAAAGCACTTTTGGCTGATATTATAAAACAAAACTTATCGTATTTAAAAAAGGAGATATCGGAGAAAGAAGATATTGTAACTGTAAACTTTCCTAATTTTGGGAAAATGTTATTTAATTATTATCTTGGCTTATGTTCGATACCTAGAGTAACGAATAACAATTTAAAAAATAAATTAAAAGCCAGGATTAGTTATCTCTATAGTGTATTAATAGTAAAAAATGGTAATAAGTTAAAAAATTTTAATAAGCCACTTATTAGCATATCTACTTATAATTTACTAAAGAGTACCCCAAAGAATATCATAAATACGTTTTATAAAAACTGGAAAATACTAGAAGATAAACATAATGAAGACCATGAAAAATACTTTTAAAAAGCTACAACTAGCAATAGTAAGTAGAAAAAACCATAAAAAAACTTTGACAGAGCTACAAAAAAGTAGACTTAGTATCTGCAAAGACTGTCCACTAAATTCTGCTAACAAAGAGCAATTAAATTTGTTAGATACATTAAAAATAAGGCTTAATAAAATATTAAACTTTTTAATGAATGTTAGTGTGGATGATGATTCTATATGTACATCTTGCGGATGTAATCTTATTTTTAAAAGCTCACAAAAAGACCCAGAAAATATGTGCCCTTTAAATAAATGGAATAATTAAAACCAATAAAAATGAAAATAGAAAGTAAATCTAATTTAGTAGAAAATTTAAAAAACCAGGACTACACAATTAATTTTGGTAGTTTATTAAAAGGAAGTAGAGTTGAAGCAGAAGTGTCATTTAGTGATGTTTCCCATTTATCTATTTCAAAAACATGTGGATGCACTATGCCAAGAATTGAATTACTGCCTGAGGGTGGGTTTAAAATGTACATTCATTACGATAGTCAAAAAGTAGGAGTAATTTCCCAAAAAGTATACGAAAGAGTTATTGACGAAAATGCTAAAGAATCACTAATAACCTTTAATTTAAAAGGTACAATAATAGAGTAAATGAATTTTAAAAACAACGCACTTAGAGAATTATCAATTTTATCAAAGGAATTTCCAGACTATACTTTAGGTGAGTTATTCTACAGTGTAATAAGATTAACTGGGGCAAAAAAAACATCTGATTTATTAGGATTAACAGATGAAGAAATATTTTCAGCAATAGAAAAAACAAAAATACAAGAAAAAGAAGACTAATATGAAACAATTACAAGAAAAGATTACAGCGTTATATAGTGACTACGTAGAGTTTGATAAAGCGGTAAAAGAAAAAAATAAGGTAATATCAGAAAAACAAACTACTGTTAAAGACCTTGTTAAGGATAAGTCTGTAGAAGAAATGGAAGATATTTTAGTACATGTGTATGTAGATACTATTTTGTATAACAAAGATTTACAAATACTATTTTTTAAACTTATCACCAATATCGAAACTTATCTAGAGTTTTCTAAAGAGCCTTTGAGTGATGACATTGTTGAATTTTATAATAGCATGAAAACCTGGTCTCCAAAAAGAGTTTTTATGTTAGAAAAAGGTGAACTAGTAGAAACTGAAACTGGCACATTAGACAAAGCAAGAACCGAGTTTATGGAGAGTGATTTCTTTAAAGGTATTGCAGAACAAGTAAAAAAATAATGTCTGAGTACATTGACAATTTTATAAAAAGCCACCGTGAGTATTTTAAGAGGAACAAAAAAGTTATAGAAAATAACTATTGGAACGATACTACAAAGTACGAAAAAGGATTAAAAAGCTTTGCTACTCAAGTGTCCCTACTAAGTACTTCAGAGCCAAAGGAAAAAGAAAAGGAGCTAGGAAAACTAGAGAAAGAAATACGCTCCTTTGTCGAATCCTCCAAAAAAACCAAAGAGGCTTTATTTAAACAGGAAAACGAGCTTACCACGTCTATACTTGGTAGGCTTTCTGTGTTTATATCAGAATCAGATGGAGACCGAGCTTCAGATAAAAGACAAGATTTTATAGATGAAACAGTACAGATTATAGAGTTGCACTTAAAAAAGTGTGATGACTATTTAAAGTACAATATGGATGTTTTAACACAAGAGGTTGATACAGAAGACGAAGTTGAATATAAATCCTATGAGATAGTTTTTCAAGATTTAATTTTTAATGAAAAAATAAAAATACAAGAAAAGTTATCAAAACTAAATATCTCCAATGAGCTAGACGGAGTCAACATTGAATTTTATAATAAGAAGAAAGCCTCTCTTTTAATGAGAGAGCCTCTAAGTTTAGTAAGAGAGGATTTAAAAGAGATAGTTGATAGAATACCCGTAGATTGGTCTTTAAGAACATCTAAAGAGATGTTTATTAATATGAACCAAAGAGACATACCAAAGTGGAACCCAAACAAACACTTTTTTGACCAAGATACAGTAGCAATACAGTTTTGGTCTGAAGAGCTTAATAAAATAAAGCATGGAGTAAACATAAATGGATACTTTATTCACCCATGGTTATACTTCCACTTAAACTTTTTTAGAACACCTATTATACAACTAGATGGTAGTGAGCCAAACACACAACCAGACTTACGGGATAACGAGTGGTTTTTTGCAGAAAATTTAGTTAGGTGCATAAATAAAGAAAACCCTAATTTCTATTCAAAGGCATTATTAATGTACGGAACTAGACGTTTTGGAAAGTCTGTTATTCTTGCATCATTGGCTCATTGGAGAACAGTAACAAAGTTTAACTCTTTTGGTTCTGTTATTGGTGGTAGCTCATCAGATATTAATGCCTTGACAAGCAAGATAAAAACATCAATGACATATATCGATAAACCTTTTCAAATCGATATTTTAAAGCAAGAATGGGATAATGGAGAAACAACTTTTGGGATAAAAGAGGATGCCTCAAACCCGATTATATTTTCTACTCTTATTGTACAAAATCTAGAGTCTGGAGCAAAATCAAAAACACAAAAGACAGCTGGTTTAGCACCATCTGTTTCAATATATGATGAGATAGGTAAGTATGCCTTTTTAAAGCCTTACCTTGCCGCATTGCCATCATTTAAGACACCATACGGGTTTAAGTGTATTACCGTTCTAGCAGGAACTGGAGGAGAGGCTGACTTATCAAAGGATGCAATTGATGTACTATCTAATCCAGAAGCTTATGATTTATTACCTATGGATTGGGACTTGCTTGAGACTAAGATAGACCCTGAATTTATTACATGGAAAAGAAGAAAGTTTGCAACATTCTTTCCAGGGCAAATGGCATACGAAGAAGGATTTATAAAAAAACAACAAGCTTTTTCTAGGTTTTTAGACTTAGAAGATGCAGACGAGCTGGATAAAATAATAATACATACTACTAACTGGGAGAACAACAGTAAGCTATTAAAGGCTGTAGTAGAAGAAGCTAAAAAAATTGGTGGTTCTAAAGGGCAACTTTTAGAACAGCAAAAAAGAGTACAATACCCATTAGACCCTGAAGACTGCTTCATGTCCTCAGAAGATAATCCTTTCCCGGCATTAGAAGCAAAAAGACATAGAGACTTCTTAATAGAATCAGGAGATACAGGTAAGAGGGTAACAATAATGCAAGACAGTACCGGTAAGATATTCTACGAGTTAAACAATAGGGAGCTTGCAGAGTATCCACACCCAGGGGGTTTTGTAGATGCACCGATAGTGTTATACGAAGAACTACCTGGAGAAAAGCCAGTAGACTATCTTTATGTAGGGGGATTTGATGATTATAAGCAAGAGGAATCTGGAACAGACTCTGTGGGCTCATTCCATATCTATAAAGTAAACATTGGTATGGACAAATGGTGTGGAAGGATTGTAGCATCTATTGCATCAAGACCTGACCCACATAATAAATTGTATAGACAAATTTTTCTATTAATGCAAGCATTTAATGCTAAAGTATTTTTAGAAAATGCCGATATGGGCTTCAAAGAATACCTAGACAGAAAAAGAGCTACTGATTTATGGTTAGTAGAGTCTATGGATTTTAAATCAGACATGACTCAACGTTCCCAGGGGAAAAGAAGATATGGTTGGGCACCAACTCCTGAAAATATTAGGTTTTTGTTTGGTTTACTTAAAAACTATGCAAGACAAGAATTTGTAGTAAAAGACGAAGAAGGAAATGAAAAGACTGTACTAGGAGTACAAATGATAAACGACATTGGACTTTTAGACGAAATGATATCATTTAAGAAAGATAATAACGTAGATAGAATGACTTCTTTTATGTCTTGCCTAGGATATGAATTTTATCTTTTCAATAACTATATGTTACCAAAAACAGCTAATAGAAAGCCTAAACAAGAAGAAAACCAAAATAAAAAACCTGAAAAAACAATGGCTGAAAGGCTATATGGTTCCTCAAGTAGAGCTAAAAAGTACTTTTAAAAATTTAACCAATTTGGTAATAAACTAGTTTATTCGTAAATTTGCGGTTTTAAAAACAAAATATGGACGGGCACAACTTACATTCTTTTTATAATGGTGTTGGTACTTCAGTATCTACAACACACTCATTACCTACTCAAACTGTTAAGGACTCAATAAAAGAAAGTCCGGAATGGCAGAAGAAGTGTATGGATGCACTTGAGTCCATAGGTATATCTCAATTAGCAGATAATGTTAAGTTTAGGGATTTGTATAAGATGTTAGAGGGCAGATTAGCCTATTCTGACTATGAGCCAGACAATCAAGTTTTAAATAGAGTAAGAGAATTAGGAGACAACGTAGGAATACCTACATTTGTAAAACACTACGATTTTATAGGAATTATAACTAGACAGCTTGTAGGAGAGTGGCTAGAACAAAAAGACGACTTTAAAGTTGACTGTATAGATGATATTTCACAGAATGAGTTTCTACGTGAGAGAACAAGAAAAGTACGTGAGTATGCACTAGAAACATTTAATAAAGAGTTAGAGATATCTTTGATGGAGTCTGGTATAGATACCAACAAGAAAGACTTTAAATCGGAAGAAGAACGTCAGCAGTATATGCAGATGTTAGAGCAAGAAAAAGCAAGAATAGTATCACCAGCAGAAATCGAAAAAGAGATGAAAGACTGGAAAACTAAAGCTGCTGAATGGGGAGAACATGTTATCGAGAAAGACCAACAGAGATTCTATATGGATAAGTTGGACAAACAAGAGATGGAAGACTATGTCTTGACCGGTAGATTTTTTAGACACTACTATGTTGGATACGACCACTATAAACCAGAAAGATGGTCTCCTTTAGAAACATTTTTTGCTAGAGACGTAATAGCAGAATACCCACAAGACGGTGAGTATGCTGGTAGAGTTTTTTACATTGCACCTTCCGATATTATTAAAAGGTACGCACATTTACTAAAGCCAGAAGAGATTAAAAAAATAAACAAGAATTACGGTACTGTAGGTAATGCAGGCTATGATTCAACAGTTCACAATTGGAAACAAGAGATGAACAATGGTATGTTTGGTCAAGTACAAACAATACCTTTCCATAACTACTACAATTACGATTTAGGTTTACAGATACAAAACTCATTGGATATCCCTATGGGGGAAGTTCTTGTTGATACACCAGATGGACAACAAAGAATACCTTCCTGGTTAAGCCCAATGCAAAATCAAAACCATTTAGGCTACAGATATAGTGCCTTACAAAGAGAAGACATTATAGTAAGAAAAGACTTATTACAAGTTACAGAAGCTTACTGGAGAAGCTGGAAAAGAATGTGGTTTTTAAACTACGAAACAGAACAAGGATATACAGATACAGCTATTGTAACAGATGATATTTTACCAGAGTTTATCAAAGAAAATGGTATTAAAAAGATAAGTACAAAAACACTAAAAGATATACAAAAAAATCTTGAAGTAAATACTATGTACGAGTTTTGGGCACCAGAAATTTGGAGAGGTACTAAAATTAATTCCGGCAACTCTTTCTTAACAGATAACTTATATTTGGGTGTTGAACCCCTAGAGTATCAAATTAGAGGAGAATCTAATATATTTGATGTTAAGATACCTGTAGCAGGCATTATAGCAAACTCAGTGGCACAAAAGCTTAGACCATACCAGATAGGTTACAATATTTGTTTAAACCAAATATTTAACTTGTTAGAAAAAGAAATAGGTATGTTCTTCTTGTTTGATATAAACTTTTTACCGTCTGAGTACAAGGACTACGGTACAATTGAAGAGTCGCTTGAAAAGTTGAGAGACCACGCAAAAGATATTGGGCTAGTTCCTTTAGATACCACAAAACAAAACATGGGAGGTGCAAACCAAAGCATGAATACTTTTATGGTACAAGATGTATCTTTTGACAAGCAAATTAGAAGTAGAATGGAGCTTTCTGAGTACTATTTAAGAAAAGCTTTAGAACAGATAGGTATAACACCGCAAAGACTAGGGCAACCAACTGCCTACGAAACTGCAACCGGAGTAAAACAAGGCACAGAAGCTTCTTATATGCAAACCGCTGATATATTTAACAATATGTCTGTTGCAAGAAGAAAAGCTATGGAATTACACTTAGCAGTAGCTCAGTATTGTCAAAAAGAATATTTAGATGTTGATTTTGTTTTTTCTACTTCAGATGGAGATAAAAATTTTATGCACCTATCTGACCCGGATTTCCCACTTAGAAGAATTGGAGTTTTACCAATAAATGACCCTAAGAAACGAAGAGAATTAGAAACAATGAAACAAGCACTCCTAAACATGAATACTTTAGGAAATGACTTATTAGATTATGCAGAGTTATTCTCAGCAGATACTATGACAGAGCTTGTAGCTATAGGTAGAAAAGGACGTACAGAGAAACAAAAAGAAATAGAAGCACAAAGACAGCATGAACAAGAAATAACAGATAAACAAATTCAAGCAGATGCTGCTGAAAAAGATAAGCAAAGAACTTGGGATGCTGACCAAAATCAGAAAGATAGAGAAGCTGGAATTATGCGTGAAGAAATACAAGCACAAGGTAGAGCAGCTGATAAAAAAGCCGACCAAGCATCTTTCCAAAATATTAGTAAACAAACTGATATGGCTTTAAAAGAAATGAAGACTACAAGCGATATCCAATTAAGCCAGGATAAATTAGAGTCTCAAAATAATTCAGATGCCAGTAAGCTTGCATTAATGGATAAACAGTTACAGTTAGAAGTTAGAAGACTAGACCAGAAAGATAAAGAGATAGCTAATAATAGATATATAGCCGAAGTAAATAAGAATTAAAGATTCTTTAACATGATAAATATAATTTAACAAACAAAGTTAGGCAACAACAAGATTTTAACGAATTTTGTAAATCAAAAAAACTTTATTAATTTTGCACCAGAAATGAAAACAAACCAAAACCAAGAAGAGTTGTCATTTGAGCAGCTAATGGAATTTAACAATTTCAGCTTAGAAGATAATGACAAAAAAGAAGAAATCCAAACTGACATTACAATAAGTAATGAAGAGGACGAAGATAAATCAAAAGAGGGTGAAGAATCCTCAAATGAAGATTTAGAAAAAAAGAAGGATGAACCAAAAGAACCTGAGACTAAGATTAGTTTAGGTAATTCTGATGATACCTACCTCGACATTGTAAAAGAAAGATTAGATTCAGGAGAGTGGGATGACTTAGTTATCGAGGATGAAGATGGTAACGAAGTAAAACTTTCCGAACTAAAAGATATCGACAAAGATACATTCAAGGCTTTAGAGAAAGAAATAAAAACTCAAAAAGATACTGAATTTAAAGAAAAATATATCTCTGTAGACGGATTAGACGAAGTTAAAAAGAGACTAATCAATATTGTAAAAGAAGGGGATTTAGATTTAGCAAAAGCTTTATTCCAAAACCCAGCAGCTTTACAAGAACCTTTCCAAGGATACGATAACGAAAATGATGACCATAATGAGGATGTACTTGATTGGTACTACCAAAAAGCATTAGGGCATAGTCCAAAAGAAGCTGCCGCTTTAGTAAAGGCTTCAAAAGAAGATTTAACTTTAGATACAAAGGCTCAAAAAATTGTAGAGTATCAAAGAAATCAATTCTACACAAATCTACAAAATAGAGAACAGAAAATATTAGCCGATAAAGCTAAGGAACAGGAAACTATTAAAGAGTACAGAAAAAACTTATCTACTGAACTTAAACAAGAGGGACTGTCAGAAAACCTAACTAGAAAATTTGTTGATGTAGCTACAAAGACAGATAATACGGGTAATTACGAGATAGACACCATTTATGATGAGTGGATGAGTGACCCAAAGAAAGCGAAAGAGTTGATATACTTTATGTTGGATAAAGAAAACTATCTTAAAAAAGCAACAGCAGCAGTCAAAAAAGATGTACATTTAGATACTTTAAAAAGGATTAAAATTGTACAAGATGGCTCTAAAGTAGAAAAGCAAAAGAAAGAAGACACAACTCCAATTACTCCATTTGAAACAATAAATTTTGACCAATAATAATAATTAATAAATTAAACTTAACTAAAAATGATACAACAACAAAACATTCCCTTCGTTGTGAATGGCGACCAGGTGATAATGTTTACCGACAAGAAGACAGTATCTTCTATCAACGGTGCACAGGATTTACCTTCTCTTTATTCATGGTACAAAGAAGACCCAAATAAACATCACTTAGGGTTGATGAATTTATGGGGTAAACAAGCAGTAAGAAGCTACGGTATTCTTCGTGAATTATTACAAAACAAATCAATCCTTGAAGTTAACGGATGGGACGGTGGATTTACTTATGACATTCCGGTAGAAGAGTACAAAGGCTGTTACACAACTCGTGATATGTCTAACCAATCTTACCCTGGAGTAGATGGCGGAACATTCAAGATTACTTTAAACAAAGCTTACACTACTGGAGACGTATTGACAAACAACAAGTATTACGGACAACAAGTAATTGTTTCTGGAGAAGTACCTGTAGTTGCAGTAGGAGAAGGTTGGGAGCACACAGTTAAATTGGCAGACAATGATAAGAACACTTGGTTCTTACCTTCTAACTTAGCTAAAGGTATCCAATACTTTAAAGTAGGTCATGCAATCTTAGGAGAAAGAGGTACAAACTTCTCTCACTTTGATATGCCTGATACAGTAGGTACAATGAGATGTGAGTTCCGTTTAGGTTCTGCATCTGGAGTTGAAGCTTACATCACTGGTATGGCAGATTCTAAATCTTTCTCTGGTGCTGATGCTCAATCTAAAATGTACTTAGATAAATTACAATCAGAATTTGAAGGTAATGAATATGCTATTTTAGCAAACATGACTACTAAGAATGGTAAGAAAATGCCAGACATGAAGACAGCTAGAATTGGAGCTACTATGGAGTTCTTGACAATGAGAGAGTTAGAGCGTTTGACTGCTCAAAAACTTTTGTTCCAACGTGCTGCTACAGTTCGTGATTCAAATGGTGTTGCTAGATTAAACGAAGGTTTATGGCACCAATTACGTAGAGGTAAACTTATTAAGTATGGTCGTCCAGGAGGAATTACTCGTGACCACTTGAAAGAATCAGCTGAATACGTATTCCGTATTAACCCATTCAAACAAGATGTTGAAAGACGTTTGAAATTCAAATGTGGTAAATATGCTTACCAAAATATCTTATCAATTTTCTCTGACGAAGTAAATGCACAAAATTCTGCATTGAATACTTTCTTAGGAATTGAAAGAACTATCCCTAACCCAGTTCGTGGTAATGACCCATTCAACTTGGAATACGTACCAATCCGTTTCACTAAAGTTTTCATTCCTGGTATTGGAAATGTTGAAATCGAAGAGGATACATCATTGAATATGATGGAAGGTGTTGACCGTTTAGCAGGTGGATTCCACCCAGAAAACTTGTCACCAACTGCTTACTCAATGGTAATCTGGGATGTAGATGACCAACAATACTCTAACAACAAGCAGTTACCAAAAGGTGCTACTTTAGTTGAAGGAGGTAATATGGGAGCTAACATCTACTTAGTAAAACCACAAGGCGAAATGTGCTACTGGGGAACTACTAATGGTCGTTACGACTATAGAAAAGCAGGAGATGTAATGTCATCAATGAAGCAAATAGGACAAGAGTTCTGGGCGTTCAACATTTGTGATATTCACGTTAGAGACTTAACTCGTTTCGTTATGATTGAATTAGACGAAGCAGCAAGAAAAGGCTTTAACTAATATAAATTGTTAAATTTTCTTTACCCCACTTTAACCGGTGGGGTAAGAAATTTAACTTATTTGTGTTTTAGAAAAACAATTCGTAATTTTGCATCACAGAATCAAACCAATAATATTCTGCAATATTACAAACAACCCAACAACAGAAAAAGAAGTTAAGTAACCAAAAAATTAAGACATAATGGCTCCAATAGCAAAAAGCAAAAAGGACGAAAGTAGTGTCATCTTAAAAATCTATGATTTTGAGATTAAAAAAGATACACTTTACGAAATAAAAGAAAAGTTAGACACTTCAGCACCAGATGGTTTCAAAGAGTTTAACACCACAAAAGTTCTAAGTGATATAGTAGTTGATACTTTTCCTGGAGCTATTTTTGATGAAGAGAGAGGAATTTGGGATACAGGTTTGTACCCTACTTCAAAATCTTTAGCGAGAGCAATATCAGATGTTGATGCTAGAACCTTAGCATTAAAATCCCTAAAAACAAACATAATAAGTCCTATAGAAGAGGAAAAAGGAGATGGTATTTTAGACCACACTTCATCCAATAATCACTTCTGGGACTCCTTTAGAATAGAATGCCACAGAGGTAAACTTTTTGACACTGCTAAAACAGAAGATTTATTAAGACTATATCTTTTACTAGTTCACAAAAGAGTTACACCAAAAGAAATGGAATCTCATCCAGAGTTTAAACAGCCAGTTTCTATGTATTGTATTGTTGATAAAGACAGTTCAATGAGTAGAGAAGCTGAAAAAGAAATGAGAAAAGCAAAAGCTTCAGCTTTATTCTATACACTTTTAACTACAGACCGAGATGGTTTATTACAAGTATTAGAGTATCTAGGAATAAACGCAACAAAAGCTAGTGACGATGCTGTACTATACACAGTCTTTGGTAACTTTATTAGTTCAAAAGAAGATAAGTTCCAGAACGACAAAGTGTTTATTGATGCAGTAGAAAAATACCAAACAGAAGAAGGAGCAGAAGAGCTTTACATACACTCAAAATTAAAAGAACTCTACATTAAAGGTAAAGTTAAATATAAAAAAGGAGAAGTGTGGATGGATGATGTTTACGTTGAAAATGGTTGGAAGAACTCAGCAGCAAAAGTTAAGCAAGACCAAGAGCTAAAACAAATCTTTGCAACTCTTCTAGAGTAATAAAATATTAATGGGGGGTCTCCCGGCTCCCCTTTATTAAAAAACAGAGATGACTACCACAGAACAAGCCTTTATAAAATTTCAGATTAAAATTAATGAAACTTACGAGAGTTCTAAAATAGGTATCGATAGAGGTAGATTTGTTTTTTTATTTAATGAGGCACAAAACAAAATGGTTGAGCTTATACTCAACAGAAAAGGTACAGACGACTACACGTATATACAAAACATACTAGTACCAAATAAAGAAATCAAAAGAAGTACATCAATAAAAGATGCTGATGTATTCAATATTCCAGAAGATTTACTAAGCTTTTCATCTGCTTATTCTACAGCAACAAGAGGTAATTGCACCGATGTAAAAATAACTTTGTTTGATATCAAAGATGATAACAAGACAGAGATACTACAGGACGAATTTAATAAGCCTTCATTTATAGCCAGAGAAGCACCAATTTCAATGGGCGATAATAAACTTTTCTTATACAAAGAAAATTTTACACACAACAAACTTTTTTTATCTTACTATAGATACCCCAAACAAATAAAACTTTTAGACCCAGATAACCCAGAAAGCCTATTTGACCAAAGTGTAAATCCAGAATTTGATGATTTACTTTTAGATAGGATTTTATCAATGGCATCAAGTGAGTTTGAAATAAATACAGGGGACTCTAAATTTCAAGCAGATAGAATGAGAGCAACTGAACAACTTTAAAATAATAAAAATAACAACTAAAATTAAAATTAAAAATGGCAAGTCACGCACCACAAACACTATTATTTGTTACCAACGAAGGTTCGGTATCAACCTCAGGGGGTTCTACAAGAATCGCTAAAGGACAAATTGGTCTTGTTGATAAAGGAGGAGTACCAACAGCAGCTGGTATGCCTGTAGTTACTTCTGTAACATCAATAGCAGCAGACAGAAACAGATTATACGAATTGAGATTAGGTATCGCACCTTTAACTCCAACTCGTTCACAGTCTAACAAAGCGTATTCTACAGTACCTTTTAAATTATCAGAAATTGTTGACGTAAAAGTTAACTACCCTAAAATGGGAGTTTCAGTAGATGAGTTTATCATAGGATATGATGGAATCAATGCAAGCTCAGCATTAGTTATGAGCAATGGAGACAATGAAGTAATTGACATTACTTTATCTGGGGAAGCTATCGGAATGTTAGGATACCCAGAAGCAAAAGTAACAGTTAAGCTTTATTTAGAAGCACCTAATGAAGGTT